GTGGAAATATATTTACCAAAATGGCTTTTAAAAACTTGGGCATCTACAACAACCAGCTCCTCTCCAAAGACGAATGTATCAAAGCATATAACTATTTACAAACCCTAAAAGCAAAGTAATATGAAATTCATTATCATACCAAAAGAAGTATATGATTCCGTATCTGAAGAAAAGAGACGTGAATTAGGAATAGGTAGCCCAAGAGCGAGCGTAGACGGCTCTAAGGTTATTTTACACGTAGAACATTATGACCATCTATTTAAGTCTTTAGACGCGCAGGCTGATGACGATCCTCAATACCCGTATTCGGTATATGATAGCCCTTCTTCTGAGTTTGAATCTGTTCTTTCATCTAAAGAATGGGTGTCTGATGTTAATGACGAGTGTCTTTGATCTTGTTATGGTTGGGGCAATTACTATATTTGTAAAAAGTTGAATAATTAAAGCGTGTGGTAGCGTTATCTACCATATAATCATCATGTTTCAGATAATAATCGGATGCGTTTTGGCTAATATCCTTACGATAGCAATCATCGGTTTAGCCCTGTATTTAGTGTATCGTAAAAACGAAGATCGTTTAAAGGCTTTGGATTCTAAGATTGATCAGAAGGTTGAGGACGTAAAAAACAAGGTTGGCGCGGTGATGGACATCGTAGACCAGGTCAAGAAGTTGTTGGATAAAATTAACAAAAAATAAATATGGCAGAAATAGGTTATAACAGTAAATTCGAAGGCCAGGAGGTTGATTCCAGACTTGAGAATGTGGTGCAGGCTGCTCCTGGAACAGGTTCGGAGTCGGGGAAGGGAGGCCTCATCCCGGCTCCCCCTGCCGGAAGTCAGGACGGTAGCAAGACTCTTCTTAGTAATATGACATGGGGAGATCATGTAACAAAACAGTACATAGATGATGCTGTTTCGGCAGCAGGGTGGAAGAAACAGATTGTTAGCAAACTTCCTACTGTTGAAGAAGCGAAGGATAATGTCATGTATCTTGTAAAAGACGATGTGGCATCTACAGAAACTAAAAACGTGTATAACGAATATATTTTGGTTACTGAAGAAGGTGGAACTAAGGTGCTTGAATCGCTTGGTATGGTAAGTATCGGAGTAGATTCGACTTATCTTGATCTATCCATATTTCCCAGTACTTCTGGAACTCTTGATGAGGATTCGTATGCAAAAGTTATGGATGCTTACAATAACAGGATTACATTAGGTAAGCTTAGTTTTTATTATTTTTCTTTGGATTATTTTTTAGATAATGATAATTCTGAATTAAAAATAATAGCTGTTTTATTTAATAACACCAACTCAAAGGAAGACGTATCTGGATCTTATATAGACATTGAGATGGTAACTTATGTTGTTTCCCAAGATAAGACATATAGAGCTATAGCTAATACGGCTACGTTGTCTAATGACATGTTATCTTATTTGAAGTTTATGGCTAAGACTCCTAATGTTGTCACAACATTAGCAAGTTTGCCAATAGATGCTCATGATATCATAGCCAACGTAGCTTCCGCTACGAACCTGTCTATGGCCGTATCTTCCGATGATGTTGGGCGGGAATGGCAGGTGCGGGTCAACAACACCACCGGCACAGACATCACGCAGCCGCTTCCTACCTCTGGCCTGTTCCAGAGCATGTCAGGCGATAGCGTAGTAGTACCTAAAAATAGTTTTATAGAATTAAGTATCTGGTATATCAATGATAAGTTGGTTATCAGAGTAGGTGAACAAGCTTAACAGAAAGGATAGAGTATGGTTTATGTAAATAAAAACGTAAAAGGTTTTTACTGGGAAGGATACGAGTTGGATTCCTCTTCTTACGAAGTAGGGTATTCTTACCAAGATTTCTTAGATGGTAAATGGGTTCAACTTGACTCCGATCAAGAAAAATTCCATCAAGACAATCCGGATGCGAGTGTGAAAGAAGTTATTGCCATGCAGCTTGACCCGGAGCCCCCTGGACCAACTGAAGAGGAGTTGCTTGCCAAGGCTAAGGACAAGAAAGTTTCTGAGGCCAGGGAATATGCTTATTCTGATGCCGTTCGTTCTTATAGTTTGGATGGTAAACAGATATGGTATAACAGCAGCATGAGACAGAAGGTTAAAAACGATATTGATGTAGCAAAAGGGAGCGGGATATACACCGTATCTGTAGCAGATTCAGAATACGAGCTTGATATTGCTAATACGGCAATGAATGAAATGCATGTATATGAATCTGAATGCGATGATCGTACTGCTGCCATAGAAAAGGAAATAGCTTCTAAAACCAACAGGAGTGAAGTTGAATCTATGAAAGTGGATGAAGGATATCCTGAGAAGTTGGCAAGGACAAAGGATCAGATCATAGAAAAAAATAAGATCCTTGAAGCTAACGATCCGGAGAAGGCTACAGCCATGTACATGAGGGCGATGATCAATACGCCGGCTATGTTGGAGAATACTGACCAGAGTCTGGCTCTTAAGATAAAAGGATTGTATCCTATTTGGGATAAGGATGGAGTTTATGGCGACAAAGGTCTTCCTATGGGTACGGCTGTTGTAAAAGGGCAACGTTTCCGCAGCAAAAACAAACCTTCGGATTTGGATTGGACTTTGTTTGAAGTAAGGCAAAATCACAATCTACAAGCTGATTGGGTTCCTGGCCAGGGAGGTGGAGCCGAAAGTCTGTATATGGTTGTTCAAGAAAAGCATTCAGGTACCGTAGACGATCCTATTCCTTGGGTATATAATTCTATTTTAGAGAACGGAAAGTATTACATAGACAAAGAAATTAAGTATCTTTGCATAAGAGATTCAGGCATCCCTTTGGCTTACGAGAATCTTTCTGATCTTGTATCAGCCGGATACGTAAGGGTTGTTTAGGTCGTAATTTGTTGTTAATGTTATGGATGGCCCCTGTATATTTATTTATGCAGGGGTTTTTCTTTAATCCAAACTCCGCTTATTTTAATATTTGGTAAGGTTCTGATTATCTTTGTGAAAAAGGTTAAGTTATGGAAAGAAGTGATATTATAAAAGAATTGAGTCAGTATTTTAGTATTGTTGAATTAGTTGGTCCTAAAGAATACGGTAGAGACAAAGATCTTTGCTGGAGGTATTTAAGAACTGAATTGCTTCACACGATACTGGTTTTAAGGAAAGACATCTTGAAAACTCCGATGACGGTTAATACCTGGAAGTCGGGTGGAAGGTTTGATGAGCGTGGTTTTAGGAACAATATCTCGGATATAGTAAAATCCAAGACCGTATCAGGGTCTTTGTATATCAGTCCTCATATGCTTGGGGCAGCCATCGATTTTGATGCCAAGGGTATGACGGCAGAAGAGGCAAGGAATAAAATAATTCAGTCGCAGGATTTACTTCCTTGTCCCATTAGATTAGAATCAGGTACCAATTGGGTCCATATTGACGTATATGACTCTCTTGGAAGTAGCAAGAAAGTAACTATGTTCTAATATGGCTTACAGATTTGTAGGAAGGATGAATTTAGAAAGTTTCTGGGCTTTTCTCATTTCCGGATTATCAGCATTGTGGATGAATTTCCAGGAGATTCACCACCTTATATATTCTATATTGTTTATATTAGCTATAAATCTTTTGTTAGCTACTATAAAAAGTATCAAGCACTGCTATATCCGAAGAAAGAGAAAGAGACCTTTTAAGATATTGACATGCATAAGCGAAATTGGAGTTTTGAAAATTCTTCTTGAGTTCGCGGCCTGCTCTTTCGGGCTGTTTACCATATCCGGAATGGATCTTATTATGTCTATGGGAGGGCATAAATCCCCAGAGTTTATAGACATGCTTCTTCAGTGGATTACAATATTTGCCTTAATATTATACGGTGGAATGGCATTCAAGCGCCTCGGCGACCTTGCACCTGGTTTGATGATAGTAAAAGGCGTTAAGTACTTCTTTAGTAAAGTAAGTTGGTGGCAAAAAGTTCCATTCGGAGAGGAGTTAAAAGAAGGTATAAAAAATGGTGAAATACAAGATCTTTTAGATAATAAAAAGGAGGGTAAGAAATGTGTTTGCAAAAAATGAGGGTAGGGCATGTGTTAGGAGTTATTCTACTGTGTTTTATATCTTTCTTGTTTGGTAAAACATGTAAGAAGAAAGAAATAATACACGATATAGAAATAGATACGGTAATAGATACCATTATCCAACCTGTTCCTGTTCCTCAGTATATAGTTGACGTAGGGGAGGTAGAAATACCTTTCCCTATGGATGCTATAGTTGAAAAAGATACGATAAAAGACACTGTTTATATCAATATTCCTATACAAAGAAAAACATACAACACAGATGATTATCGGGCTGTTATAAGCGGATACAGACCTAATTTGGACACTATGATCATCTACCACAAAAAAGAAATAATATACGAAAAGAGCCGGCGCTGGGGCATAGGGCTGGCGGCGGGGTATGGGGTTGGGCGCGAGGGCTTCTCCCCCTACTTAGGCGCTGTGGTCTATTATCGGATATGGTGATAATCACCTCACCTTTTATTTAATGTCCAATAGTTTAAACTTTTATCACCTCATTTACTTATCTTTGTAGAAAAAGATAAGGTATGAACTATATCGATATTTTACCACAGATAAGAAATAACATTTTCTATGTCAGGATAGTAATGACCAATTATGATGTAGAAAATCAGATGGTTATTAGAATAGTAGCCAGAAGAAATGACGGTTTGTACAAGACGGAAGTAGTACAGTATCCAAATGAAGGAACTGATTACGGTGGAGAAATTATTGTTCCTATGTTTGGCATGGCTAAGTCGTTGGTGGCCCAAATAGTAGGAGTCAAGATAAATGGTACTGAGGTACGTGTTAATAGCACTGAGGTAGAGGGAGCCGTTATAACAGCCAGATACGATGATTCCCTTACCAGAATGGGGTGGGAAGAGAGCATGAACAACATCCATCTTGATTTTGAGGTTGTAAGTACAAACAACCCTAAAACGCTTCGCATAGCCGATCAGTCGGAATGGGGGATATTGGCCGACAGACCGGCTATTATAGAGATTGTACCACCTGAAGATGAGAATAAGTATGTTTATTATCTTGGTAAGAATCAGCTGAATGTATTCAACAGTAAGACTCTTGGCATAAATCCGGGTCGCGGAAATGATTTTGAAAACCTGAAAGATGGTATATACGATATTACCATAAAAGGCAGTCCTTCCTCTTATTCATTTAACAGAAAGTATTTAAAAACAGATCTGATCCGTCTTAACATAGATAAGATATGGGCCAGGTCAACTGTGTTATGCGATCATGAGGATGATGACGTTATTGACAAAATAAAAGAAATAGAGTTTCTGCTGGCTGCGGCTGAAGCTAATATGAGATTAGGGAATTTTGAAAACGTAAAACAATTATACGAAAAAGCATCTAAATTGATTTACGTTCTCAATAATTGTGAAAATTGTGGTTGTAAAATATAATCAATTAAATATCAATAAGTTATGGGATGCGGATGTGGAAGAAGCAACATTGCTTCTATTAATAAAAGTCGGGCTATAAAGCCTCAGTCGAATACGACACCTAAAGCTGATTCTAATGCGGCTTGTATTCAGAAATATGATGAACTTGCTGTGTTGGACAAGAAAATCATAGACCTTCATCGCAAGTTCAGGTTTGTAGGAGGTGTAAGTAAAAGGTATGCTGATATTCAAAAGCTGGTAAGAGGGTGGATTGTTAATTTGAAGAACGAGTGCCCGGATCCGGATGATCTTGCTACTTATTCTGAATACATAAATAAAGAATACGCCAGGTATTTTACCGTGAAATGATATGGCAGCTACCGGAAGTACACAGCAAATTCTTTTCCCTTCATCTTACTTATGTGAGTGTGCTGATCGTTTTATAGCATGTAAGGCTGATCAGTATCTACAATATCATAAGTATAAGGTAGGTATTAAGCCTGATATGGATATGGTTCTTAAAATAGATCGTATGAGAAGAATCGTATGTGAAGGGGAATGTGGGCTGTGTCCGGACGAGATTCAGAAATTTAAAGAAGAACTTAATAAGATCTTGTCATGAAAAAAATGTATTACAACAAAGAATACAGAAAAGTTTTCAAGAAATCGGACTGTCCGGAAGATCTTGGTTCTGAAGAAACGTTTATCGTTCATGAGGCTGAATTTTGTTCGGATATAAGCCAGGATGATGCAGATAGGAAAGCGGAAGAGTTTGCGGAGAAAGAAGGTCCGTTGTATGCTAATAAAGTAGGTGGCTGTTGCGAGGTATATTATAACACAAGACAGGAAGGGGATTTCTTTAAAAATGATTGTCCTGATGGTCAAAAACAAGAACAACCCACACATCACGTGGTAGAAGCCGGGCGTGTATGGTCTAAGTTCAGTACCGAAATAGCCAACTACGAAGCTGCTAAGATTCTTGAGCAAGAAGGGCAGGCTGCCGCTAACGAATCTGGAGTATGTAAAACCGTTTATTACAACGAAGATCAACATGGTTGGTTTAGTAAACGTTGTAAGGAAGGATGGAAGGCTCCTGAGAAATACAGGAGGATATACGCCGGTACCGTAACGTCTTTCATTAGCGTTGATGATGCCAATGAAAAGGCTAAGAAGATACTGGAAGAAGAGGGCATGAAATGGGTTAATGAAAATACCAAATGCGAGCCCGTTGTTGATGAATGTCAATTTGATTTTTGAAAATGAGCAACGTAAAATTTAATCCGACAGAAGGTGAGAATGACAAACTGGTGTCGGTGTTTTCTGAAATAAATGAAGGTCTTGATACGACTTTGAATTACACTATTTCCGATGAAGGGAATAAGGCTAAGAAGAACATCGTCGTTAATCAAGTTGGTAAAAGGGAAAAGTTTTTATCGAAGAAAGGGGAGGAATCTGAACCTTTTGTTTTGTCTGATGGTAATACTTTCAACGTTCTTAAAGAAGGTGCTTCAGGATCAGCATCCGCTTGGGCTGATGACCAGCTTCCTCCAGAAGCCACGGAATCAGTTGGCGACAAAAGCCTTCTCCCTTCTTGGGATTTTTACCTTATAGACATGACTCAAAATACCGGAGACAAAGTGCGTCCGGTTGGAAAGCTTCGTAAGAACAATCTCCTTAGATTTGAAAATGGAGATTTTGCTCCTACGGTAGGCATAACCGAGGGAATGAGAGCCGAATGTGATGTGGAGTTGTATTTGGATAGCGGTCACAAGAATAAGTATTGTGATGCTGGAGCATTTGACGCTAAGGCTTTTTACGAAGAGTATGGTATTGGTCAAAAACTTTATAATGTATCAGGATCAGAGGTAAGGATTTTAAGACCTTGGGAGACTACTTCAAAGAATTATAGCATATTCTTAGGATGTAGCAAGAGTCTGTATGTAGTTGATAAGGTAGTTGGCAAAAGCGGGAAAATATGGTCTGGTGTGTACGACGCAGACACGGTTCCTATGCTGGACGGACTTGACCTGCGCCAGACGTGCCCTGTGCTGCCTCCCACAGCCTTATCTCCTGGACCGGTATGTACAGTAGACTCCAAGGCAAGGTCTTTCTTTTTCTTGTATGAAGGAGAAACAAATTGTAAATCCGGAGCCGGAGTTGGTAACGCCTGCACAATGTTTCTAAATGGAAGAACTTATCCGAGAAGCAATGATGTAAATCAGATCAATATAGCTAAGTATTCAAGGGCTAATAACGTAGATCCAGAATCTTCTTATCCTTTTTCAGAAGGTGGATTTTTGACTTTGAATGCGTATATCATATACCTTGAAATGTTGTACGGTACTAAATACTTAGTTAATCCAGACACTTTCGGTTCCGGAATATCAAGTAATAACGGAATAGGTAATGATGTCAATTATCGCAAATACGGAGGAGTGAAATACCGTAAAAAGGGAGAAGAGTCGTGGCTGTATGGAGCATGGGCTACAGATGCTTCTATTATCCATTATGAACCTACTAAAAAAACTTATTTTTCTAATCTCATAAATTCAGAGTATCCTAAAGAACAGTGCATGGAAAGTCAGATGGCTGCTTCTTTTGCATTTGAGACAGGAGTAGAGGAAGGATTAGAGTTTGATTTTTATGGAGGAAAATATTGGTATAAGAGCGTTCAGGGAACCAAAAGTATGGCTGAAGGTCATATGAATGTTATTGTGTTTAAGGAAATGACTGGTACCATATCAGCCTTAGACGAAAATGACGAACCAGCAGAATTTGATTTGGAAGTTATTTTAAGGATGTCTTTATTCGATGGTATGAATTTGTCTGGAGACATCTTTAGGTATTGTGGAGGGGGATACGAACAGGTAGGAACTTGTTTAAATGATCCTAATGTCACTCGAATAGGTAATACTATTGATATCTATATAGAGCCAGATCAAAAGAAATGGACATATGAGAAAAGGTCTACTATAAATAATGGTGAGGTTTTTAATTTTGAATCTAAATATAAAAAGATAGCAACTACCCAAAATTTAGGAGATAGTTATGCTTTACACCGTATCCCTTATGCCGGATGGAAGGATAAAAAAGGGGGAAGTATCGGAACAGGAGAATGTTTTTATACATATGACAATTGCTACTGGGCTTCAGTTATCGGTACGAAGTCCAGAGTGGTTGCTCGTTTCGGCGGTTATGCGTACAATGGCTTTTGCTCGCCTCGTCATCTGCATGCGCATTACGCCGTTTCTGGTTCGTATCGCACCTATTGCGGCCTTGCCCAACTGTTGTTAGACGTCAGTCAATCGCAGGTTTGATGGGCGCAACCTATTGATGGCGCGGCCATCATAAGCGCAGCGCTAAGGCGCAGCCTTGTGTAGTGTATAGGGCTTACTTGTGATATATCATATTTTCAATATTCTGATTATAAGCCACAAAACAAGATTTAAAAATATTTTAAACATTTTGTTTTGTGACTTTAAAATATTATATACACATTTGCATCGTAGAAATACGAGAGACAATTAACACTATTATTAACAATAAAAGATAACACTGATAAATCCGTTAGTCTGCTAACAAGTCTTACATTGCGGATACGTTTTTAAAGGCAGCACTAACCGTTTGGAATACATTGATTGACTTCTTATTGTGATGGTGTGGATAAAAAACACTATCTTGCACCAAAAAAAGAAAGTCATGAATTGTAACACTTGTAAAGATGACAGACCTGATATTCTGAGATCTAATATCTGTATCGGGTCTGATCCGTGTAATGACTGTACGGACAATTGCGAAATTCTTCCAAAAGAATGCGATTGCCCGTATGGTCATTTAAGCGATCATTGCATTCATTATACAGGATGCAAGACATTCATATCCAAATTAACTCCAGGTATGCCTTATAATGAGGTTATGCATAATATAGAACTGGTTTTTGAAAACATAGATAAGTTTTTGGATAGGATGGTTGAAGAGAATACGCTTTTAAAACAAAGGGTTGAACAACTTGAAAAACAGTTACAAAATGGAAAAGAGTGCACAAATTGGTGAGGGCTTAAGTGGCAAACACGTATATGTTCCACATGTGGACGAAACGCCGGTGCCATGCCCGGACGGATACACCTGCACGAACTGCGTGTACTGCGCGGACGGCATCAACGCTGGCTACTTCAGTCTGGCTCAGAAATCTGATCTTACGGCTTTAATCAATGCAATGATATGCCGTATGGAATATCAGGATAGGGAAATAGAATTTTTAAAACAAAAAATAAATATTTTGAGTAACAATGGCAATAACAGGTAACGGTTGTTTTGGCAGTCATGGTGGGTGCGAACGCCCGCATCATTGCAATATTCCTTCTTCTAACATATTCTATGATGGAGAAACTATAGAAGAAGCTGGTTTGTATCATGGTATGCCTTTAGACGGAGCTTTGGCTAATTTAGCTAAATACGTTTCAAGGGCTATTAACGTAAGTGGATCTGTCAATACGGAAGTGTTTGACGGTACTTCTCATGTGGTTCTAAAGAAAGATCCGGCAGAGATTTTGCTCGTATCTTATTGCGGGGGTGTCGTGCCTTCTGATATGTATAAAGTCCAAGGTCGTACTGTTAGGTTCTGCCGGGATATGTGTCAACAAGACGAATTTGCTGAAGTGAGGGTTGTTTACCGAGAAGAGGCAAATAGTTCTTATGGGTTCCATTGTTAATTTAGGAGGATGAGAAATGGCAGAAAAATGCAAAGGATTTATATGTGGGGGTAATCTCGTTGATGGCTCTGTGCCTTCTGATAAGTTGGATAAAGAAACTATTGTCGAGCTTATTAAAGAGATTCTGAAAGAGGAAATGCACGAATCTTGGCTTAAGGAAATAATAGAAACCATACTTAAGGAATCTATTGATTCAGATTGGCTTCGTGAGTTCTTTAAAGAGGTTCTTAAAAAATATGCTAAAGAGGAATGGTTTAAGGACATTATCTGTGGCTTAGGATGTGTAGGAGTACAAGAGATATTTGATGTTATTCCTACTGACATAACATTTGAAGCCACAGGCGGTACGGCTACGGTACAGGTTGTGGTAGATGATGGCGTTGAATGGGAACTGACACTTTAATAAAGGAGGGTTATTATGAGCAAAGAAAGAATATATAAGATGGATGATGGTTCTTGGCTTACCTCAGATAAGAAGGAGGGTGTCGGTCGTGATAAAATGAATTTCGATGCTCCATCTTGGAAAGGAAGGGAAGATAGGATCACTATCCGAATTGTGAAGAAATCCGATACCGAAAGCATGAAAGCCATTACTTTCAGGCAAAAAGGTATTAAGATCACAGAAGTGTCGGTTAGTAGGCTGGAGTTCCCTATATCTGGTGGAGATAAGCAGATCCTTATTACTACCAACGCCGCTTCTATCAATGCCCTTATTACAGGTGAGAAAGATATAAAGGGTATTATAAAAGCATTTACTACCGCTTCCGGTTTAAATATTGACGTCAATGATATTAGGCTTGATTATGGTTTCCCTGGTGATCCGGGTCTTGAAGACACGTTCCAGGTTTCGATGATTGTTTCCATGCCTGGTAATGAGAATGAGAATGAAGTTAATGAGAATATAACTATAAATGGTGTACTGATTCCTATCTATCAACCCGGGAAGGTTGTTCCTTACATTAAATTGGATAAGGAATTTGAGCAAATTGAGGGTGATGAAACAAGCACGCAGTTAAGTATAGAAAGTAATATAAAAGATTATGTTATTGAAATAGTTGAATGCGAGTCTGTGGATAAGGAGGAAATTTACCTGGACAAGGATGTTGTTGATCTTGATTCTGATGGGTCTTCTGAGGTAATCAACGTAAATACAACTCCCGAAAATTTAAGATGGAGGATTAGGAATGAAAGTAGATAATTGTTGGGCGAACATAGATAAGAAAGAAGGCAGTCTTAACAGTAAGGTTAATATTCACTTTGATGAAAATGATACTGGTGTCAACAGAAGTGTCAAGATAAGGGTGTCTTCCAGGGACGGTAGCGTATCTGAAGAATATACGTTAGTTCATAAAAAAAAAGAACAGGTAGTTTATAGAAATAAAAGACAGTCAGCTCTTTTCACAAAAGAAGGATGTAATCCTGAAACAGAGAAAGGGGAAGAGCTCGAGTATATTGTTGAGGCCGGAAAATACACGTCTATCATATCTCAGTCTGATGCTGATGACAAGGCTATGAAAGACATTGAGCAAAATGGTCAGAACTGGGTTAATGAGCATGGTCGTTGTATAACCATATTGTGGTATAATGTTAAGAAATCAAAGTCGTTTAGAAAGAACGATTGCGATCCTGATACTGAAGAAGGAAGTTTGGTTACGATGACTATCGAAGCCGGGCAGTTCTCTTCTACTATAAGCCAAGAGGATGCTGATCGAAAGGCTGAAGCCGAGTTGGATGCCAATGGTCAAGACTATGCTAATTCTCACGGCACTTGCAATACCGTCAAATGGTACAACGACAGGAAATCCAAAATGTTTCAAAAAACAGATTGTGAGGTGACTGAAGTTGGATCTATGGTAGAGTACGTTGTAGAAGCCGGCCGCTTCTCTTCTTCTGTTTCTAAGGAGGATGCTAATCAGAAGGCTTTGGATGCCTTGGAAGCTGAAGGTCCAGGTTATGCTAATGAGCATGGCACCTGTGAAACAAATTTATGGTATAACGTAGAGAAGTCGAAAGTATTTTATAAGAATGACTGCGAAGATGGGTTTATCGGAGCTCCTTACACTTACACAGTAGAAGCCGGTAAATACACATCAGACGTAAGTCAAGAAGATGCTGATAAGAAAGCTCTTGATGATATAGAGAAAAACGGTCAAGAACAAGCTAACCTTAATGGTGAATGCATTGAGGATCCTAATTATTTTATAGGAAAGGCTTCGGCTCGTGTTCAGAAAAATGATTGCGATGCCGAATCTCAGACCGGAAGCTTCGTTGATTTGACTGAAAAGGATCTTGCCGGATACCCAGATGCTTTTGTGTCAAGGGAAAGCCAGGAGGCTGCTAATACGCTGGCCGAAGCTGCTATGGAAGAACAGAAGCAAGGTCTTGCAAATAAGAAAGGTACCTGCATCGATAAAAATCAGTTTGTTGGTGTATATAGCAAGGTGTTCACAAAAGACAATTGTGAAGGAGAAGGCATAGGCTCTCAGGTAACAGTAGACCAAGACGATGTAACCGGTGGTCCTTTTACTTCATACGAAAGCCAGGAGGCGGCTAACGCGCTCGCTCAGGCTGCTGTCGAGCAACAGGGCCAGGCCATAGCTAACCGGGACGGCCATTGCACGTGGACTGGTAAATACAGTGAGGAATTTACCAAAAATGATTGTACTGAAGGTCAGGTAGGATCTAAGATTACGGTAACCGAACAAGATGTTGTTGGTGCTCCTTTCACATCTACCGTAAGCCAAGATGATGCTAATAACAAGGCCAAGGCTGCTGTCAAAGAGCAAGGTCAGGCTATTGCCAATAATAAAGGGAATTGCGAAGATATGACGGTCTATACCGGTCATTACAGCAAGAGATTCGTTCCCGAATGCGAGGCTTGTCATAAAGGTGTAGAGATGGAGGTTACGGCTGAGATGGTAAATGGAAGCCCTGTTACATCAACAGAAAGTCAAGAGGCGGCAGATACAGAAGCTCGTAGGATCGTAGAAGAAGGCGGTCAGGCTTATGCTAATAAAAACGGCAACTGTACGCCATTAAGCACCGATCCTGTATGGGAAGACGTAGAACCGGAAGAACTTAGATGTAGCGAAGGTAAGTCTCAGAAAAAGCAACGTGATACCAACGAATGTTCTGAAACCCATAATCAGGAACGTTGGGTGGACGGCGGAAATAAGGTTTGTAGCTGGACCGGTCATTATTCAGAAACGTTCCAGAAGAACGACTGTGAGATACCGGATTCAGGAACAGAAGTAGAGGTAAGTGAAGCTGATGTTGAAGGTAATCCTTTTACTTCTTTCGTAAGTCAAGAAGATGCCGATAATAAGGCTAAGGAAGCTGTTAAGGCTCAAGGACAGAATATTGCCAACCAGAAAGGTAAATGTAGGTTCGTAGGCGTATATAGCAAGGAATTTACGAAAGACAATTGCGGATCATGTCAGCATGGCGTTCCGATGAGCGTAACACAAGACATGGTGGGTGGACCGTTCTATTCTAATGAAAGTCAGGAAGAGGCAAATAGATTAGCTCAGGAAGCCGTAGAAGCCCAAGGTCAGGCTTATGTTAATAAGGACGGAACGTGTGAAACAGATAACACCGACCCTGTATGGGTAGATTCCGAGCCGCTCGAAACCAAATGTGAAGGTGGTAAATCTTATAAAAAACAGGTTAATACCAACGAATGCTATGGTGGAGAAAATGAACGATGGGTAGAAGGTGGAGATAAAGTATGTACCTGGACCGGAACATATAGCAAGCAATTTACAAAACAGTGTGCTGACGGCGGTGTCGGATCTAAGGTTACCATAGACCAAGATGATGTAACTGGCGGTCCTTTTACGTCTACCGTAAGTCAGGAAGACGCAAATAGCAAGGCTCAGGCTGCCGTTGAACAGCAGGGGCAGGATCTTGCTGACGCGCAGGGAACTTGTACCTGGACCGGTAAGGCAAGTAAGGTCTTCACCAGAAACAATTGCGGAACCTGTCAGCATGGTTCTTCTGTTACCGTAACCCAAGATCAAGTAGGTGGTCCATTTACGTCCAATATCAGTCAAGCTGATGCTAATAAGAAGGCTCAAGATGCTGTAAATTCCCAAGGTCAGGCAGTAGTTAACAAAAACGGTGATTGCGTAGCTGATAGCACAACTCCTTCTTGGTCTGACACCGGAAGTACCCGTTGCGACGGTTGTACATCTCAGAAGCAACAACGTGACACCAACCCATGCTCTTCTTCTTATAACGATACAAGATGGGTTAATGGAGGTGGAAAATCTTGTACAGCCTGGTCTTACTACGGAACAGGAGATTGTGTGGGCCATACTCGGTATAATGCTTATCGTGATAGCTGCTCTGGTAGCATAAATCGTCAATATTCTGTAAGTTGTACGAATTGCTGTAATTGCGGATCTTACGGTTCTTGGCAAGAAAATGGATGTAAGGGTGATCAAGTGAAATACGTTCGTTATGATGATTGTGGTCATGCCGAATACAAATACGGATATGAAGTTGGAAAATGCGGATATGCTCCATATGAGTTTCAGTTCCATGATGGAAGAACAAACAAGTCGAGATCTGTCTCTGGAGAATCCCAGGATATTGAAGAAGTTATCATAAGTACTAAGAGTAATTCGTATATAGGTTTTTCTGTTAAATCGAAACCTGATTGGTGTTCTGTCGATTACAGAGATCAGACATCTGAAAGTATGAAGGCTGTGGTGACGTTATCTGCCAATACAACATCTTCTTCCAGATCTGGTGACATTGTTTTTGTTCAAAATGAATCTGGAAAGACAATTACTCTTAGTATTTCGCAGGCAAGACAAATGCTTTATAAGTTCACATTCATTGATAATACTACTTCAGATAAATCTTTATCTGTTCAAGCTGCATCTAATGATGCTCAATATACAATCAAAAGTACATTGAATGGTTCTTATCATGGTTTTGCCACTACATCTAAACCTTCTTGGATTACGACTGAGTATAAAAATCAGGCTTCTGATAGTATGGTTTGTGTTCTTAAGATAACTGCCAACACAAGTACATCTTCTTCTCGTACTGGATCCGTTGTGCTTACTCAAAATGACAGTGGTAAAACATTGAAAATAAATGTTACACAAGCTGCGGCTGAGGTCAAGCTTGTACCCGCTCATATCACATTGAAAAACGGTTCTTGGGCTACTTATAAGAAGAATAATGTTTCTTATAACCCTGGTGCCGGCAAGTGTATTGCTGGATTCGAGTGGACTGGAGATGAAAATGGAGATATACGAATTTATACTTGCGACATCAAGGTTGTAGATTCTAGTTACCGTGAGATACCTGGAGCTACTATAAGCATTGGAACTACAACCCAGAGAAAACAACCTGGAAGCTCTTGTTCGTATTTCGGAGCTGTAGCGGGAGGTATATTGGCAGGATATGTTCATGCTGGAGATGAGAATAAGGATACTACATGGTATATACGAACTATAAACGTATCCTATGATGGCAAATTGTATAAGAGTGCTACTGTAAGGCAATTTGAAAAAACAGGTATTTCCAAGAATGGTGGTATATTTAATGTCTATAATGAGTCACCTGCTTCTTACAACTTTATCGTAGATGGAGCTGAGTGCGGTGATGATAGAGGAACTTTAAAATACTCTTATTCTCAGATGAATCTTAATCCAGCATAATTAACAAGGGAGGGGATTTAGTTCTCTCCCTTGAATGTTTTTTGGATTATATTATTTTGTTTTAAGTATTGTCTATTAGAATAAAAATGATTAATATTGCATATCATTCAATTTTAAAATTTTAGTATCATGGCTTGTAAAAAGAAAGCTCGTCAGGGTGGTGAAGTCGATAAGAAAGACAAACCTAAAATGCGCCAAGGCGGTAGTGTTGGAGGCAAGATGAAAAGAAAGAAGACGAGCACTAAAAAGTGATTGAAAACCAGGGGAAGGTACTGATCGCCTTCCCCATTTTAATAACATAACAACAATTTATTATGAGCAACAAGTTTATTAGTAAAGGGCAAAGGAATGTCTATGTGACGTTTGTGAAGTACTATCCTGTATTGATGCAGGTTATTATGTTAGCCAGCATTTTTGATGAGTTTTATCCTTTTAGTATCACTAATTGGCTGTATCCGATATTAGGTCATTCTCTATCATGGGACCTATTTCTCTTGGCTTTTTCAAGAATGTTCAGGTTTTGTATATGGCATAGGTTATTGATCTATAGCATGATTTTTAATATCTGTGTAGAATGGGTTACGGTTAATATAGAGATGCCTATTGAGCACAATATCGTAGTGTGGTCTGTTATGGCTGTTACTCTGTTGATAATCATTGCCTCTATTGTTTTAAGATTTAAAACAGGATGTTTTGAAAATGAAGGAAATTCTGACAGAGACGCTGCGTAAAAGTGGTGCGGCGGTATGCGATAAGATAAAGGAGATGTTTTTAAGCGGGGAATGTGATCATCTTACAGCCAACGATCTTGAGACATGGACGCAGCTTGCTAATCCGGCTAAGTATTATACCGGGGAAGAGGCTGTTTCTTATCTTAATGTAACTTCTAAAAGATTTTATGAATATCGGAAGGCGAAGTTAGTTCCTGATCCGGTTAAGATAAAGGGATTCCCTAAACCTTTATATACGAAAGTTATGTTGGATGATGCTATAAAAACCATATCCGGCATGAGTGAAAGAGAGATTTATATGAGGATCTTGAATGCCAAATCAAGAGAATCCAGAGCAAAAGAAAGGAGGGGAGCATGATTACAAATGGTGAATTTGTATCAAGAGTCGTAAATGGCATTCATGCCCTTGATAAAGACTCCCATGTTAGCCGGAGATGGATATTGAATATCGGTAGAACTAAAGCCGAATCTTATACAGCCCAGAGATGGGATGATGGGACGTTGCTTGGCGACCACCGGCTCCTGACTTACGTTACTTGTCTGGAGATGATTGAAGTTGATAAAATAGTTTGCTGCGATGCCGAATTTGCGTTGTGTAATACACTTATGCGTTCAAAGCATAAACTTCCAGGACTTCTTTATTCTGCCCTTAGACCGGCTATTACTAAGGTGACTAACGTAGATAACACTATATTTTTTAAGTTCGCTGAAATAAAGTCGTATCGCAATGAACAAAAAAGACCGTATGCTAAATACGTTAAAGAACGTCGTCCTTTTTATTATGTAGAAAACGACTATATTTATATACCGGATTTTCATATAGAGCTTATTAACGTAGAGTTCTTTACAACAAGAAGAAAGAAGGCGCTGGAGTTAATGGCCTGCGATCCTACACCTAAAGGGTGTGAATCTGAATGGGAATACGAATTTATCTGCCCTATTAAGTTAATTGAGTACGTAGTGGCAGAGACGATAAAGGAAGTAGCATTCAGGCTACAGATTCCTGTTGATGAAAATCCGAATCTTGATTCCAATCAAAAAAGTCAAATTGTTCAGTGATTCTTTTTATTGGGCACCCGACCATAGTTATATAGTTTGGCCGGGTGTTTTTTTTGTACTATTTCAATGCAAGAACAGGGTTTCCCCATTTTCTTTTCCATTTATCTCCGAGGTAATTTATCAAAGAATTGTAATCTTTGATAAAACCGTCATCAATAACAGAGGCTATGACGTTCTCTATGGCTATTATGTCATTGAGCTCATCTTTACTGGCAGTATTCCTTATTCCATCTTCGTGTTTATTAAAAACAATGAAATTAATAGCTTTAGCAACTCTTTTTATACTGTCTTTCAAGTCATTCTTGTTTGGAACTATTCTGCTTATTGCGCTACACATCCTAATATATGCATCGCCGGCTTCGTTCCGGTTTTCTATCAAACCATCTGTGAGCCAAATGACAACCTCTGCGTAAATTTCTGGATCCATCTCTAATGCAATCATAACAAACAGATATGGATTGACAAACCATTTTTGATCTACTCCTTTTCCTTTTTTGTAGGCAAGGTCTAATTTTCCAAGATCCATTACACTACTGATATTCAGGATATTATCTTTGAGTCCGAGATTCCTCCTACTCAATAAATCCCTGTCATTCAACTTATTAAAAAGCTCGAAGCATCTCTCCCTAAAAGAAGAAGTTAGCATTATTTCGTTAATCCATCTCTCTTTTAACCCTTTTTCTTTTCTTTTCTTATTCATGGCTGATACGGCGTCTGTTATACATATGTAGCCGTCTTTAGACATAACAGATACATTCATTCCTAACAAAACTCGATCTTTTGATTGTAAAACAACATTCGATTTCATAACTTTACTACGTTTTTAAAATTAATACTTATAAGTCTACCTGTCCGTGAGGATCGGTAGACTTTGCAAATATAGAATAGTATTTTGATGCAACAATACATTCTAATGTTAATTATCTGAAATGTATAATTTTAATTTTTGAATAATGAAAAGAACATCAATACAATCACCGTATTTTGTAGCCTACTACCATCGTCTTATGAAGAGAAAGAATGGTTTTAAGAAAGGCATGATAAGAGACAGAGGGGAGGTTTTAAGGCTGTTATCTATTATATGGAAAACCGTATCAGAACATTATGTGGAAGCTGATGCCGGTGTTTACGTAGATAACGTAGGATACTTATGCCATGTACTTATACCGGGGCAGCGCTTTGCCGTCAGGCGGGACCTGGACATCGTGAGCAGGCTCGGCACCAACGGCTACCTCTACAACCACCTGGCTATGGATTTCGCAGACTCCAAAAGATATTACCATTTTGTAATACAAGATAGTTTAAAAAAGAAGTTAAGGGTTAAAATGAATAAAGGACGAAGATACCGATTTATGTACAATGAAATACTTGCTAAAAGAAGAGTGTTTAAAGATTTCCAGATTAAGAGAGTTTTCGAAGATAAAGAATTAGGACATAGAAAGTCGTAGAAAAAAAGTAGCGATCACCCTTTGTGGATACAGGATAATCGCTACTTTTGCATATCCGTCTACTTTCGCAAGCGGACGGATATAATGCTAACAAAATATCTTTATACAAATAAAGCTCTATGGAGGCAAAGGTAAACAATTTTCAAAACAATGCGAAGGATAGTAACATTATTTTGACGTCAGAATCCAACGAAATGGATTTATCTGTAAAATTATCTAAAATTTTTAGCTATAATGGTCATAATGTTTCTTTTATAAAAACTTCTTATGGTATATTGCTAAATGCCACACAGATGGCAAAAGCATTCAATAAGAAACCTGCCGAGTATCTAAGGTTGCCGTCTGTAAATCAATTAATTAAGTCAATGGTGGGATTTTCCCACATTTCTGAGAATCAGATAGTTACAACTATGCTTGGAAGTCCTGAAAATGGAGGAGGTACATGGATGTTTGAAGATCTCGCCATAGATTTTGCGAGATGGTTGGATACTGATTTTAGATTATGGTGTAACTCGAAGATAAAAGAATTTTTAACATCAAACTTGGTTTCTATTCCAAATTTTACTGATCCGGCAGAAGCAGCCGAAGAATGGGCTAAGCAGTATCGTAGAGCTCAGCAAGCGGAAGCTATTGCTTTGGCTGAACATAAAAGGGCAGAGCAAGAAAGAATGGAAAAAGAAATAGCTGTAAATACGTTAGAAGAAAAGAAAGGGGATATAGAGTTTTCTGAGTCATTTAAGAAGGTGGATCATGAAAACATGTGGCTAATAAGAGATGTGGCGAAGAAGCTTGAGCAGAATGGAATCATCATCGCAGAAAAGAATCTTCGTTTGTTTCTTGAGGAAGTCAAGTTTATGTTCAGGAATGGACAGGGTAAATGGGAGCTGTACAGTGATATTGTTAAGAACAAGTTTGGTGTTTATCGATCTTATTTTGTTGACAAATATTCCGGGGAAAGAGTTAATCAGCAAACCATCTACATGACTGGTGCTGGATATGAAGTCACACTTAAGGGGATAAAGGAAAAGTGTAGGAGCCTTTTCTTGAAGTACGGCAAGTTTGAAGATCCTAACTTTTGAAAACACAAAATAGGGCGTTATACATATTATTCATATCTTTGTGGAGGTCAGGTTTGTTTCCTGTCCTCCATTTTTTTTTAAGAGATGACAGTCGAAAATTATATCATAGAGTTAAAATCGTCTTTAAGATCATTTGACAAGCGTGATCTGATAGATGAGGTATCCATCTACAAATGGGTAGAAATTGCCCTGAAGAAGTTTGGAGGCGATATTACTATGCGCAAAGAAGCGGTAGTAGATGTCAAGCGAGGGCAGGCTCGTATGCCTGGTGATTACTTTGATCTTATTCTGGCTTTTAAATGCGATTTTAAAGGATATGAGGTGCCGGAAGGTGATAAGGTGATACCAGAACTTCAAAATACAATAGCCTGGAAAGAACGTACCGAAAGAAGTTATAGGTGGTGTTCTTGCGATGAATGTTGTAAAGACGAATGCGAGAAAGTGATAGTTGAAAAATTTTATATCAATGTTCATGATCGCGATCATGAAGTTCGTTGCTATTATGACCGACCGATAATGTTAGGTCTTGCTAAGCCTATGCTTCGTGATTCTTGTTTGAGTAAATGCCGGAATAAGGTAATAAAGGATAGTCCGTATGAGATAAACATCGTAAACGGATTCCTGTATGCTAATTTCGATGGTCCTATTTACATGCAGTACCGGTCTCTTCCTTTTGACGGAGAATCTAACATAATCATACCAGACACGCCGCAGGGTCTGGTCCTGGATTATGTCGATAATTTTGTGAAGATGAGATTCTTTGAGGAACTGATGTATAATGCAGAAGCTCAGGGTGCAGCCGACTTATTTAAGTTGTATGCACAGCAAGATTTGGTTAAGCTGAAAAATGCTAAGACCGAACTTAAGATGATGGGTATGACATTAAAAGGCATGTACGAACCTCTTAGGCGGCGCCGTGCTGAGTTTGAGATATATACTAAGGCGTATCCTGTAATTGACAATATACTTAAATTGGTATGACGGAAGTAGTTCTATTTATATACTTGCTTGGTGTTATTGTATCTATGATTGTTTGGTCAATCAGGCAATTTAAAGGAGATGCGAGTTTGGTAGAGACAATGTACTGCCCAATAGTATTTTTGTCGAGTTGGATATACGTATTCGAAATATTAAAAAAATAAACAAAATGTTAGAAGTTAGTGCAAGCGAAATAGTAACTGCCGACAAAATGAGAGGCGTAGGACCGGCAAATATTATCTTCACAGCCGGCCCTAATCCGGTAGCTGAAGATCGTAGAGGCGTAGCTAAGGTAACGGCTGGTGGAGAGAGTAAGAACGTTACAATCACACAAGCTGCCGGCGAGCAGGTCGTTGTAATTCCTGAGTTCGATTATCTTGTTCTTAGATACGGATGGGAATCAAAAGACGGTTCTGATTTTGATACTGCAACTGGGTTCACCAATACAGGCATCTCGGATGTAGATAATAAATACGTTGGATGGAGTAGGCAGTGGGCTACCACCCAACAACAGGTAGGTGATTACCTTATTCATGGTGGTGATAACATGCAGTCCGGCCTTGAAGGGGCACTTATTAAGATGAAGACCTTGCTATCAGCGCCGGGAATGGACGAGTCGGAGCCTAATATCAATGCCGACATCTATGGTAATTGGTATGGGAATAGAGGGCGAGGAAATGTCGTTGTGTCTTTTACAGCCTACCTTGGAGGAGAGATGGTTAAACAAGGATTTAACTTCATTAACGAAGGTGGTGAGGAGGTTTACTCCGATAGCATCACTATCAACGTTTCGGCTCATGGGGAAACCAATTACCAAAATATAAAAGGTTTGTACACTAAGATGGGTACGATGGTTTATAATAAGGAAAAGCGTGATTGTGTTATTGTTATAGGTTAAGGTGATGGAAGGTCTTTGGGATAAATACAATAGGATTAAGGAGGTATTTTATCGGGATTTTGTTTATGATTCCAGCTACACAAAGCAGGCCTCGTGCATCCCACTGTCGTCGGTTAAGAACGGGGTAGGCTGGGTCGGCGACGGAACCATTAATCTGGCTCAGTATCTTCAGTTTCTATACACGGAAATGATTCTTGGTTACAAGACAAAAGATGATGTTCGTAATGCCATACTGGTGCTTACCCGTCTTGCCGATACTACTTATGATCTATTTTTTAATAACAATAAAGGTATTTATTTCAAATTCGAAAAAGGATTTTTCTTAAGAGACGATATCCATAGCGAAGATGCAAGCAAATTCGGTCTTACCAAAATAAGTTCCGGGTACACTAATGGTATAGAGTTAAAAGACGAAGATCCATGCTTCTCTCCATTCACTTCACAAGATCAGATCTGGAATCTGGCTCCTATATTAGCTTTCTTGTCAGAAAAAGGATTTGAAGAAGCCAGGCAAGTAGGATACGATATTTTTGAGTACGTTATTAGAAACGGGCACAAGATATACAATCCTTATTACAGTGCCTTGCTTCATCATTGGACATTCCTTCCTGATATGGATACCGATAAGGTCAAGCCGTGGGATAGGGTTAGTAACCGGAATAAGAATCTTAAATACAAAGTTAAGGTTAAGAGAGGTGCTAACAACTGGTACTTCTCTGGAGGGTTCAGATGGGCGTTTAAGAAGTTTGGTGGCAAGTGTAGTACATTCTGGCACTGCCTATGGTATAAGCTATTTATATTTTTAGCAGATAGGGTATATCATCCATATGTATGTAAATGGTTTGGCATTAAAGTCAAAAATAATTCTTACTATTGTCTTGGATCCACAAATGAAAAATCATGGTACGGTCCTAAGTTTAGAAAGAGGTTGGTTAATAAGTTTAACAAATCTTTGGAAGGGGGAGAGCTATTTATGCCTCATCTGGTTTTTCTTCATGGATGTGAAGACGTTGATAGAAGCAGCTTAGAGTCCTACCTTAAGGAATGGGAATGGGATGGAATTAATTCTCCTATTGAGTTTTTGACTTTGTGTAATTGGTTTAAAATTATTTTTGACAATGAAAATATACTATAAATCAAAAATAGCTAAGTTATTTACGTTCATTGACGGCTACAAAACGATTATGTTGTTTGGAGCCGTATTTACCGAACGTGATAGTATATCATTGAGAGCCGAATATCATGAGGAGGCACATTGCAATCAGTATCATACGTTATTTGATTTTGGTATGTTCGTGTCTTTGCTTACAATAGGATTGTGTCTCTTATTCGGTAATATAGGATGGTGGATGCTGTGGCTGTCTCTTATTCCGATATTTTTATACTATTCATGGTATTTAATTGAGTACCTGATTAGGTTGTGTATATATCGCAATCACGATAAGGCATATCATAATATCGTATTCGAAAGAGAGGCTTTCGACTTGGAAAAGTATTGGAATAAGCATGATGTTTTGAGGAAGGAGTCGGAAGGGTTTAGTTTCCTCGGTTATTATCGGAAGGAGTATTTTTATGAGTAGGAGAAGATATTTTGAGGAACAGAGATCTGGTAATGGAGCTATTTATCATTGTGTAAAAACAGAAATAGAACCTGGAGATAAAATCAGATTATTTAATTTAATGAATAAAGTCAAATCCGATACAATTAGCCAGGATAAGATAAATAGTGTACTGAATCAACTTAGAGAAGGTACGGCTTTTAATATTCATACCCAGAGTCCAGTTTCTTTTTCGTTTTCAAGCACCTCTACCGGTTATGAACCAATGTCAATACGGATTACATTTGACCCGTATCCTACAAGTGAACAACAGGGTATTATATACAAGTTTCAGATAAATGACCAGAGGTACGTTTTTATGTTTTCTAATAGATACGATGGAATGAGAGATCTTATTAATAATGCAGATGAAGATGTTGATTGTATTACTTCTGCAACAGAGAAGAGTAGTATGTATCGCAATGATTCTTTCTTTGTATTTGTTTGATTATCTATATTAAATATAATTATATGATTTACAATAAGTTATTATATATAGGGGGGGGGGGTAATTCCTGATATATTATGAGGCGTCGTTTTTTTTGATAAAAATAGGGAGCTTGAGGACTTTCTTATAAGGTTTTATCCGGCTGGCAATTACACATGGATAGTTCCTGATGGCTGTTTTCTCGTAGACGTTTTTTTTAGTTGGAGGCGGAGGTAGCGGTAGCTCTGCCGGCGGTGGAGGTGGTTATACCAAGACCTTCAAATCTGATAGCAAAGGTTGGAAAGACGGAGAAGCTATTGCTGTAAAACCTGGTCAATCTATTTCTATAACAGTAGGAAAAGGAGGAGCAAAAGTTTATCAAGCCGAACAAAATTCTCCTGGTAAAGATGGTGGTTATTCTCAATTCATGAGCTCGTCTTATAGAGCAAATGGAGGAAAGGGAGCTAATAAATGGAAGGGAGGAGATGGTGGTAGTGCCGGCAGTTCATCATATACACAAGATGGTGCTTCGGATGGTGGAGACACTAATGGAGAAGAGTATGGAGTAATCAAAGGTCAAGGTCATACCACCAGAGATTTTGGAGAATCCGGCGGTAAAAGAAATGCCGGTGGTGGAAGTGGAGAAACTAACACCGGAGTGGTATTTCAAGGCGGAATATCTGATTACAGTGAAGGATCTGGCACAGGAGGATCAACAAACGGATCTGGTAAAGGCGGCGGAGGTAAAGGCGGCGGAGGCGGCGGCGTCAGATACTCTATGGTTTATGCTGGAGCTGGTGGTGATGGTACTGTGTTGATTAGGGGTAAAAGATATGTGACTATATACCACTTTACACCAAAAGCGTAAAGTAATACACATTTATACGGAAATTCGTACCGGGTTCCACCAAAACCCTCTACCTTTTGGTAACATCGTTACATCAAAGGATTCTTTTTCTGATTTTCTAATGATGTTAAAAGCACCATTAATGTCAGCATTGATGATCTTACCAAACGAGGTTTTAAACAATCCTCGTTTAATCCTTCTTCCTTTGTAAGATTCATGTTTGCAAATCCGTTCATTATCTAAAAAGCTACATTTTGAAGTATAAGATTCTTCAACAATCTTAACATTAATACCTTCTAATGTTGCTTTATAAGATATCATTGAGATAAACATATTAAAAGGAATAGATACAAAGTTTTGATTATTTCGTTTTCCGATATTGATCTCTTGTTTCCAGCATTTGTTATGACCGATTATGATCGTGTTAATACCATTGGAAACTACGTGATTAACCAACATCCTACTTGCCTTATGAAGATAATCTTTGATCTTGTTATTCCTTTTGTTAGTTAATAACCTGATTTGTTTTGAAGTATGTTTATTATCTTTTAACTTAGATTTTAAGAATGCTAACCTTTTGTTATAATATTGGTTAATAGACTTCAGAGGTCTACCATTGATGATAAAACAAGAACCGTTGTTAGAAACACAAGATGCTAAATTATCTAATCCTATGTCGATACCAAGATAGTTTCCATTATCTGACATAAGATCCTTTTCCTTCTTGTTGTAAACTATTTCAAGAACAATATACCCATTCTTAGGAATGAATCTAAGTTGTTGGATATTTTGTTTGTTAGTCCTTGTTGTAAAGGAAAACTGTTTTGGTAACTTAACAATGCCTTGTTTTATGCATTTTTGAGAAAAAGCATTTGTTGCAAAAACAGCAGGAAACAAACCACCCTTGTTGAGATACTTTGGCATTCTTACTTCCTCAGAATACTCACCTCTATTCTTTTTATTAAAGAGATTGAAGAAAGATTTAAAGTTTCTATCAACCATCATCAACACTTGTTGAGCAACCGGTGCTGGTAAAGCACGATAGTCAACGTCATTTTCTGTTTTTAGTTTCTTTTCAAGAGAATAGTAGTTAAGATATTTGTATTTTACAGTATTATCATCCTTGTATTGGAAATAGTGTTGTCTAACAACATATAACCCTTTATTGTATAAGTTTTTACACTTATGCAATAGATCATAAAGTTCATTGTAATAAACAGAACTTTGTTTGATTGTATGTTGTTCAACTAATCTCATGGCACAAATGCAGGAATTATTATTTATATATAAAAACAATTTGATATATTTGTGGTGTAAAGTTGTATATAATCACCTAATTATTTAACAGGCGATTTTCATAAAGCTATGGCGCAAGGTTTTGTTATTCCAGTAGCTTCTATTGCGTGAGTTAGTTCTTCTTTTGCTATCTTTGTGACAAACAGTTACAAAGATGGCATCAGAAGATAACAGAAACATAGCGGTTCCTCAAACAGGTATGAACCGCGATCTGCATCCGTCGAGTCTTACGGATCAGCATTATACGTTTGCCTTGAATGCCAACATCGAATCCGAGGACGGTAATGTTGGGATGAGATCTAATGAGCACAGTAATCTTAAATGCATTGATTTCGATGGATTTAAAGTTATTGGTTACAAGAATGATCTTACTTCAGGCAATATCTATTTTTTTATAACAAATCCTGAAACAGGCGTATCTAAAATAACTTATTTCAAGCCTGAATCCGATACAAGTATCTTGTCTGATTCTGATATAGAATCTATGGTAGAAGGATCGGAGTCGTTGTGTTCTGGCATGAAAACCCTGCTTGAAGACAACGAGCAAGATCCGTGCCTTAAGTTCTCTATCTATCATCCTATAAAAACCATAGAAATAAAGACAGAGAAATGTGGAAAATGTATTTACTGGACTGACGATTATAATCCTCCCAGGTATGTTATTGTAGACAAGGCTCTGACTCCTGATGATGAAGGTGATATATGGTATCATTATCATGGGTATAAGATATGCGATAAAGAATACGATAGGGATAAATTCATGCAGGAGAATGGTTGTTTTCTGGCATGTGAGAAACTTAGGGTGTTTCCGCTACTGGACCAGCCATGCGTAGAGCCGGTACAGATAGAGTACGGGGGCAGCCTGCGTGCGGGCGTGTATCAGTTTGCTGTGGCCTTGTGCGATGAATTTGGTAACGAGAAAACTAACTATACTTCATTAACTAACCCTGTTCATGTATTTGACGAACAATATATTAGGATAAATGATGGTAAATGGGGAGAAAGAACTAATCTTGGTATAAGGCTTAAGGTGTCTAATTTGGATAGGCAAGTCAGCCATTATAAGGTGGCTGTTATTCAGAATACTGTAGGATACAATGGCGAAACACAACCTGTAGTTGATTATTTTATAGAAGGTATTCATCCTATTACAGAGAAGACTATATACTATTATTCTGATCTTAATAATAAGAGGACCACATTTGAACATATTTCTTTAAAAAGAGCCATATATAATACATCAAGAGGAATAGTGTCAGTCGGAAACCGTCTTCTTCAATATGGTCTTACGGCAGAAAAAGAATGGAATTTACAGCCTGTAGTTTCCCTCATGGGTCATTTCTTGAAATGGCAGGTGTCTGTAGCCCACGAAGATTTATATAAGGATGGTAATGCTTGTTCGTTGTATGTGGGATATATGAGGAATGAAGTGTATCCGTTTTCTATCTCGTTTAAGACATCTACTGGTTATAAAACTCCAGCATTCGTTCTTGTTCCCCCACCTTCTGATAAGGCAAGAGAGGAAATGAACAAAGACAGTATCCCATACCAGTCTATAAACGCATATGCTCCGGATTGCTCAGGTGTTGATAGGAAATATGTATGGCAGTATAGCAATACGGCAGGAGATGGGGTATTGATTGACGACGATGCGGTTGTTATAGATGAAGAACAGAAAGAGTGTAACAACCCGGCTACTGTAGGTCAAACTGTTATAGTGGAAAGCAATTTCGCTACTTTTAAAGGGAAATCAAGATTTATTATCGATTATGATGATATTGTAGGAACCCCTATAAATTATTTGTCTGAAAATATAGGTCTTGTAGCTTGTAATAATAAGGAGAATGGAAACAATGAAAGACAGATATGTGATATAGCTACCAAATACAGAGAAGATGGAACACAGGATTATATGGAGCCAATTGATCATATTAGGTTACCAGAAATGGAAGGAGACTGCGAAGTACCTCATCGTCAAGAATCTATATTGTCAGCTCCAGTTCCACTAATAACAGGCCTTGTAGAAGATTATATCTATAAGGTTCTTAGCGAAATGGAACACGTCTCTACAGATTATCTATATACCACAGGAGGAGAAAATCAGAATAAGTATTCTGTGTTGTTTAATTACGAGACAATGGATTCTTTATCTGAATGGATGGAGGAAGCATTTTTTGGGTATAGCGCTGGCAGCATATCAGGTGATGGCAATCAACACCTTTGTTCTGATTTTTATCCATACTTACAACCTGGATCTGTTTTAAAAACCGTGTCTGATGCTATATACGTATTAGATACCATGCCTTGTACATGCGGATGTTATATTGAGAGTTATTGCTCTGATCCTACTGTGTCAAGAACTGATTATAACAACTTTCAGAATTATAATTATCTTCTTGGAAGTTATATTCTTCATATAGATGGATGGAGCCAAAAGATAAATGATGTAGGAGATTGGCGAGCCGGTAGATCTACCAGTACAGTCATAAATAATCAGTATAGATCAAAGAACGGACCCAGGTATTGTATTGAGCAATTTTGGCCTGAAGCTTCTGAGAAGTTGCAAGATATGATATATAAAAATTCGGATACCGGTATAGATGAAACTGATTGGAAATTTGAAGGGTATGTAAACAATGCTACATTTAATAATCCTACAGGGGATAAGCTTAATATTGGATTCGCATCTGAATTTGTGGTATGGAAGTTTGTCAGAAATGTAATGACAAATGCAAGATTTATTAGGATTAATAGACCAGAAGAGTGGGACATAGAAGGTTATAAAGACGAGAACAAAGTTCTTTATCTTGAAGCTCTTGGAAAGGTAGATGGCATAATGGATGCTGTGTCTACCAATTACGTTCGTGTTTCTTTTTGGAAGGATGTTGAAACATGGTCCCCTCTTGGAATAGTACCAGTTGAATTTGATAGACCTGAGTATGAATCATCTCATTCCGTTATTGTTAACATAGCAAGACCGGCTTTCGGAGAAATAAATGAAGAGTTTTTTGATTCTATAGGTCAAAATTATTTTTATGTTACAATAGAATCTCCTATTGTAGCGGTTCCTTGGATAATGACGTTTAGACAAATTCAATTTTGTTCTTATAAAAATTATGATACCCCAGAAGAAGAGGAAGAAGAAGGAAAGAAGCCTTCCCGTGCTATTCTTGGAGTCGCTTTTGCTACAGGTAAAACCATATATCCTTATATTTTTGGTGTAAGAGAAAAAGAAATAAATAAGGTTGATTTGTCTGTTGATTCAATAACATTAAGATCGACGGTAGTATTTGCATCTAAATGTCAGACATGTGGAGATAGGCCTATTAATTGCAAGCCTCGTCCTTATAAATACGGGGATTTTGCATATTGGGAATCATCTGAGAAATATCCTGCTAATTTTGAACTTTATGATAGTAGTAGGATGAAAATAGACACAGGTAGATCTTATGATGATCCAAAAAAAACAGAAGCTTATTCTAATATTATGAATAAGTTAACAGAATATTATGGTGCTCCTTTGTCAGACAAAAATGGATTATCTTATTTCAAGGGTCATTCTTATGGAGGAGTAGATACTTCTACCGTATTTTGCCAACAACCTATACGTCATTACCGGTTCCCAGATAACAAGCATATACCTTTTATGAACAGTGATGAACGTGGATATGACATAGCTTCTGAAATATATCCGGTAGGTATTATGGTAGATGAGAACACCATACAAGTGTTTTTGGATTTTGCGGTAGATTCTGGTTTGATTACGCAACAACAAAGAGATACGATCGTAGGATATGAACTGTATCGTGGAGATAGGAGGCTAAATAGGTCGGTTGTGGCCTCAGGATTGGCCTACGATATGCTTAGATACATAGGAGACGATGGTAATGTAAATATCTATCCTAATTACCCATATAATGACCTATCACAAGATCAATATAATTATACGTCTGGCAAAAGAGACGAGTTTATATCCCATCCTTTCGACAAAGGAGGAAACGTGTGGTATTCATTTTGTTCGCCTGATATTTATTTCAACAAGCCCGAACTTCCAAATGAAGTATGTATAGACGGGTTTCAAAGAGGAATGTCTGTAGGCAGTTTTATACCTGTCGAAGATCATCCAAAATGGACTATCTTAGGTCCTGCCGCTTATACGATGGCTGCGTCACTTGCCGCAGTTGAATCAAGTGCCACAATAGCCGCTATGATAGCAGAAGAGCTTCAGATAAGGGCTCAGTCTGGATACATAGGAGGGTCGGCTGGTCTTACCGGAGGAGGATTCCTAACGAATTTAAGTGTGGCCATGCTGTTTTCTTCAATGGTGTCAACCATCAGTCAAACTCTTGCTAAGGGCCCGATATTGTACGGTAAGTACCGTTATGATTGGCTTAATACGTTTATAAACAATGGACCAAGACGTAATCATGCATGGTATTATACTTCTGTAGGATTATATAATTCAATGATAGGTATAACGGACCAGGATAAGTATGAACGAAATTTTGCTCGTGGTTTATCTTCTGTTAAGTACATGAAGTCCGGTGTATATCCTATGATGGATGCCAGTATGTCATCTAAATGGGGAACCGGTAAAAACGATAATGAGGGACGATTCTTATTTGTTAATAATATAGATCGTGAATCTTCGTTATTTTTATCATTTGGTGATCCAGGTGAAAAAGGAGATGGTAAATCGAAATATTTATTGGAATATCCGAACTATGTCTACAACTACGACAGTAGCCGTATAGATGATTCGGTTATTGCTGGAAGAGATGTTGTAGCAGGAAGAACATTCGAGCAATCCAAATCAGTTTCATACATCTGTTCTCCGTATATGAGGCTTATGCGATATAGGCCGGATCAATATGGTCAAATAGAAGATATAAAATGGATTTCCATAGGTGGATGTGGATTTTTTACTAATGAAAAGAAACTGATGTTCGGTGGTGATACGGTGATAACCAGATTTTCATTAAAGAGAAAATTTCCTGTTTTTTATAATAGTGCTTTTGGTATTGGAGATATGATACCTTTCCCTTACATGGATTATAGAAATGTAGGATATCCAAGATATTTTGTTAATTATGATACAGGGGAAGATGCGCTTGAAACCACGGATAACGAACGTTTCAATAGTTGGACATCGTCTAATAAAGGAAGATATGCTTTTTACCCAAACAGGAAGAGCTTGTATGAATTGAATGGTGACACCTCCGGTAAGTATGTAGATGGCAGATTTTATACATGGTTCTATGGTATTCCTCAGTTCCTTGTAGAGTCTGAAATAAATTGTAATTTCAGATTAGAGGGCCCTCAGCCTCATGAATTATTCTATCCAAAAGTAGGAGATTTTGTTTGGTGGACACAAGAAAAGAACGTATCTATCCATAGGGACAATGATTACAAGATAAGTCCTATCTATTCATCAAGAATGACATTAACACCTAATGTATTGCCGGCAACATACGAACGTCGTTTTTATGATTGTGCTTACCAGCGACCTAATGGTGTTATATGGAGTAGGGCTGACGTATCTGAAAACAGTCAAACAGATCCGTGGCTAACGTACAAGCCTATGGACTATCATGAGTTCCCAACCAGCAACGGTAAGCTTATTCACATGAAGCGTATTGAATCTGATCAGATCCTTGTCAGGTTCGAGGACCAGGTTTCACTCCATAACGCCATAGACGTAATCAAGGAGCGCACCTCCCCAGGGCAGGCTGAGATGGGCACCGGCGGTCTGTTCGCGTCCCGGCCTCTGGAGTACAACACGACCGACCTCGGTTATTCTGGAACACAGAGCACTGAAATAATTAGTTCAGAATTTGGTCACTTCTGGGTAGATACTAAAAGAGCACAGGTATTTATGACCGATCCGAACGGACGTAATCTCAAGGAACTTAGTGTAGGTATCAGGTATTGGCTCAAGCGTCATCTTCCTTTTAAGATTCTTAGATACGGAATAACCAACATCTTAACCGGCACAGAGATGACAGAAGAAGATACAGACAATAAATTTATCGGTCTTGGTCTGTCTCTTGGATGGGATAACAGGTATAAGAGGGTACTTATCACTAAAAAAGATTATATACCTGTTAAGAACCCGGCATATTACAAATATGATGGTGGAAGGTTCTTGTACAATGAAACAGAGGTACTGTCAAACGATAAGGAAATATCTTTAAAAGACGAACAGTATTTTAAAGACGTGTCGTTCACTATCGGATATTCGTGTCTGAAGCAAGAATGGATTTCTTATTATTCGTTCTGTCCTGACTATTATATAGAACAGCAACAATATTTCCAGACAGGAATAAACTTCCCGGCATCAGACGAAGAAGGTGGCTTATGGAGTCATTTGCTGACGAATAAGAGCTTCCAGACATTCTACGGAGCAACATATCCATTTATATTAGAAGTGCCGATAAAAGAGAAATATAATGGCTCTACGCTGGCTTCTGTAGAATACGAGCTTGATGCAAGGAAATACGTAGATGATGTGAATTACACTCTTGACAGGAAAGTAGGTTTAGATACGATAACTATCTACAACGACACAAACAACTCAGGTGAAATTCATCTTGTTCCAGAAGAAAAGAATAATTTAGCGCAACGTATATCGTATCCGAAGATCGTAGGCGACTATACTGAGGTCCTGGATACTGAGGTATATAGAAGACATAAGTTAAATGACTTCTTCAACAGGGTTGACGATGACCGGTCAGAGACCCCTATTTGGATCAAGGACGATAACGATATAAATAAGTCAGTTAATCCTGATGCCCTTAATTTCAGACGGTCATGGCTGGATAGGTTAAGAGGAAGTTGGATGCTGATGAGGATAAAGAAAGTAATTAGCAACCGGAAAATCATATTCCAGTGGTTGATTTCTGAAGATAAGATTAAAAATAGATAATATGAGAAGGAAAGTTAGCATAGGGGGGGGGTAAACTCCAACTTTTTCATAAGTGATTTTATCCGGCTGGCAATCGGAGGAAACAAGCGTCGAACCGCCAGCCGGAAAAGCCACAGGTCTATCACTGAAAAAAAAAGAACATGGGATAATTGTCATGAGAGTATAATGAAAGGAGGTGAGAGATGAGGAGAAGGGTGATGATGGGAAAGAGAGAATTGGTAGAAGTTGTGGAAGAGTTAAAATCATCCGGTACATGGATGGTGCCAGCTGGTTGTAAATTTGTTGATGTATTCATTGTTGGTGGCGGTGGCTCTGGTGCATCGTCAGGCCCTGAAAGAGGTGGTGGAGGGGGCGGATCGGGGTATGTTAAAACATATCTTGATGTGCCTGTTACTCCAGAAAGTGTTGTTAGCTATTCAATAGGGAAAGGGGGAGATCGTGTAGTTTCGATGTCTGCTTACTATGATCAGAGGGATGGTCTTCCGGGGTCAGAGTCCTGGTTTAAATCTAATTCAATAAAAGCTCTTGGCGGAAATGGAGGTCGATATTCCGGAAGAGGGGGCGATGGGGGATCAGGTGGTGGTAGTGGAAGACCTACAGAAAAGACGGCAGGATATATTGGTGGAAGTGATGGTTCTAATGGAGCAGGTGATATGCCTGGGATCGGTCAAGGGAGTACTACCAGATGTCCGTTCAATAATAAATTGTACGCCGGAGGTGGTGGAGGGGGCGGAGAATATAGCTCCGGATCGTCACAAGGAGGAGGAGGAATAGGTATGGGGGGGGGGATCGTTAGGCAACCCTACTAATGGGAAACCCAATACGGGCTCAGGAGGAGGTTCTTTTTATATAAGTGGTTCCAATGTCTCAGGAGGATGCTATTCTGGCGCAGGCGGTTCCGGTATCATAATACTTCGTTACATGAAATATAAATAAGACAATATGCTGTATATTCAAAAAAAACATTCAGTTTTTGGAATTGGAACAAGAATTGCCTGATTCCTATCTTGTTGGCGACAATATCGAAAATTACGAAGATGGCGCTTATCTCCTGCTTAGTGAAGAGCAGGAACAGTATCATAACGACTATCCGGAGGCATCACCGCTCGAGTGTTGGTATATGGCACTGACACCGGAACCACAGCCGACACCGGAAGAACTGCTCTGGCGTGCCCGTGATGCCAAACGGCAAGAAATCTACGACAAAGACATCCATCATTATTATATTGATGAACAGGATGCATATGTCTCATTCGAGGAATTAAGAATGTATTTAGGTAAAGAGTGGAAAAAGAGATGGGGCAATCCAATTATGGCTCTAAAATAATTTATTCAAATTAATCTATTTTAAATCATTTTAATTTGTAAATCATATTTTAGTGTCTATATCTGCATCGTAGTCAAGAGAGATTATGATATAAGACAGTGGTGATGGAAGGTGATACTTCGGTTTGTGTCACAGGTTCGAGTCCTGTATTTTTCATGTAAGAAAGATTAGATCAGTTGGTAGATCAAAACCTCCTTTAAAACACCTTCCAAGTTATCCCTGTTTTAATAAAATATACAGATGGTGAGGAGTCCGGTTACTTCGAAAATTAGCGTAGTGGTTTAACGCAGCATCAGGTACATTTGCTTTTCATCGGTTCGAATCCGATATTTTCATTTTAGATCCGGCTCCGCTTTTCCTCTGTTTGGAAGACATAAGAAACTAATGAGTGGTGATGGGGTTAGTTACTTCGAATTTAGCTCAGATGGATAGAGCGATACTCTTTTAAAGTATAGGTCGATGGTTCAAATCCATTATTTCATTGTTTACACTAACTTCAGCTTTTCCCTCATTGAGTATTCATTTTGATATATTTTTTTTCAAGCAGTGGTAGTAATATCACTGCTTTTTTTTTGTATAACACTTTAAAGAAAACAACAAATGGGAAAGTTTAACAAAAAGGATGAAGGTGTTAAACCTACGATCGTGAATCACATGGGCGAGAAGGCATATAAGCCTAATGCGGAAGAAGAGTTGGTGTCTACGGTAATGACTACCATGTTGTCTGATTCTTATTATGAGAAAGAAAAAGACAAGGTGAACAGGATTAAGGACCTTATGGATCAAGTAGATCCGCATTTCGCAGCACAAACAGCATTGTATGTCAGGAGAGAAGGAAAACTTAGGTCAGTAACGCATCTTATGGCTTCTGTCCTTGCCAGCAAAGCATCGGGTAAGGAATGGGCTTCAAGGTTCTATAACAAGATCGTTATGCGTCCTGATGATATGAGCGAAATCCTTGGCTGCTATGCGGCTCTTAACGACAAAAATCCAAAGAAGTTAAGAGGAATATCCAGCGCTATTAAGAAAGGATTTAAGACGGCTTTGGAGGGTCTTGATCCGTATCGGATTGATAAGTATAAGATGGACAGTAGGGTCATTACTATGGTTGACTTAGTAAACTTATTTCACCCTAAAGGCAATCAGGCTAACAAAACGGCTTTCCAGTACCTTATAGAAGGTCGGTCTTTGTCTGGATTATACGAAAGCAAGATTCTTGAAAAAGAAATGTCTAAAGCCGGACAGAATAAGAAAGACAATAAGGAAAAGAAAGAAGCTTTAGGTGACGCTATTCGGGACGTGGTTTCTAATGTGAAAGGCATGCCTATTTTTAATATGATTCGTAACCTTGTAAACATAATCAAATACGCGCCTGATCAAATAGATGAAGTTTGTAGGCAGCTTACAATAGAAGAGAAGGTGCTTAATTCGAAGATGCTTCCTTTCCGTTTTGCTTCAGCTTTCAAAGAGGTTGAAAATATAGGCACTGATGATTCCGAAAATGATATTGTATTTGAGTCGGATAAAAAACGTGCTAAATTAACAGCGCGTAACAAAGATAAGATTTTAGATGCGTTGGAGAAAGCCATAACCATCTCCTGCAAGAACCTGCCGGTATTGGAGGGGCGGTCGGCTATCCTGATTGACCACTCTGGCTCTGTACGTGGAGATATGGGAGGATCTTCTGAGGTGTCTGCCTTTAGCAAAACAAGTACGGCTGTCATTGGTAACTTATTTGGCTGTATGATTGCTTCTGTGCTTCCTGACGTATTTATTGGTATGTTTGGTGACAAACTTATCAATTACGAATATGATAGAAGTAAAGGTGTTTTATGGAACAACAAAAAATCTTTTACTGCCGGAGGAGACTGCGGTGGTGCTACCGAAAACGGTCTTTTTGCATTCTTGGATAAGTGCGCTAAAGATAAGATCAAAGTAGATAACTTGTACGTTATTTCAGATATGCAGATAGGAGACGGTGAATCTGTTGTATGGGAGAAAAGTTCCAGTTATGGATATGGTAAATTCGCTGAACTTTTGAAAGGGTTTAAAAAAGTGAATCCAAATTGCAAAATCGTTTCTATTTCTATTCAAGGATATGGAAGTGAGATGTTTTACAGAGGATCTAATATCTTGAACATAGCTGGCTGGTCAGAATCTATCTTCGATGTTATTAACAGCAAGTTCTGCGGATATAAGAATATGATTGATGAAATTAAGAAGATTAAGATTTAAATCTTACATTCGTACTGTTTTCATAAGAAGAGATTTATCATAACAAGCCGGAGAATGAATGGTGGCATTCTTCGGCTATTTTGTTTACATTTGTTGAAAAAAAAGAATGAAAGAAAAAGAATTTGATTTTGTGATATATCCACTAAAGTTGATTATCACCATAGGGTTAGATTACAAAACATTGTGTGATCGTTTTGAGAATGCAGAATTGGATCATGAAGGAGAATGGGGAGATGAAGGCGATTTAGATTCAAAAGCCTCTTTCTTGAATCTTGTTCGTGATAAGGGGGATGATAGAGCTTTTAAGTTATTATGGAATTTTCAAAGTGAGAATGATATGACTATGCGAAACATATGTCATGAATCATTTCATGCAGCTATGTCGGTATGCCAACATTGTAATATGTCTCTTGGCTTTAAGGTGGGAGAAGATGAACACGCAGCTTACATAGCTGGATTTGTTGGTAATTGCGCAGGTGAAATGTTTGGATTCTTAGAGGAAGAAAAAGATGGCAAAGAAGAATAAATCAGATTGGAAGCCCTCAGAAAATATCCTAAAATATTTGAAATCGTGGGAAAAGTTTGAGCCTGAATTATATGACGATAAGAAGGGAAATATAACAATCGGGTACGGATTTCATCTTCCTCATCTTCTTAAAAAATACAAGAATGGTATAACAGTAGAAGAGGCCGATAAGGAATTTGAAGGTGTAGTTAATACGTTTGTTCCGGAATTTATACGAAGAACTCCTAATTTCAAAAATCTAAACAATAATCAGCGAGATGCTTTGTTTAGTTTGTTTTACAATACAGGAGGACCAGAGTATTCTAAAAGCCCAATGCTTTTCAAATACCTTAAAGAAGGTGATTATGATAAGGCAGTGAAAGAAATAAATCACAATGAAAACGAGAAAGGTATGGGCGGCCAGAAGAAGCGCCGTGCCTTCGAGCGCCGGGTGTTCTCTACTCCGACAGACCGGCCCTGGACGGTGGATGATGACAGTAACTATGTCCTGATTGAAGACAAGCCTGTAGAGAACGAATCTATAGAAAAAGATACTAATGATTCAAAGTATGAAGACGCTCGCCATGTGGAAGCTAAATATGGTTATACAGGTTATATAGGTGGAGGATATGACGGAAATAAGGTCAGGGTATCTGATTCGAATATGAAATCAGTTGGTATATCCAATAACGCTGATCCTGATAAGTGGTATGAATCCGTTAATCCGATATTAGACACTGATCCTATTAGTTTAATAGCCGATTTTATTCCTACTGTAAAACGAATGTTGAATCCTAATAGGGAGCGATCGGGGGAAGATACAGCCACGGATTTTGAAGAAAAAATGTGGAAAGCTTACACGGATGGAGATATAAGTAGATTGCCGGCAAGCAAGTATCGTTTTGATGACGATGATGATGATGCTCAGTATGTAGGATTGCCTCAAGAACAAGCTATTTTGATACAATCTTTATTAGATAAAGAGTATATGAACAACATGCTTGATGAGGCATATAAGGACGCTGATGAAAAAAGTAAACGAAAAATAAGAGATTATAAGAAGGTCCTTGATAAACTAAATAAAAATATATTTGAAAATCCAGGAAAATGGATTTTAGTAAATGAAGGTGTAAGTCCATTTAGAGAAGAAGTATATGGTGACAATTTTGAAAAAGTGAACGAAGCTTCCGGATTAGGTGCGTTGAAGAATTTCAGTGTAAGATGGGATCCGGATGCTGGTATGTTAGATGTGAAGGATGATTATGATTTTAGCCGAAAGAAGATAGCGGAAGACATCATACCTGAAAGGGATGTCCCTCTTAGAATAAGGGAACGTATCAAATACGATCCTAAGAAAGGTAGTATTCTTCGAAATAATGACAAGGCTTTACCTAAAAGGTTTGTAAGGAAATACGAAGAAGGTGGTGTTGTAAATAAACAACGTGAAGCATATGAATACTTTACTAATAAGAGAGGCATGTCTAAGATACAAGCGCTTGCCATCATAGGTAATCTCATGGCTGAATCCGGCCTTAAAGATGACATATACGGAGACAACAGAACGTCATACGGCATACAGCAATGGCACAACGAACGCATGGATAAGCTATTCAAGCACGCCAAAAAGAAAGGACATTCTACACCCACATTCAAAGACCAACTTGAGTTCTTGGCTGACGAATACGAAGGGAAAACCGGATATTCTAATTTCTTATACACAAGAAAAGGAAAAGAAGGACCAGGGTATTACAACTACAGCCGGCAGGATTTTATGAACGCCGATAACCTTAAGGATGCTGTAGTAGCTTGGAACCAAGGAGCAGGACGTCCTCATAAGAGTGTTATAAGAAACGATGACCGTTATGACTATGCTATGGAAGTTGCTAAAAATCTTGGTTTGGAAATTGAAGAAAATTCCGTATCTTTGTATGGTCAAATGGGATTCGGAGATGATGGGAAAATAGCAGCATCGGTAACACTTCCAGAGATAGAAGTGGCAGCCGCCCTCCCTAACCCAGAAGCCCCGTCCCAGGAGGGACAGTCCGAGGAAGAGAGATTCCGTACATGGACTGAAACGTATGGTAAAGACATCATAAATCATTTACTGACGTTAGACGGGAAAAAGGATGGTGATGACATTGATTACAGCATGATGTATAGACAGCATCAAAAAGAAAGCGAAGAGGATAAGAAAATGGCTTTGATTAATGCCGTGCTTCCCAATATACAACTTCGCATTAAAGGCGTCACTGATAATTAGAACAAGATTGTTTTATTTCTCATATTAATAAAGCGAAGCCGGATTTGAGACTCGTTATGCGGATACCGAAGGTTGAAGAACGATATCAAGATAATCCGGCTTTTTTGTGCGATTTCGTGAAGGATGGAACTATCATCGCCTTGGTTTAACAGAACAGACCTACGTACCTCTACTGTCCTGACGGGCATGGGAGCCCGTCTCGCCTACCAGCCTGCCTAATTCTCCACTGGCTACTTAATATAACTATTAATGTCACTCCATCACCTATCTCCCTTCGGTAGATAGGTTCAGTCGTTTTTTAAATGTTATATGTTCTTTCGCATCGTTCCCTTCGGTCACGATACTCAATCTTTTCACACAATTAGGCGAACAATACGATGACGGAAAAAATAATTTGTCAATCCGTTCACTCACTTAACTCCCTTCGGTCGTTAAGTTCATTCACTGTAAACAATTATATGAATAAATGGTAAAGTATATAAAATAATATAAATAATATAATGAGTAAGATCATTGAAAATGGTCTTAATATTAAGGAAAACGGAGACTATTCATAGGCGTAGTTTTAATTCAAGATTTGTTGTCCCACCACTGACGGTCAGCCGGTTACGTTCAGAGTCGTTTTCCCGTCTCTTATCCAAACCGTCATAAAATAAAAAACCTTGTATCCTATTTCTCTCAAACCGGATACAAGGCAGTGCATTTTCTTCTTTTTATATAAAATCATATATTTGCACTAAACAACAAAAACAATATGGAGACAAAAATAACTGAAATAATGAATCCTCACAAGTTACACGACAAGCTCTTCAAGAAAGAGCTTGTCTCTCCGATAGAAGTTATATACAATAGCTTCAGCAACTTAGGGTACAATGTAGTACGCCGTCCAGCCGGTCAGTGTTTAGGCAATTTGAGATATTTTAATCTATTTTATGACAAACATACTCATCATTTCTATCAGAAAAACAGGAAGTTGAGATATTGTAGTAATTTTCTCATATCTGATTACTGGAAAGATAGAGTGCGATGTTTCATAGTTTGGAACTTTGGATTTGGAAGATTCTTTCCGTACAATGACTTTATTGAGGCTATGGTTTATGATTATCTTTGATATGGGAGAAAGTCAGTTCCTTATCTTAAAAGCGTGCAAGAGGCTGAAGAAAAGTGTGTAAGGTTCTATATCCGGTCTCAGATAGATATGCTTCGTAAGGAAGGATATGCCGCTTATCGGGCTAAGTTTAAGGAAGAACGTCCTCAGTATTTCATCGGAGACGATAGGACGGTGTTTAGATGCCTTGACAGCTCTTTGAAAAGAGAAGAGAAGATTGCTGCATGCGTAGCCCATAAAAGGGCTTTAAAAGAAGGGATAATGACTTCTTTCATTAATCACCTTAAGAAACATCCTACCACTTTATATTCGTGGTTTTCGTCAGAGGTGGACAGTCAAGGAAAAAATAGGATATGTCTATCCGACAAGGCTGTTTCGTATTTAAATAAGAGATTGGCTCGCAATGGATTAAAGGCTCTTTCGGCATCATATCTTTTTAGAACGTTTAGAAAAATGGTGAAGATCTTGTTTGGCTTCAATGTCAGGTCGTTCTTGAATAGCTGTCTGATGTCTGTTTCAACAGAAGAGGTTTTAACCAAATCTATGAAGAAAATAGTTTCCAAGACAGTGCTGTTTTTGTATAGGAGAGCGCTTAAGAACTATCGCCGGGCATGCGGTCTTAAGTACGACCCTGATTCGGGCGGTTTGTCTGCCGTACATGATTGATTTTTAAACGTATCCCATAACGTTGGATTTTCTCGTTCGTTTCTCTTATCTTTGTGAAAAAAGATAGTATGAGATTACGAATCATAAAAAATCGTCCGATATTCGCTCCTGGCGGTAGTGTTCAGGATAAGAGACAGGATATTAATGTATCCTCTACTCAGCCTATTCTTGATTATGGAACGCCTGTTAATAAATGGGGTGAATCTGATATTCAGAATATATATATGCCTTCTGATGTGACTTTAGAAACAGAGGAGGGGGAGATAAATCCATTTAGTAGTATGCCTACATCCGATCCGTTTTTTGAAAATCATGATGCAGGATATGCAGGATATGCAGGATATGCAGGATATCTCGCTGATAATAGGGGCATGGTTAAAAACGTAGAGAAATCAGTCGTTGATAATGCAATGAATTTAGGTGGTGTTGATGCTGATTCCTCTAAAGAAAAACGTTCCCAAGATGGTAATCCTCTTGATCCTATGACTACCCCATATTATTCACCTGATCTAACCGGCAGAGCTCAAATGTTCGGTACAAGTCTTGGTCGGATAAGAGCCGGTAATAAGGTCGGTGCTAATGTGGCTCAAGCTGCCTTGTCCGGTGTTAGTTTAGGATTAGGTCTTACTCGTAATATCATGGGAGCTTCATCTGCTGCGTATGCAGCCAGCAGAGACGAGCAGGCGGCGAGGGAAAAGCTCGAAAAAGAGCGCCGGCAGCAGTTTATCCGATGGGAACGTGAAGGCGGTGGTGTTAACCTCGGAAATGGACAGAGAATAGATTCTTCCGATTTGACAGGAGAATACATTTACCCTCTTCCTAAATCTATGGAGGATAATGCTAATGTTGAGATAGAAAAAGGAGAATATGTTTCGACTCCGGATGATGTTGGTCCTATGGAGGCAAAAGGTAACAGGCATGAAGACGGCGGCACTCCCGTTGATTTGCCAGAAGCTCATATTATTTCAGATTACCGTACTATTGATGATGATTTTGCTTCTTACGTAAGGGAAAATTATGGCATTAGAGCTACGGAAAAAGATACATATGCTACGCTTCTTGATAGGTACAAGAAAAAAATAGGATTGTCCGAAAAGTATGATGATCAGGAACGTGTTTTCAAGAGGCTGGAAAAGAATAAGGATGTTAAGGATAAAAATACTTCTGAGTTGAATAAGTCTATTCTTTCCAAGTACGTAAATGATAATCAAAAGGAAATAGACGAACTTGAGGTGCAATTCAGGTCTTTTGCTGATATTGTCTATAACAAACAAGAGGAATCCAAGCGCCAAGAAAAGATAGATGCTTTCTTTAGAGATGGCGGAAAGGTTGATTTAAATGCCGTAAGAAAGCAGGCTAAGGCTCTTAACGTATCTGAATCTGATGCTAAAAATTGGATATACGATGAGTATGTAAAGAGAGTTAGGAAAATGGCTGAAGGCGGCCCTACCAAAGAGCAAATAGAGTGGGGTAAGAAAGTACAGCAGCTTTTAATGAGGCAGTTTGGACGTGCTCTTAATATGTCTATAGTAGATGTTGCAGACAGAGAGCAGATCCTTAATCCTGATTCTGGTGTAAATTCTAATCAAAATCTGCAACACAGAAGCAGTTCCGGTTATGGTAGGGTAAACAACAAAGCTATTTCTAATTTGCTTGATATTAACCGTTGGGCTAATAAATACAATACGGATGGAGATTTTAATACAGAAGGATTCCAGACTGGATACAATAGCCAACTAAACAACCTATGGGCTTTGGCAGAATCAGGTGCTATAGCCAATGCCGAAAAAGCCAAGAAATTTAGAGACGAATACGGATTTTGGGGAGAAGATGCTGGTAAGTACGACCAAGGAAGTAAATCGGCATATAACTCATTTGCCGTAGATGACAAATTTGGGCAAACTACGGCAACCAGATCATTTTATGGATTGGATGTAGTTACTCCTGAACAAAAGAGATTGTTGAACGAAAAAGGGATAAAGAATTATGTTGACTTATTTGGTGATAAATCTGATGCAGCTAAGAAGATTCTGGGTGCCGATTATAATAAGTTTGCTGCTTTAAAAGATAGCGGTTTGATGTTAGAAACAGACTTTGTTTTAGAAGCCGTAAATCCGGCATCAAAACCTATAGAAGCTAAACCTGTAGGAATCGGCGCTAAATCTCCCAACCCAGGTTCTCCAGGCAGGATAGAAGTGAAGAAAGAAAATCCTGTTATTAATACTACTGTAGAAACGGAAGCTGAGGAAGAAGATGATACAAAAGGAAGAAAAGGTGTCAATCCTGCTTTATCAGGTCCTATATTCCCTGAGATGTTGAGGATGCTTGATACCGGATTAGAGATAGAGGGATTGGAAAGGCATCAGGCTCCGAGAATAGATCCTGTTCTGCAATCTGCTGATCAGTATATCAACGAGCTCAACCGCGCGACATCGGCTCAGTTGGACGCAGTAGGTGACGTGCCCGACTCCCAGCGCTCCGCTATTCTGGCTAATATGAACGCCATAGCCGGAAGCAATATAGCCAAGTACATTAACGAAGTAAATTTCAATAACGCAAGGCAAATAAACGAAGCTGATAGATTCAATGAAATGGCTTATGTTCAGACAGACGATAAGAACATAGCGGAAAGGCAACGTTATGAATCTGGGTTATTGAAGGCTATGGCTATAAGGGATGAAAATCTTGCTCGTTATTATGATAGCATAAACAGCGAAATACAGAATAAGTTCAATGTTCGTACATCGTTGAATACCATAGCTTCCATAGCTCCGAATATGAGAATGCTTCCAAGTGGCCAAATTATTTACGTTCAAGGTAATCAGGATGTGATGAATATGGGTGATTATTCTACACCTTACTTGAGAAGTTTAAATGAAGAAGATGATGAAACTAAAAGAAGAAGGAGGACCAAATAGTGGCTTCACAGTATAGTATTTTAAGGCAATATGCCCCGTATGTTAGTCCTTACAACATAGATCTTGTTAAGGACGTCATGATGTACAAACAGCAGAAGGTTGATGCTGCTCGTGAAAAGATCTATACCCAGGTAGATTATCTTATGGGTCAAGAGATAGATAAGCCTGAAGCCCGCGCTTATATGGAAGATAAGATGTCAGGTGTGATTGCTAACATCAATCAAAAATTCAAAGGCGTGGATCTTTCTTCTGATGGTGTTACGAGAGCCATACAAGGAGAGATAAGTTCGGTGTTAGATGATACGGTCATTAACGCGATTGCCGGCACAAAAGAAGGCAAGAGGGTTATGAAGGAAATAGAATCTATAAAACAGAATCATCCTGAACTTTATTCTCCTATTAATGAATGGCATGCTTTGGACCCTTATTACAAATGGAGGTCAGATGGTAAAGCAGGATCAAGGTTGGGAGGTCTTCATTATTCTCCTTATGTCGATTATACTAAGGAGATAAATAAGCTGGTCAGTGATTTTAGGAAAAACAACGAAGGCAAGAAGATTCAGACAACAGAATATGATGTTAAAGGTAATCCTACTGGTGGAATCATAGAAGTCAACGTAGATGAGCTTACTGATTCCCAGATAAGGAATTTTGTGTCTGCTAACTTATCTGAAAACATGAGGAATCAGATGAGAATAGAAGCATCATACATGGCAGCTACCAATCCGGTGTTCAGTAATCCGGATTTGGTTAGTCAATACATTGGGTCTTATGTCGAAAGATACGATAGGCACATAGGAGCATTGGAAGCAAAAAAGAAATCAGTAGGGGATAATAAGGATATTATTGATCGTATTGACAGTCAGATACAGGAAGCTAAAAATCAGAAAGCAGAAGCCAAGAGGGAGGCAGATATGATAATAGCTTCATCAGATCCGGTAGCGGCTGCTAATTTTGTTGTTACCAATAATCTTTTCGATAAGATGACTGATGCATGGAGATACGACAATACAAGTTTTGAAAGGAAGAAAGATGATCTTTATTTTGCAAGGTTGGCAGAGGATAGGGCTCAGCAAAAGTTTTTGACTGATAATGCTAAGTCTATGGTTGAAATATCGTTGGCAAAAGAGCAACTTGCACAGGCTAAGATTGAAACCGAATACATGCGTACTTACGGTTCCAAGATGGGCACTGAAAGCTCATCCGGAGGCACAAGAGGAGCAGGCGGTGTAGGAGTGCCGATGGCTCCTATGGACGGGCCTACGGCTATCAATTCTGGAACGGGTAAGATAGGATCTGTTAATTTGGCTAATATCCCTTATGAACAACTCACATCTTCTTCCACAGAGCGTAGAGCAAATTTATTGAAATTATATAATTCATTATCTCCTACAGACAGAAGTAATATCGTTGCAGCATCATACGAAGAAGAAAAAACTGACCCAGGATTGTATGCTAATATGACTCCCGAAGAACGAGTGTATTCGTATTTAAAAAATAATGGAGGTCAGAAAAATGGATATTTCGGACAAGGCAATAACAGATTATCGGAAGCTTATGACGCTTTATTGGTTTCTGATTCTAAGGCAAATGGAGCTACAAAGGCTATAAATAACATAACTGATTATCAAATAGATAATATAGTTACTAAAAAAAATAAGGATATTATCAGTAAAGTTCGTAATGCTAAGTTTATGAAAGGAAATTCTTTTATAAATCTTACCGATACAGATGATAAGGCTGGAGCCTTCCTGCTCGCCACAGCCATAACAACTGGTGTATCTGATGCCGTAGGGTTCAGAGGATACATGATGGACCCTTCAAGAGGAATAGATATTCTTAGTGCTATATCTCCGTCATTAGGAGCTAAGGCGAGTGCCGGCAAGTTGGGGAAAAACATATCTGATGCTATTACAAGCGAGAATAATGGTTCTTCTACTGGTACATTGGCTCTTATTAATGGAATGAAGAAACTCAACGGCGATCCTGATTTTAATATATCAGATTATATGACCATAGATAAGGATGGTGATATAGATTTAAAAGATTATCAGGAAGGTGAACCATTAACTATTACCCAGCTAAGATATGCTGAGAAAAACAGTAGAGTGTCTGATATGATAGCAGGTCAGATGCAGGATGAGATAAAAATGTCTGTATTTCCTGATCAGATTTCTGATAAGTTATCTCAGTATCATTACCTTGATTCTTACAAAAGATACAATTGGAATGCCGATTCACCGGAAAAGTCTTTGCAGAAGGCTCAGTTTAGAAGATTGTCTGGTTACATGGCAGGAAAGGTAAATAATCTGGATCCTACTGCTATTAATGCCATTAATATGGATGCCGAGATAGATAATGGCACTGTTAGAAGATTCTTGACTGCTCAAGTAGGTTCCGGTAAAAATTCTTATGTTACAGAAAGGGTTGAGATTACGAATGACGAGCTTCTTAAGGCGGGTATAGATCCTTCGGTCGAGGAGCGTAATTATCCGGTGGATGGTTACAAATCAAGTTTTGGAACCTGTGATTTTGTAGATACCGGAAAGAAGGAAGGTTATTCTTATGATAAGTATCTTATACGTAATGGTCTTCCCCGTTTGGCTTCTAAGGCTGATGTTAAGAATGATCTTTATGATATAGTAAAGGTTCATGGTTCTTACCTTAAGCCAGAAGAAATGAATGTTGTTAAAACCCTTGTTGATAATTTTATTGACATGTCTGATAACATATCAGTTCAGTTGGAGGGAATGGATGACAGGGGTTCAAGAGAGGTAGCGGTCAATTTCTATGACAAAAGGACTAAAAATTCTAAAAATCCTGCATTGTTGTTCTCGGATTTTGTACCTTTGGATCCAGGTAATGATGAGTATGCGGATTACTGGAATAGCATTCACCAGAAGTGTCCTCAGTACTTCTTTGTAAAATACGTGAAGGAGGCTGTTCAAGAACGTCTTGATCAGATGAGGGATCCGTATATGAGAGGAATAAATATCACGCCCAATATGAATGACAAGTTTAGTAAGTTGAACGATTTTTTGCAGAAAATTTATGGCTGACAATAATATAGATAGATATAATCCTGCTGCTAAAACCACTTACGAAGATGTGGCAAGGCAAAGGAAATTAGCCGAAGAAGAGAATTACACTCCGGCTACATTACCAGAGACGACAACACCTCTGGTTCCTAATTATATGCCTGGTGAAGGTGTGTATGCCCAACCTAAATTTCCGGATTACGCATCAAGGATAGCTGCTGCCGAATACGAAGAACCGTATATAGCCAAGGAGATAAGCAACAGCTACTCGGAGGCACTGGCTCGTAACAGCTACAGGGGGGCTACACCTGCCGCGCCGCCCCTTAATCCCTATGGACCGAAGGTAAGTATCCGTGAAAGTCATCAGATGGGTAATGATGGGGTATGGCGTACAAAATATCCCAACTATATTCCGGGTATAAATAATGAGGATTATTATGCCAGGAGACAGAGCGGGTGGAGTAAGTTTTGGAATGGTGTAGGTAAATTCGCTTTAAAGTCTGCATTGTACGGTGCGCAAGGAGTTGTGTCATTGCCTGACAAACTTATCAATATGGCATCTGAGGGAAGTTACAAAGCTGCGTTAAACACTAACATGGATAAGTTTGTAGGTGATCTTGACCAGCAAATAGACATGCTTCTTCCCCATTATTACAAGAAAGAGGTAGAAGATTATAATTTCGGTCAGAAGCTTTTTAAGGATACCGGTAATTTCTTATGGAATGACGTCCTTGGTAATGGTATGTCTTTTACCGTAGGAGCCATGATATCAGCGTACATGACCGGAGGACTTGGGGTTGGATCATTGGGCAATATAGGCGCTAAATTAGGTGGAAGAATCGGAGCTAAGTTGGCAGCAAGGCAAGCTGCCAATAGGGGCATAGGAAACCTTAAAAGCGTGTTTAACGACTATGTAAGAAAAGGAGTTGCCACCGGAAGAAATGTAGGGGAGGCGGCTAAGACCATGACGTTGCTGGCTACCAGTGCCGGATTCGAGTCATCGGTTGAAGCAAATTCTTTTATGAAGCAATCCGAGTCTGATTTCAAGGATTATTATCGTAAGATTTATGGTCGTGATCCCAATGCAGAGGAAATGGCTGTTTTTCGTAATTCTAATGCTGATGTAGGTAGTGCTATATTTGCCGCCAATATGGGTATAGTAGGATTATCCAACTGGCTTCTTTTTGGTAAGTATATAGGGTTAGGAGGCAAGGCTATACCTGGTTTGGAAAAGAAGCTCAACAAGCATTTATTTGGATTAGGGACGGAAGTTGCGAAGCCGGGAGAGATGGCTATTAAAATAACCAATCCCAATATAGGACAGAAGATAGCAGGCAATGTTTTCAATATCATGAAAAGACCGGTATCTGAAGGATTATGGGAAGAAGGATCTCAAGGTGCTGTCCAGAATACGGCTGAGGAATATGTTAAGTCAAGATATGACAATGTTGCTATGAACGGGGCCGTTGATGTTCTTGATGCTATTTCTGAAGGATTTAAAAAACAATATACGTCTAAAGAAGGATGGACTGAAATAGGAATCGGTGCTATTATCGGTTCTTTGTTTGGTATGAGGGAAGGCTTCTTTGGAGTGAAAGAGTATAGTAATAATCAGATATTGCTGGAAAGGCAAGTAAATGAATATAACAAAGCATCTTCTAATCTTAATACGGCGGCTTTGAATACGTTGAAAAAGTCAATGAGTTTAGGGCCTCAAGTTCGTTCCGATGCTCAGTCTATGACCGGCAAGGAGCTTGATGATGCAATGTTTGAAAAGATGTCGATTGACAACCAAATGGGAACCTTAGAGGATTCGGCTGAAAATTTCAGGCAGATGGTTGATATGATGCCTATTTCGGAAATAGCCGAAGCCAACGGAATGTCTTTGGAAGAGGCAAAGAAATACAAGGATTCTATTATTGATAATTATAATAATCGTCTTTCGGATTTCAGATCTGCCCAGAGTTTTGCCGAAGATCTTATAGGTGATGATTCTAAGATTGAGTTTAGAAAATACGTGGCTCGTAATGCTTTTCTTGGTCTTCAATCGGAATCAAGAATGAAAGACATAGCTTCTGTCATAGAAACGCTTTCGGGTCAGCCTCGCGTGGCATATGCACTAAGTACGTTCTCCCGGCTGTCGGACAGGGCAAGGGAGCGGGCGATGGCTATCCGTGGCATACGGTCAAGGATAGAAGAGCTTGAATCCGAAATAGAAGATCTTGCTACTCGTCCTCGTAACGTAGATGGAAAAGACCCACAAGCTGAATCCATACAACGAAAAACCAAAGAATTGGAAGATCTTAGAACCAATTATAACAATTCGTTGTCTGAGTTATCAACGTTAATAGGAAAAGAGTTTTCGATAGAAGAGTTGGTAAGTAAAACCGAATCTGTTTTATCATCGCCTCTTTCTCCCATAAGTTCACAAGATGTAATAGAAGCCTATGATACGCTTGTGGCTTTTGATGATTATTTTAATGTAAAATCAAGACAGGAAAAGAAGTTTACAGCCAAAGACAAAGCCATGAGATCCTTGGTAAATGAATACCGAAGGAGTTTGATGGACTATAGGAATATGAATAACTTCTTGTCTAAGATGCTTGATAAAAGATTCTTAGCTGAGGAAAACAGGGGATTTTCAAAAGCGCTGTCTTCTCTATGGTCTACTCCTTATAAGGGGGATGATAAGGTTCCTGATTTTGCAGAGCCTAATAAAGTTGGTGAATATGACACTGATGAGGTAGTAGATCAAGCTGTGTCAGAAGGTAAGATTTCGGAAGACGAAGCTTGGACTATCAAGGCTTTTATGCATGCTCTTGATAAAGTAAGGGAAGATAGGATGAAGGAAGCAGAAGACGATATAAAAGAGTCACCGCTTACGGAGTCTGTATCGGATGAAGATTATGAGGCTGCTATGGATAATCCTATTATGGTTCCGGTTGTAAGGCAGTCTATAATTGATAAACTATATACAGGTAATGCCGATCTTCTTACTGCGAGAGAAAAAGATGTGTATGATAAATACAAACAAGATTTTGATGATTATGTATCGTCTTTAGGTGATAGTCCTGTTAATCTCATTAAATCATTATCTGAAAAGGCTGATAGGCTTACAAGTCCGAGATCTGTGTATGAGGATAATAAAGCTATTATTGATATGGCTAAATCCAATTTGGAACCAGATCAAAGGAAGGAACTTGATGATGCTATTTCTTCGTATGTTGATATAATGAACAGACGGGACAAAGGGGAGAAAGTTGACGAAGATAAGCTTGCTGATTCGGTATTTACCATAGAAGATCTTGGCCAGGTTGGAAACATCACGGATCTCCTTCCTTATGTTGAACAAAACAGGATTATTGATAAAGGTCGTATTTCCGAATCTACGTTAAGTAATTTTGGGGAGGATGATGCTAATATAGATTCTCTTGTAAATGAATTAGACGAATCTGATAATACGCCGGGAGCCAATATAGATAGCGCCCAGAATCCAGAGACGTTGATGGTAAGAAGAATCTCCAATGACGGCGATGAAAGGTATGAAATTGCAGGTCTTAGAGCTGACAAATTTGTATCTTCGATAAAATCATTGGTTCCTATTCAAATAAGTTCTGAAACGAACGCTAATGGCACTAAAAGGTATTCCCTTAACATAGGTGGAGAAACGGCTAATATAATGGAATTGCCTTATCATGCAAGATGGTCTATAGACAAAGAATCGGCTCGTGTTCTTAACCGTTACACAGATGTGTCTATCCAAGACGTGGGTAATTCCTATTCTTTGGTTTATAAGCGTCTTGATTCAGATGAGTTGGTTCCGTACAGAACAGGTGTTGGATTCGGGGAGAATGAAGTAGATAAAATAGACCAAGAAGCATTATCTTCTTTGAAGAAAGGAGATAAGGTTAATCTTGAGATAGATGTCAATGATACTTATAATCAGTCTCTTTTTACCGAATATGATAACGCTGTTCAGTCCGGAGATAGAAATAAAATAGAATCTGCCGAAAATAAGTTGGTATCCAATATGGTTATCAAGGTCATGAGTGGAAACAGATTCGTTTCTGTTGTAAAAGCTGACACGGGTGGCATAGATGGTATAAGTAAAATAAGGAGAACGGCCTTTAATAAGTGGAAGAAGGACGCCGGCCGGTCAGCTACCATCGGCGTCGGCACGCATGTTGTTGCCCAGACCCTTCCCGGAAGACCGGTGTTTAACATGAAGGTAAACGGTCAAGGATATGGCCAGGTAGAAAATCTCCCCATTACCGAAAAAGGTGCTGAAAAAGTATCTGATGTCGGATATGTATTAAATGGCAAAGTCGTGCTTAAGAACGGATCTAAATACACAGGATTCCCATTTGCTTATTCTATATTAAACGATAAGAAAAACAATTACAAAAATGTAAGAGTTCCGGTAGTCGTTATCAAGGGTAAAAATGGTCTTAATTATCTTTTCCCTGTTAGTCTACGTTCTGTAGAATCAGAGGAAGGGAATAAATGGATGTCTTTTATAGATATGCTACTTGAATCTGGTGATTCTGAATTGCTACAGATAGGTCAAGATGACATACAAGATCTCAATGCGTATCTAACCAAGTTAGGCCTTGATCCGGCTTCATATCAGGTATCGTATTTGAATCCTATTTCAGGGCTTAGGAAAGCTCGTGAGGCTATAGAAAAATTATCTACGGTCCCTGATGTTGTTAAGTGGGTAGAAGATGGAAGTAGGAGTGTGAAAGATATTGTGACGTCTGAAGTAGAATCTGGAATAGATTTCGAAGGTGAGATGTTTGTTGCTCCTAAGATCAGGATTCAGTTTGGTAAATCATCTTCCAGCCCTAAGTCGCTTATAGAGGATGATCTTCCTTTCTATGATGAGGGTAAGACCGTTACTTCTAAAGAATACGTGGATGTTTATGAAGAGGAAATGCCAGAGGAAGAACAGCAGCCGGCTGCCGGCAAGACTGCCCCAGTACAGCAGCCTACAGCCACGAGCGGCTCGTCAGTTTCTTCTACTGGAACAACCAGGACTACAAGGAAGTCTTTTGCTGCAAGGTTAGAGGATATAGAATCTTATATAAAGGAAAACAACTTACCCCCTTTTGCTAATATCTATGATTTTATAGCAAGAAAGATTGTAGGTGGAGATATTAGATTTTTAAGACAAAGAGGTAATCCTAAAGATCTTAAGTCTGAAATGGGGTTAGACCCTAAGGGTACTGTAGGTGATAGAATATCTTACAGTAAGGGTTTGACTATGGATGAATACGTTGATTACCTAAAGAAAAGCAAAGAGCAAGTAGTTGTAGATTATTTAAATAGTAGAAATGGCAACAACGAACAAATTATATCAGAGTTGAAAAACTTTTTGAAATATATTAATTTTGTTCCAAGTAAGGCTTTGAATTATTCTCTTAGAGTCAATGGCATGGATATCCTAAAAGAATATGGCACAAAAGAGGAAGTAGAAAAAATGGAATCTGATATCAATAGTTTGGTTTCTAAAGTTTTGCCTACGGTGGATAATAAAACTGTAGAAGATGTTTCTACTGCAATAAAATCAAACAACTTGCCTGCCATATGGGAGCCCGTGGAAAGCCTTGATATGACAAACGAGGAAAAAATAGAGTTTTTGAATAACGTAGCAGATTTCCTTAGCGGCATACCAGAGTATGATGCTGTCGTGGAGTCTATAGAGTCAGAATCAGATAATATTTTAAATGATGGAAAAGAAGGAAGTGCAGAAGGCGGTGCAGTACGCACTGAGGAAGATGGCGATAAAAAGGGAGATGGAGAAGGCAAAGGACAATCCAGAACAAATGTCGAAGTTAAAGGAAATGTCGAATTACCTGGATATGAAGAAGGAAGAGTAGATAACTATAGGAAGAACGGAGATAAGTTCTCTGACATTGCTGAAGTCACTTTATGGCTACTTAGAAGGGCTGCCGGCATAACCTCTATCCCGGAAGGAGAAGAGGTTTATGTAGAGGGAGATGAGGTTAATAGTATTATGACCGATATGGAATCAAGGTATGGTATAGACACCATCAATCACTCGCATACGACTAAGGCTATAAGGGATCTTAACGGCGTATCAGGTTATAAAGTAGAATACGGCTTAACCTTTTTGACATACGATCCTTTTATTAGGATATCCAATCCAAGGGAAGAATATAAGGCTGCGAAAGACGAGCCTCGTATATCCGAAGAACCGCTTACTCACATATCAAGGGTGACAACCCCTTATTTCCTGTACGGCGGCGATGAAGCATATACATCTGTTCCGGCTAAGGTAGAACCTATACCGGAGAAGATAATGGGTCGTAATGGCATTAAATTTGGTATGAGTGTAGTCGAGTTAACCAAATTAGGGTACAAAAAAGCTGGTGGAAACTGGATATATAAATTCTATATGAACTCAGGTGTGTATGATTTGTATAATATCAGTACCGGTGAAGCGTTTAGGGCAAAACCGGATCTTGGAGTTAAGATAAGTTCCAGCGCATTCATCCATTCTTTATCTCAATCTGGTAGGAAAATACAAAATATGATTAGTAATATGAGCCAGGAAGAGATAGATAGGAATAAGAATCTTGTAGAAGGTTCTGATAATTCGGATTCGATAAATGAGTTAAATAAGGAGTGTTGAGTATGAGAAGGAGATACGGAGATGTTTCAAGTTTTGTTCAGTATCAGTTGAAGACCAATCAGCAGGGGAATATAGAGGTTTATGTTGATGACAGGTTTGTTGGAAACGTAAGTGAAGGAGTCTGTAATTGGAAGGATATTGAATACAAGAGTAAGGTTACTATATCTTTGAAAGGAGTCGAGGATAAGGCTAAAACTTCAAGTAAAAGAGTCGGTCCTTATTGTCGCATTTATAGCATATTTGGAGAAAATGAATCTTATCATGCAGGTCCGGATAGTAATATAAAAAAGAGTCCGGTTACCACCTTTATAATGTATTGTTATAAAAATGGGGATATTACAACTACCACTACTTATACTAAAAATTTATCTAGAACTCTTCAGATAGGTAAAACACAATTGACTATCAATTACAAACAAAGTAAAAGTCAGTATTTCTCCGGTGGTCCTGGAGATTATGTAACATCCGTATCTGATTTCCCTTTTGTTACTGGTCCAGGAAATGATAGCGTTGAGTTCGAAGGAGAGGGAAGATTGATAGTTGAGACAGAGGCTTCGCATTATGAAATAGAAGTTTCATAATTTCTATTTTTATACTATCTTTGTCTAAAATATTTATCACTATGGGTGTCAAATGTCAGATAGAAAAAAAGGAAAATGAAATAAAACGGGTTAAGGCTCCTAACGGGGAGCCTTCCGTTCTTTACGAAAGTGCTTTAAAAGTATTAGGAAACAGCGAGCGGGCTCTTCAGGTATGGGCTAAGGCTTACACTCCTGGTTTTTTGTCGTATTACGGTCATTGGAATAACCCGGCTCCAGGGGAGATGTTTGACACCGATCCCAATGGCGAACCTCTTTTAGAAGATGTGCTGTCGTATATGAAGCGTCAGACTTATTTTGCTGATCCTTTAACGGCTCAGGATGTTAAGGATGTAAGAGATGTTATGATATCCAATTCCATATATAGCATACGATCTCTTATTAATAGAGTTAGAAGCTCTTTTTATGTGGATGGCAATCTTATCCTAAATGAAGAAAATCTAAGAAGATCCGGCTTGTATAATGAGACGGAAATAAGTAGGATATTAGATAATCCTTCTGTATTCAATGAGGTCAGCTCTTTTATGAGGCTATTATTAGACTATTCTAATAACGAACACGATCTTGGGAAAGAGTTTTACTTCACAACCGTAGAAAAACCATACGGTCCTGTTGTGTATAAAAAAGGCGTCTTCAATAAATTAGGAAAGAGAGCATCATACAATCCGGCTGAAGTTTATGAGGCTATAAAAAATACAGTAGGAGGTATTAGTGTTGCTTCAGAGTTTGATGCTGCTTTCGGATCTTTATCTGATTCATATCCGGAGTTAGTTGAAAGATATCAGTCGGATAAGAGTTTTGCCTTGTCGATGTTCAACGAATTTTCGAATATGAACATCGTTCCGGTTGTGGCTTTAGAAGATAATAATATCGTAGAAGGGAAGAGACGGTCATTATCAAAGTTGCAAGATTATGCTTATTACAGCCCTATTGGATCTGAGTCATTACGAGCTCGTATATCAGCCTTTCTAAATAGGGTTAATGCTGATACAGAAGAAGACCTTAGAAGTATGATATGGGACGTAGAAGAGGCTTGTGTGGGTCTTGGTATAGATATCGTAGGCGTGTCTAAGGCATATGACGGAACAGAAGAATCGCTGAATAAAATTGATAGCTTGATGTTGGATCTTGATATTTATGTAGCAAGGCGCAACGATGATACTTATGCTCCTACTTTAGCTTCTGCTATTGATGACGTTCTTGGAGATAGCAGGGATCGCCGTGTTATGTTTTTGCCAGAGTATATGGATAATATGAATATCGTTTATATGGAATCTGACATAGATCCAGTATCGGCATTTGAAAATCATTCTCTGCTTTATCTTGGTGGAAACCTATATCATAAGGTAGAAAGAGATAATTTAGGTGATTTGTACGATATGGCTGCCGAGCTTGCCAAGCAGAGCCTAACTTATTTCCCACCTGGCATCTATCCAGAATATTGTTTTAAAGATGGTGTTTTAGATAAGCTCCGCGTGAAAAACGTAGATAGTAAGGCCCTTGCTGATTCTATTAAAAAATACGTCCTGTCTTATACCGATTCTCAGAATACGGAAGAGATGAATGCTACCAGATTGGCGTTTGGTCATCTTGTTATTCCTGAAAGTCCGTATGTTAATGAAGAACGGGAGTTTAGCCGATACATAAACAGAAAGCAGGACAAAGAGAATCCTTTACTCTTATTCGATTTATACCAATCTTATCTTGAAAATAAGCTTCATAATACGGAAGTGTATGAAGGGGCATACAAGTATCTTGACTTTAAACCAGATTATTTGCTGGGTCTTACCGTTTCAGATCCGGATACGTTAAAACAAATTGAACTATCTTTGGCAGGTAATGATCGTGAACAGCTATTTGAGTATAGCATGAGCAGTACCGATCCTTCTTTTACAGATCTGTTCTATTTGGATTATTATGATATGTTATATGCCGGTTCTGATTTCTATCACGATCTTTTCACAAAGCATCCTAATCTCTTAAATGAGGTTCGGGATCATAACATAACTAAGCAGGATGGTAATGTTATCGTAGAAGGGTTGTATAATAATTTTATCAGAATAGGGAACACAGTGTTCACTAAAGTCGGCGAGAGTAGTTCCGGCTCTATCTACCAAAATCTAACAGGAACCGAATCGGAGGTGAAATACGATTCTACTCAGAAGGCTAAGACGGTAGAAACTGATTACGCTCCATACCAAAACAGATCTGGCTTGACGCAAGACATGACCGTAAGCAAGTCTGAATTGGATGATCTTAACAAATTGGAATGCAGGTAATTTTTGTATATATATATATATAATATAGTTTTTTCATAGTTATAATTTGGGAAGTGAGGCTTGTGAAAGTCTCACTTTTCTTATATATGCACGTATATCAATAACATACAAGAAAAGTTAGATTTTCATTGTTTATGAATTATTTTTGTTAAGTTTGCAATATTAGTTTCAGGAAGGGATTATGGAAATAAGGAAAAAGCAAGAACCGAACGTAACTAATAACAGTAGGAAATGAGAATCAGTACCATCAAACGTAACAACAGCATTCATCTTATGTATAAAAACATTATGAATGATTTAGGTCAATTAAGAACTGTAGTTTCAAAATCCTATATTTATAATCTGATACAAAATCAAACCGGATTAAGTATCAGAATTATATCCCATGTCTTGAATCACACAAAAGAACAGGATACAGATTCTTTGTGAAAGGCATACATTTTCCTACATTTGTGTGTTCTTTAGTTTTTAGATTTAAGTTTTTCATGGTATTAGTTTAGATTAGTGTAGATCAGGGCTCGCAGTGATGCGGGCCCTGGTTTGATTTAAAAAGTATTAAAATATTTGCTATTTAAGATCCTGTTCCTATCTTTGTTTCAGAAACAATGAACAACGAGATCCCACCTCTGGTTGTTTGATGTTGAAAGATATTTTTGGCTCATTAGGGTTTGTCATAGTGGGATCTGACATTCTCTTTTGGGCCTATTTTTTTTATCATGGATAAAGTTTCTGTTTTTGAAAGTTCGGATTTTGGAGAGCTTAGAATTATTGTAGATCCAAAAGGAGATGTTTGGTTTGTGGCGTCAGATGTGGCTAAATCTCTTGGATATATAAATGCTAAAGATGCGGTAAAAAGACATGTAGATGATGATGATTCTATGCTTTTGCAAGTATCTGATAATCAATGGGGCGTAAAACGATCTATATTGAAAACCAGATATATAGATAGTATAAGAATAATTAATGAATCTGGTTTATATTCTCTTATATTATCTTCAAAATTAGAGTCTGCTAAGAGATTTAAGAAATGGGTAACATCTGAGGTTCTTCCTTCTATTCGTAAAACAGGAGAATACAAAACAAGTTCAGGCGGCAAGGGAATTTTGGTTCCTGACTTTTCTAATCCAGCAGATGCGGCAAGGGCATGGGCTGATCAGTATGAAGCTGCTCAGAGAGCTATAGCTGAAAAGTCGCAGGCAGAGGCAGAGAAGCAACAAGCCTTGAAAACAATAGAAGAGCATAAACCTGATGTGGAATTTGCCGAGTCTTTTAGGAAAGTAGACCATAATAATATGTGGTTGATTCGTGATATTGCTAAAAAGTTAGAACAGAATGGTGTTATTATCGCCGAAAAGAATCTTCGATCATTTCTTGAAGAAGCTAAGTTTATGTTTAGAAACGGTCTTGGAAAATGGGAACTATATAGCAATGTTGTAGCTAAAGGATATGGAGTATATAGGTCTTATTTTGTTGATAAATATTCTGGTGAAAGAGTTAATCAACAAACTATCTACATGACAGGATCTGGATACGAAGTGACCCTCAATGGCATAAAAGGAAAACTCAAAAATGTATTTTTAAAATATGGTAAAATTCTACTTGCTTTATGCAGATAGTCTTTGATCTTGTTATTCCTTTTGTCGGTTAATGACCTTATTTGTTTTGAAATCTGTTTATTGTCTTTTAACTTAGATTTTAAGAATGCTAACCTTTTGTTATAATATTGGTTAATAGACTTTAGTGGTCTACCATTGATGATAAAACAAGAACCGGTGTTTGAAACACAAGATGCTAAATTATCCAATCCTATGTCGATGCCAAGATAGTTCCCATTATCGGACATAAGATTCTTTTCCTTCTTATTGTAAACTATTTCAAGAACAATATACCCATTCTTAGGAATGAATCTAAGTTGTTGAATATTTTGCTTGTTAGTTCTTGTTGTAAAGGAAAACTGTTTTGGTAACTTAACAATGCCTTGTTTTATCCATTTTTGAGAAAAAGCATTTGTTGCAAAAACAGCAGGAAACAAACCACCCTTGTTGAGATACCTTGGCATTCTTACTTCCTCAGAATACTCACCTCTATTCTTTTTATTAAAGAGATTGAAGAAAGATTTAAAGTTTCTATCAACCATCATCAATACTTGTTGAGCAACCGGTGCTGGTAAAGCACCGGTTGCTCAACATCATTTTCTGTTCTTAACTTCTTTTCAAGAGAATAGTAGTTTAGGTACTTATACTTTACAGTATTATCATCCTTGTATTGAAAATAATACTGTCTAACAACATATAACCCTTTATTGTATAAGTTTTTACACTTATGCAATAGATCATAAAGTTCATTGTAATAAACAGAACTTGGTTTGATCGTATGTTGTTCGACTAATCTCATGACACAAATATAGAAATTATTATTTATATATGAAAACAAATTGGCGTATTTGTGGTGTAAAGTTGTATATAATTACCTAAAGATGTTAAAAATTGGCTCGAATCTTTACCCAAGATCTGAACCTATTTTTTTTCAATACCAGGCCCGATGCGATTTTAACGTATCGGGTTTTTATTTTAATTCATATTGTTTTATTTTAAATCTAATTAATTCATGAATGTCGTACTTTTGTTGAAAAAGTATTCTATATGGAAAATAAGGAAGATTACGTTGGTTACGAAGATCAAGAACTGTGTAACCGGTATTACAAAGAGGCTGAAGCCATGAGGCAAAATCAGGACTGGCCTCGGCTTAGGGCTGTCCCTGCTCCGGCTAAGGGAACGCCATCGCCCGGCTGGGGACAGCTTGGACGTGGAAATGATGTCCGTGTTAAGTATGTTAGCATCAATTCAGGATTAGGAGGAGATAGGTTATGACTGTAGAAGAATTGGTTAATAAAAGATACGGTGGCGAATTTGTTTTCATGTTTGGTCATCTTGAAGGTAGAACAAGATTCGTTTTTGAATGCTTTGATCCCAGACCTGATCACGAAGGTAAAAACACTTATATGGTTTCCTATTTTGATAAGGGACTTCGTAGAAGAGATGTGGTAGATGTGCCGTGTTATATGAATATTTTGCCAAAATAATGGAAACATTAATCTTAGATGTACCTGTATTTTCCGGTAAGATTATTTCTCCTATCTGGATTAAAGCCGTAAGAGATTTTCAATCCAAATCGAAGACAGAAAGAGACTCGTATTGTTTGATTTGTGGATGTACAGGAGGGTGTAACTTGTGCGATGATATAAGTAAATATAGGATTTCAGAACAATTAAAATATTACAAATAATGGAATTAAAAGATTCAGTCAGGGTAATGACTAAAGAAGAGTTCGAATCAGCAATCAACGAAGATATTAAATTCGTTGAAGGAATTAAGCATTTTTTTAAACATGATGATGCTACGAGGGTAATGGAACACGTAAAGTCCGTGTTAGAGGCATCAGTAGACTACCACTACCCGAATCATCCTGAACCTGAAGCAGAACCTGGAGACATGGGAGAGGTTTCTGATGGATACCATACTTTCAATGAATTGTATCGGTACCGCATGTTGTATAATGCCGCCTTCTTTAATCTATTAGCCAGAAACGGACAGGTTGAAGTTTGCAAATCAAGGAGACACAGCGATGGAGAAAAATGCTTCGGTTCTGATGATTGGTTTATTGTGATGGCGATCCTACCTACCGGTCAGGTATCTAATCACTATGAAAGCAAATACTGGGATTTGTTTGATGTTCCTGAAAGAGAAACCGCTTTCGAATACGATGGCCATACACCAAATGAAGCCTCCGACAGACTTGAAAAGTATCTCAAACTGCCTCGTCATGGCATGACATTCGAACAGGCTTTAGAACGGCTTAAATTAGGTCGTAAGATAAAAAGAATCGATTGGGGTAAAAAGTATATCTGTATGTTTGACGTAAATATATTGATGATAGATACAGGTCAAAAAGTAGCATCAAATTGGAATCCAACCGAACATGATATTATGTCTAATGACTGGGAGATTGCGGGATGAGTTTGTATATCCGAAATAACATTAAAACAATATAATTTTATTATAAGGTTTTAATGTACCATAAATGGTCCGGATATTAGCCTAAGCCTTGAAACGAAGGCTACGTTATTTAAGAATAGATAGTTACCTACGGATGTTTACCCAAGTCTGTAGCTCTAAGGTAAGTGATTAAACAGTTCTGGTATTCAGGAACGGTGTTGCTTACTAAAAACCTTAAATAACATTGGCGATGGGTACTAACAGAGTTTTACTCTGACTTATGTTGAATAAACATTAAAAACGTTTGTAGATATGGTGTACGTACAAGACATAAATGGTAAACCTTTGATGCCCACAACAAGGCATGGTAAGGTAAGACGACTGCTTAAAGACAAAAAGGCAGTCGTTGTAAACCTATGTCCGTTTACCATCAAATTAATGTACGTTACATCTGATTACAAACAGGAAATTGTTTTAGGCGTTGATGCTGGAACTAAACATGTTGGTCTATCAGCAACGACGAAAAGCAAAGAACTTTACAGCAGTGAAGTAATTCTTAGAAATGATATCGTAGATCTTTTGTCTACCAGAAGAGAGCTACGGAAAGCAAGACGGAACAGGTTAAGATATAGAAAACCTCGTTTTGATAACAGAGTAAAAAGCAAGCGTCCAGGATGGATAGCACCTTCGGTGAAATACAAAGTAGACGCCCATATTCGTGTTGTTGAAAATGTTTGCTCTATATTACCAATATCTCGTATTGTTATTGAAGTAGCTCAATTCGATACTCAAAAGATTAAGAATCCTGAAATATTAGGTAAAGAATACCAGGAAGGTGATCAACTTGAGTTTTGGAACACAAGGGAGTATGTTTTAGCAAGAGATGGACATAAATGTCAGTATTGTAAAGGAAAGTCAAAAGATTCTATACTGAATGTTCATCATATTGAGTCTCGAAAAACCGGAGGGGATTCCCCTTCTAATCTTATAACTTTATGTGAAACCTGTCATAAGGAATACCATAAAGGTAATATAGATTTAAAGATCAGAAGAGGCAAGTCGCTTCGCGACGCAGCCGTAATGGGAATTATGAAATGGAGGTTGTATGAAGAGTTAAAATCCAGATACGACAGAGTTTTTATGACGTTTGGTTACATTACGAAACATAATCGGATTAAATATGGGATTGAAAAATCCCATACATCCGACGCGTTTGTCATTTCTAAGAATATTAATGCGAAACGAATCGAACGTCAATATTTAAAACGTTTAATTCGTAGACATAATAGACAAATACATAAAATGAAAATTTTAAAAGGGGGGAAGAAGAAAAACAATCAAGCTCCTTTTGAGGTTTTCGGTTTTAGGTTGTTTGATAAAGTGTTGTATAACAATAAAATATTCTTTGTTTATGGAAGGAGAAAATCAGGGAGTTTCAATATCAGGGATTTCAACGGAGAAAATTCAAAAGATGTTTCACGCAAAAAGTTTAAACTCATTAGAGGGAAGAGGCATCCGATTATATTAAAGTAAATGAACGGATTTAATAAATTTAATAGAAAAACGTATCATGTATAATAAAGAAATAGTAATATGCGCGGCCATCTGGGTGCAGGACGGCAAGAAGCGTCCTCATCAGCCCACCAATATACCATCCGGCGCCGTATTTTGTGGATTGAGACATTGTTCTATCATTTCTCAGTTTGCGGCATACGGTATAGCTCATAAAAACCGCAGTGTTCAAGGATTTTTGACAAGCAAGAACCGGTTTCTGACGAGAGAAGAAGCGTCTGAGCTTGTTAAGAACAATAATCAGGAGATGGTAGTAGATAGGAATGCTATTAGAGAACAATTGTATTCAGAAGATTTATATTAACTAAAAAACAAAACAACATGGGGTTTAAAATCAAAAAGTCAATCATTTATAATATGATGAACGGCAATCAGTTAGAGTATGTATTTGACAACATTAATTTAGATCATATCACATTTAAAGGTAATGGTAAAGAATCTTTTTCATTTAACAGAGCCCTTGTTGAAAATTTAATTGAGACATTTGATACTATGCAGGATATATACTCTGATAATTACGGAATTAAGGTTTATACCGGTAATTGCATAATTCAACTGAATGTAAATCCAAAGAACTTAAGTGAATCCTTTTTTTGACGTATATGATAGAGATGAGATGAAATTGATATATAGTATAAAAAATAGTATCTTGAAAGAAATGTTTATCATATGATTACCAAGCAGGACATATCATAAAAAATGGCGGAATTGAACTATTTAAACAAATAATAAAGTCGGGTACGTAAGTTATCCGACTTTTTTTTATATTTGTGGCATGGCAAGAGGTTATTATTGGATACCGCAGACAGATGAAACGTTAAATGGCAGAAGCTATTACGTGGCTAAGATAGTAGGAGATATCACGTTTGATACTAAACGAAAAAGAATCGTATTTCAAGCTGATAGGTATTTCCCTGTAGGATCTGTTTTCCATTTTACGCACAATTGCTTCAACTATATCATAACTTGCCGACTTCGTAAGCCGGGGCTTTGGTTTGAAGCCAGAAGAGAGGATTCGGGCCCTATTTGCCCTGAAGATATTGAGCGCTTTGAATCGGGAAGGTTTATACACCGAGATGGGTACATGCATTACATATAAGCCGAACTTGACAATTGGCGTCAAGTTATAATTATTTTTTTTCATATCATTTTTAAGCTATCAGACTGAGAAGTTAGATAGCTTTATTTTTTATGATATGCTTGATTTTTAACTACCTTTGTCTTATAACAAAAATGTTTTACTATGACATCAACGTGTATTATTAAAAGAGATAATAGAAAGAAAGTTGTTTCTGTCTCTACCAGATCAGGGGACAGGTCTATGTTGTTTGATAAAATAGCATCTATTCCTCTTATGGAGAATAGGGAACGGGCTACTACTGTTTTTAAAACCGTATTTTCTAATAAGTTCTTAAAGGCTTTTGGCGACTGGAGAAAGAGAGTGCCTATCAATAAACAGGCCTACAATAAGGTGAAATCCAACATCTATCTTATTCCGGAAGCTTATAGAGAAAGGGTGCTGGATAAGGCTTCTAAGATGAGTAATCCTGTTCTTGTATCAAAATCAGATGCACCTTATGGGATTCAAGAATCAGGCTTCGGATTCTATAGCCAAGATCTGGGTGATAATATTATGTTGGTGGATGCTATGGTTCCGTCAAGTATTTCCGTACCGGAAGGACCTGGAATAGACGCCGGACAGTATCTACAAGATGCTATATCTTCGGACTTTACTCCCGTATTTATGGTACAGGATAAGGGTGTTAATTATATGGTTATAAAAGACGGTCTTAAGATATTTAGCCCAGAAGAGTTACCAGAAACAGATTCTAATCCTGTGGGTGTAACGTATCAGACCGGAGAGCCTCGTTTGTTTTTCATGAACGATCGTAATCAATTATTTGAAGATTACGGAGAAGCTCTTCGCTCTGGCGGGAATGATATTAGAATAGGATTCTTATCCGGCACCGTTCAAGAATCTACCGTGGATGGCGTGGCAGACATTACTTACAAGGCTGGAAAGTATGTTCTTAATAATCCCAAGTCTTTTATACCGGTCATGACCGCTTCTGCTTCTACTTCTTTATCAACGAAAGGCGGGATAATTAACTACCTTATAAAGAAAGGTCTTTTGTCCGGATCCAAGATATTCGATCCTGAAACAAGGAGCTATTATCTTACAGGAGAAGGACATACAGGACAAATTAGACTTTTCAATTCAGCATTATCCTACACCGAGCTCCGTAATCATTTTGGTTCCGATGTTTCCATGAACGACCAAGGTATGATAACCATAAGCTCGTTGGATAATAGTAAGGTAACTATGAGGCTCGCTACCGGAGGAACGGAGAGGGTTAGCAAGGAGCAGATAAAGAACGATCTCAAGTCAGGAAGATACAATGAATTGGATGCTAAGTACGATCATTTTGATGCGCTTGTAGTTTCATTCATATTAGAAGACAACGATCTTTATGCTGATACTAAAGCTAAGATCGTATCAGATTATAGCAGGCAGGAACGTGATCAACGAAATTCTATTGTCGAGATACTGAAAACGCTTGGCGTTAGTGTCATAGGTATGACCGATTATATAGAGAAGTACCAAACCAAATACGGGCATGAACCTTCTGCTAAGGCATTGGCGGATATTGCTAATAACGTAATAGCAGTTGGTGAAGATGCTACTTTATCTGATTTAGTAGAAGAAACAGCCCACTTCCTTGTAGAGGCATACAGAGATCAGAATGCTGTTGAGGCTGTTCTGCAAGATGTGGAAGGTACGGAAGAGTGGAACCAATATGCAGGTCAGTATTATAATACATACGGTAAAGTATATGAAGGAGCTGAGCTTGATAATGCTGTTAGGAGAGAAATTCTTGGAAAGATCCTCGCCAGGGAGATGCAGACCGGCACAGCACAGGCGCCGGTAGAGCCCACCTCCTTCCTGGGGCGCGTCCGGCAGCTTTTCTCTGGAATCGTAAGCTGGCTTAAATCAGCTTTATCAACCCAAAGACAAGATTTGAATAACGTTATTAAAAACATTCGTGATCTTGCCATTACTGACATAGATAAAGGATTTGACACCTCTCTGTTAAAGGATAATGACTTTACATTATACTCCCTTTCTTCTATGAACAAGAACAAGTTTCTTGAGTCCAAGATCAGATCACTAAGAAAAACATTAAGAGACTTACGTCAGATAAGCTCTGATAGGGCTGTAACTACGTCTATGACCCTTGCTCAGCTTAAGACCATAGAAGATAAGATAAATAAGGTAGAGACCGAAATAGACAAGAATGAGATGGCGGCTGCCATGAACAGCATGATCTCCACAGCCGAAGCTCAGGTCAGATACTTAAGTAATGTGGTGAACACCATCCTTCATGGTGATACCAAAGACGGTAAGCTTCACTTCAATACCAATGATCGAAAGAACGTAGATATTATCAACAATCAGGTTCTTCCGATCATGAACGATCTTCGAGGATATATCCGTAACAGAAGTACCGAATTTGATGAACGTGAAAAGCAGGATTATACAAATAGGATCAATACCGTCATTGCCGACATCAATGGTATTCAGTCTGATATTAAATCAGTACAAGACCTTGATGAAAGTACGTTGCTTGATAAGTTAATGAACGAACTTCATGTGCCGGCAGATAAGGTAAAGAGAGTAAAAGAATTTTTTGACAAGGTTCAACACGATGTTTCTTGGATAAGTAGGTGGTTTGGTATATTAGAGCATTCTTCCAGTCCGTTCAATAACGCTCTTGGAGCTATGATTGCCAAAGACAATTACAATGCGATGGTGAATGCCCAGCCCGCCATATCCGACTTCCTGGCATATGCGAAAAAGCATGGTTTTAACAAATCTGAATTTGAAAAACTGCTTCAGAAAGTAGACGGCAAAACTTCTAATTACCTTCGTAGTGCTCTTGATATGGCTAAATACGATCGTAATAAGAAGCTGGCGCAGATGCGAGCGTTTGCGACTGCCATGAACATAGAGATATCAGAAGAAGAAATTGGTGATGTGGTTGACAATAACCGTAATTACGTATTTAAAAGAGAAGTAGTTGACAAGGATGGAAATACGGTTACTGAAAACGCTAAATTCAAACCATCGTCTGATAGAGTTAATACCGATATTTTTACCATCGAGCAGGAAAAGATCTATACAGAGCAGATGGAAAAGTGGGATGCTGAAAATTCGGAACTGGAATTTAGTGAAAGTTATGCCACAAGAATGGAATCCATATACAAAAAGGCTGAAGAAGAATTAGGGCATCCAGTTTCTCAAACAACTAAAGAATATCTTAATGCTCTTTCCCGGCAAAAACGAATACTGAGGCAGCCTTTTATTGATAGCGGTGGTAATTTTGATGAGGTTGCTTACTATAAGAGTAGTAACTACGAAGAAGAAGGACTGCTTCGTAAACAACGTAAGGAAGCAGCTTCGGAATACATATATGTTGGTACCAGACGTGTTGAAAAAACCGGCGACCAACTTAAGATGGCTAAAGAAATACAAGCCATAAATGAAGTTTGGAGAAAAGAATCAAATAATGTCACTAATGCCGTATCAGAATCATTTTTGGAAAGATTGAGAACGATTCAGCGTGAGTCTGGAGGAGAAGCTGCGCTGAAGACACTTATGTTGGGAGGTCACCTGTCATTTAATGATCGGTTTTGGAATGATGTAGAATCGGAACAGTCGGCACGTACCGAATCAAATAACAAGGCTTCGTATCTCAAAATGGCGCATGATATCATTAGTTCTACAACAAGTGATAGAGATGCGACTGACGTGGATTCTATTGTGAAAGATATAGAAAAAAATAAGGCTATTATCAAGGAAATAATCGGAAACAATCGCGATGTGGCTGATATCGGAGAGATTAACGAAGCGACATTTACCTCATCTGAAAGAGATGCTTTTAGGGCCGCATCTGAAGCTATTGAAGCCGATTACGCTATTTTGATAGATTATGCTAAGATGGTGGGTCTTGAAGATATTGATAAGTACCTTACTAAAAGCAGTAAGGCTGAAAACGAAGTAAATCAGTCTTATTTAAATGCTCTTGCTGACTCCAAGGAAGTGGAATGGAAGTTCGTACAACGTCATACTACGGCGAAGAAAGCAAAAAGGATTCAGGCTTTAAGGGATAAGCTGTTTGAGGCTGCTGATAACCGATATTTGTTTACCGTATCTGAAACCAACTACCTGTCAGAAAAGCTTGGTATAAGCAAAGAATTAGACGGTAGAGATTTTAGGAATGCTGTTAATGCTAAGATGGCCAGCTTGTTTTTAAATAATACAAGAGAAGAGGGCATAGAAGAAGCTAATGCTATTGTTAACGAATTTGCCAGGAGCCAGGTCTTTTCGTACTATAAACGCATGGCGCCTACCGGATATGCGGCTATGATCGACAAAATAGGTCGAGGTGAGATAGATGTGGCGCAGATGGTTAAGGACGTACAAAACGGTACATCCACCCAAGATTATGGCATGGACATATCGTACCTGTCTTTCGACCCTGCAAGGGCATGGGTGGCTGAATCTGAAGCCGAAAATAGCGGCCGTAATCCTGATTATGTAAAAGATCATGGGTATGGTCATCGAATGCCTAAGAAAAGCCTATATCGTGATGAATCGTATTTCAATGACTTTGGTATCAAGTATGATGCTGACGGTAATGAAGTTGCTACTAAAAACGTAGAGCAGTGGAATATGATTCAAAAACTCAAGGAAATAAAAAGACAATCCCTTGATCTATACAAAGAGCAGAGCCCGAACCTGTATGCTATTCCACAGATATCAAAACAAGACATAGAACGTATGGAAGGATTGGGTATTAACTTCAAAAATACGGTTCGTAATTTTGTATCAGATCTGTGCCTGGACAGAGTAGACGATTCTCTATACGGTAAAACCAGGCAAGGAGAAGTGTATGATCCGGAAGACAGACTTAGGTCTATACCCAAATACTACATATATGAATTGGAGAACCAAGATGATGTATCTCACGATTTTGGCTACTCTTATTCTATGCTTATGATGCAGTCATCGTTATATAACGAAAAGCAGAAGTCTATAGAGCTTGCCCAAGGACTGGAGCAGATGTTACTGAATAAACAATTTGAAGGCGGTAAGAAGGCTGAAGCAACCCAAGCATATCAGATGTTCAGGGACTTCTTCAACGATCATTATTATGGCATTAGGATGAACACCAAAAAACTTACGGTGAACATCGGAGGATATACGGTAGACCTTACAAGAATTATGATGGCTGTTGAAAGATTTATGTCGGTCATGAACTTGGCACTGTCTCCGTTTGTGGCAGCTACCGGCGCCCTGACAGGTCATATCAACCTCATCATGGAATCTGCCGTAGGACAGTATATAAGCAAAGACTCCCTTAAATACGCATCGGCTGAATTTTCACGCCTTGCTCCATCTTGTATAGCAGAAACCGGAGACATAGATAGGAAAAGCAAATTATATGTCATAGGTGAGAGAATGGGGATATTCAATATCCGAAATCGTATGTATGGTGCCGGATACAATAGAGTGGCCAGGACCTTAATGCGTTCACCTATGTATGCTTTTATGGAAATCCTGAACTACCCTCTTGATCCGCAGGTTATGATTGCTACTATGGACAATGTTCGTTATTACAAAGGCCGGTTCTACACGTTCCAAGATTTCAAGATGGAAAAAGAACGCAATAAAGAACAGAGTACCATAAAAAGAGAATGGAATGCATTAAAAGATCGTACTTTATGGAGTATGGTAGATGTCGTGGATGGGAAGGTGGTTGTAAAGCCCGGATCAGGTGTTACTGTTGAGGAAGTTGAAACCCAGATGGCTATAACCAGGAATCAAGTCCGTAGCTTGTCGCAGATATGTAACGGATCTTTGAATGAAGAAAACCGAACTGCCGCATCGCGCAACTGGATAGCCAGGTTCATGACCGCCCACCGAGGCTGGCTGGTGCTGGCAGCTCAACGTCTGTGGAAAAGACGTGGCTTCAATTTCCAGACAATGCAAGAAGAGGAAGGGTTGTCAATTACGTTAAAGAATATGATAGCCAAAACATTTAGCCTGGCTTCCGAGTCTGGTATGAAAAACATCATAGATGCCTGGAACGAAAATAAAGACAATATGAATGAGGTAGAAAAAACTAATCTCAAACGCCTCAGTGTCTATGCCGGCACGTTCCTTATCATGCAGGCCGTATCTATGCTTCTTGCCGGATGGCGTGATGATGATGAAAACGAAGAAAGTTGGCTTACTCAATTTGGATCCTATGTCGGATTCAGAACCATAAACGAAATAGCTTCACAGATGCCGTTTATTATGGAGCTTAACGTGGTAGATATCATTAACGATCCGTTTGTTATGGGGCGAAAACTGAAGGATCTTACCGATCTTAGGAATTATTCACTTGATAAAGTAACATCCGGTACATACAAGGGAGAGTCTAAGTTATTTAGGCAACTCGCCAAACAGACGTTTATCAAACAATGGTATAATATCAAGACGCCGGAAGACGTAGCGCGCGCCTATAATTGGTGGCAGCAGACGAACAACAAGTCAATGATGTTCTTCATCGGCGCTACTCCTGATTCGGAAGGAGACGATGACGTTAGTTACAAATAGACGAAGAATATCGGACTTGCATTGTTTTTGTATGATTCCAATATGTTATATTAGCATCGTCAAAGAGTAGATTGTACGTTTTTTGTTCTTACTTGAAAGATTATGTAGGTTTAATTTTTTCTGAAATTGTTTTCTTACCGGTTCTCAGTCAGAGATAATAGAGAACCGGTTTCTTTTATGTTGTCAATTATTGCTATCTTGCAAACAAAAAATCATGAAACGAAGATTTCAAATAGGGATGGGGGTAAATCCCTCGCTTATAATCAATAAAGGCATATACATCCAACATGTAGATGGAGGATTATATACAAAAGAAAATTGGTCTAATAAAGGATATTCCAATGATCTATGCAATGGAATAGCTCTTGTAGATAAAGTGTGTTTTGTTATAGCCACCGAATATATTGGCACATTTCGTTGGGGTAAGGATGGAGAAATAGAAAATATATTTGCACAAGATAGTTCTCATATGGGAACTATTAAAAAGGATTATTGGGGGGCGTGAAAATCAGAATGCGTATCTTGAATATGATACCAGTAATACAGATTACGCTTTTAATAAAGCTAATAGCTATTTATTTAAAAATGGTCAAAATGGATATGTAGGTGGCGCCGGAGAGTTTTTTTTTGATATCATTGTATGCTAATGAAATAAACGAATGCCTTTTAATGGTAGGAGGTACGATAATGAGTAATAGAATGTGGACATCCACTCGAAATGAAAAATTTTCCTATTCGTGGTATTATGATATAAACATCCAAGGAGATCATTTGGATACAGGTTCAAGGGGTAGTTCACATTATGTCCGTCCTTTTACTGAATTAATTTTATAAAATTATGAGAAGAAGATTTGAAAATATTAATACAGTTGCTGGCGGCAAGATCCCTGTTTTTGCTTGTTCGATTGTGGCCCCTACAACCACATGGCGAAATCCTGTACCTATTCTTGGTTGTAGATACCGATCTAATGGAGCAACTATGGCGGCTTCCTATGTTTTAGATGAAATTAATAATAGCAAGGTATGTACGATGGGCGGTAATCCTATAAATTGTACGATATCAAATTCTGGACAATATATCCAGGCTTACTTTAATGAAGGATCGGTAACAGGTGATATTATGTTACAGTTTACGATTAGAGACGTTTTTTATTATTTCTTTATTACAAAAGGACCCAATCAAGTACCTCAACTGAAATTAAGTCCAAGTACTCACCTTATTCATTCAATATATAAGATAAGTACAATTGGCAGCTTTGTTCCTATTGACACCTATGTAGAATTATAATAAAAGATATAAAAATAGTACTAAAATGTATTAGTATAAGATAAGACGGTTATTAATCATATATTACAATAATCCCCAACCGTACACCTATTGTATGGCCGGGGATTATTGTAGTTACCATCTTTTCTTGTAACAAGAATCCACTACCTTTACCTTTTCTTCTTTGTTCTTACCATAATTAAATTCATACGCATCTTCGAATGAATAAAAAACAGCATAACACGACATGCCAAACATATCGTATTTTATCCTGTTTTTCCATTTCCCAAAAATGTTTTGATATTGGCATCAATATTCTACTTCCCCATTAGTTAATTTCCTTTCAACTATTCTAAGAGGAATATGAAACAAGTTTCTAAGCATTAACTTCATGACCTTCCCTATCTGTGAAAACTAAACCAATACCTTCTACAATATATCCTACTACAGGAGCTTTGTCAAATTCCTCCTTCGTAGCCCAAGTAGCATTATCAGGCATCAGATCCTTGAATGCGTCCGAAACATCACCTTGGCACCAGCAGTTATTTGATACAACAATGCCTTTCCCTTCGATATTGATATACATCTTTCTTCCACCACATCCAAGGCTGTTCCATCCGCTCGGTACGTTTTCCACCATAGGCTTAAGCACCCAGCTTTCACCGTCTATCCTAACCCATCCTGGATCGTCTTTGTGCTTGTCGTACATATTTTGCCAAAAAGAGCATTCGTAGCACCACCCCCTGTCTTCCATGACAGTTCTTATCTCACACCTTTCAAATCCATCTGCATCCATCGTGTGCGGAGAATGAGGCTGGTGAGGGGTGCCACATTTTGGACATACGAGTTGGTAATTATATACAAGTTTACACCTGTAATATTAGTTAATAAATTTCTTAACCGGGTTATACCCAAACCCTGTATAGGGTGGCATTACTGCATCCCCTTTTACTTTTCTCATAATATTATAACTTCCGTTGACATCAGCGTTTAACAACACACCGTCTTTTGTCCTAAAGATTCCTCTTTTCAACCTTTTACCAACGTAAGTATTATGATGACATACTTTCTCCAAATCATAAGAACTGCATTTTGACGTATGAGACTCATTTACTACAAAGAATCTTAGTCCTTGTCTTTCTGATTTGTACTTTAACATTGATATAAAATCACCAAATGGGATAAAAACAAAATTCTGGTTGCTTCTCTTACCTATATTAACTTCCTGTTTCCATCCGTCATTATGACCTATTATCAATGTAGTTATATTATCTTCAACACAAATATCTATGATTTTTTTACTTGCTTTATGAAGATAATCCCTTACCTTGCTATTTCTTTTTCTTGTTAAAGACGCTAACCGTCTCGAATTTTTCTTGCCATTTACTTTCTCCAATTTACTTTGTAAAAACGAACGTTTCTTATTATAATATTGATTGATGGATTTCAACTTTCTTCCATCTATCAATACCGGTTTGTTACTAACGTTAGTAACAACAGAAGCAAGGTTATTAACACCTAAGTCTATAGACATTATCCTATTGTTGTCAACTTTTTGTTTTTTACAACAAGATTCGTAAACTAATTCAATAACATAACATCCTTGTCTTGGTATTATCCTAACTTGTTTAACACTACCTTCTTCACACTTTGTTTTTAAGGGAGGTAGTCCTTCTTTCTTAGGGAAATAAATATATTCACCTCTATGCCGTATTTGGGCATAAGAATAGTTAAAAACATTCCTGCCCTTTACCTTATCCTTGTACTTAGGGAACTTAGGACATCCTGTGAATTTCTTGTTATCCCTTTTCCAAGCCTTAATAGAAGAGAAATAAGATTTTAGATTCTTATCTAATCCCATCAATATCTGTTGTGAAGAAGATCCACTTAATGCCCTGAAATCAGGATTGTTTTCAGATACCATTTTCTTGTTAAGATCCGTACATCTAATCCACTTTCCTGTATTAAGGAACTCTTGTTTGATAACATAAAGTCCAGCATTATACAGGTTCTTTGACAAGAAACAGATACGATCTAACATCTTATATCTCCTATCACCTTGGGTAATTATATGTTGTTCTACCAAATACATGCTGCAAACATAAATAGAATATTTTAAATACGCTATTTATATTTCACGATCTTAATAGAATCTCCGATATTGTATTCCCCTTGGTATCCAACGAATTTTATAAGCCTATTATTATAAAATATTGAAATTCTTTCGTCTTCAGCATAATACATCACACGTTCACCCTGTAAAGGACGTAGATCATATATAACCCATCCGTCATTAACCTGATGATTATTTGAACATGATGATAATACTAATGTCATCAATAAAATAAAATACTTCATATTATTTTCAGCATAAAAATTTGTAACCAGGCTTAACTGCTTCCGCCTTTTCTTTAGTATCAAACATTAATATAGCAGTGGATTCCATACCCTCACAAAAGTAAGATACTTTTATTCGCCACTTAAAAACATCCGGGCCGTAATCATTATAATACGGCTCGGAAATAACTTCTTTCACGTACCCATATAAGTAATTCATGACACTTCCTTGTTTTTAGATTCTGCTTCTTCCAGTATGCTGATCACCTTATCAACAATATACGAATCAGACATCTTTTCAATAAAAACATCCATTGCCGAAGCTACCCTATCCGCTTCCTCTTTCGTAAGAGGGACCTCACCGCCGGTAATAATATCTGACAGCGAAACAGACAACCTTCTTATTTTATCGATACTCATAAACATAAATGGGTTACCACCTTGTCCTCCACCCATTTCTTTCATAATCTTATACCCGTCAGAGATAAGTCTTCCAGAGGTAGTGGCCAGGCTGGAGATAACGATAGCCAGGACCGCCACCTCCGTCCTCTCCTCCGACAGACCCTTCGACGACACGCCGGCTTTTATGGCGCCGGCCAGGTCGTTTATGTATGGCATGAGACAGTCTTCCATGACCTGTGTTATATCAGCAATAACCTCACTACGCTCTTTGTTTATGTAGTAGATAGAAGCATTGTACCTTTTTATCTCTTTGTCCATCTCATTTAAAAAACGCTTAACATTATGTCTGTACATAGGACCGCTCTTAACCACTCCCTTCAGCTTAAGAATGTAATTATAAGCCTGGTCGTTTACGAACAACGTCATGGTCTCAACCGTCGAATGAAGCGTGTTAAGACTGTTAAGAATCTTATCGAAATTATTTATCAAATAAGCTTTTCTGGCTTTTGCTGCATAGTTAATCATCGCATTTAAATTTTAGATTTTCAAGTTCATTCAATTGTTTCTTAGTAGACTCGATCAGGTACGTTCTCCGTTTCTCTGCATGTTTTAAAGCTTCTTCTTTGCTCTCAAAAGCATCCCTTCCTATTTCATAAGGAGTAAACCTATCAGGAATGTCGGCTAACAAAAGACCATCATACTCTTCTATCTTAGCTTTTACTTTTCTTATTATACCGTCTCTCATGCACGCATCTGTAATCCATATGAATCTATTATATTTTTCTAATTCCTTTTCGTACAATTCATACCATTCCGGCTTAGGAAATCTTAATGTGAATCTAATTTCGGTATCTTTCTCTAAGACATTAATCTCATACGCCTCCGGCCACAGTTCTTTTATGCTGTCTTCATCTTCAGCATACGCCACCAATACAAATGAATTACTGGATTCTGCACTACACCAATATGGATATTTTATAGGCCATTTGACTGGACGGTAGTCATTACCGCAGTCGGATTTTTTAATGTAGAATCTTGCTCTAATCATATCGTTATTAATCTAATAATTTTTCTATTTTAATTGATTTTGATGATAGATACATATTCCATGTTCCTCTGCCTCTATCACCTTTTTCGTTTTGTTTTTGTATTGTCAAGTACAGATCTCCGTCTTCACATACTTCAACTTTTTTCAAGAAGCCTATCATTTCATCTCCTGCTTCGTGTAAAATACGGATCTTATCTCCTTCTTTTAACCCATAATTGGAATCAAAATATTCTTTTTTGATTCTATCAATATTGTCTTTATGTTTTTTTATAGCATAAAGCTCTTTTCTTAATAAATAATTTAGTTGTTCTATTGTCATTTCTTTTCCTCCTTATTTAATGGTATTAATCCTTTCCCGTGCTTATCATACCACAGCATAGCTATACAATTCCATGCACATTGTGCAAGATGAAAAGCTCCTGTATCTGAGTCTATTCTTTCCCCTTTCATGTATTCCATTAGGTGTCTGGCAGCCGCAGCACGATACCGTTCAAACCCGTTGTCAAGGTTCTGCCATTTATTGGGTCCGTACTTCTTTGCACCAGCATGATAGACTCTTACAATATCCTCAATCTCTTCCATTGGAAGCAAATCCCATCGTAGTTTGTCGTCAATGATGTCATTCTTTACCGACTTACTTTCTTTATTTTCAAAAAGAGTATTATCACTCTTAGATATATATTCAATTGGTATATCGAACTCCATACGACCTTCGTACGACAGTGTAACTTCTGTATCTCCTTTTTTGATATCCTTTTCACATGCAACCTTAAGTCCTTTTCTGGCTACTGTTACTTCACGAACATTAAGATCTCTGTTAAGAACTACATCGGTTCCTTTTTTAATAATAATATCGTCCATCTTTTATTTTGTTTTATCGTTATTTTAATTAACTGTCTAATAATATCGTCCATCATCTCCTACAAAGCGATCAAATTCTTCTCCGCTCATAACAATGCGGTTAATGATAATTATGCCGTTATTGCTATAATTATCACTTTTAACTCCCATATCATCAAGCTCCTTCTTTAAGTCTTCAAATGTGGGACCTTTCTTGTCTTTAAAAAATAAAGTAGCATGTGCAACCTTTCCGTTGTTTAGTTTTACCCTCACGGTATAGATATACCCTTTTTCCTCTTCATCCTTTTTGTTGACACCATCAAGGATGCTATTTATCATATCCTTGTCCTCACGTGATAGGTTGGATATGGCTATTCTGCCCTTTAATCTAAATATTTCGTTTTCGTTCATGACTTTCTGTTTTATTGTTTTCAAAATATTGTCTTACGGCTTCTATGGCTTTATCATCATCAAAAGCTTCTTCAAACTCCGTGTAGAACCTATCTCGCTCCATGCAGAATGTGTTTTTCCCTTCCGGTATAGGACGGAACACAACCACCCTCTCTTTGTCGTGATTGGTTCCTATTATGTTATTATCTAAGATAATAGAATACCTTCTTGAACTTTTGTTGATAACAACATCATGTTGAAGACCACACAATTTAAGTATTTCCCTTAATTCATTTGTTTTCATTTATATTACTCCTTCCAAATTTACTTTAATAGAACCATTTATGGTTTTAATGCTCCCATCTATGGTTGAAATCACATCATCTATATCATTTATAATACTTTCCATGTCATCAACCACCTCCTCCATATTAGTTACAGCCTGATCTGATTCCCAATATCTTTCTGAGTCTTGTAACGATTCCGGTATATTATCTCTCGCCTCAGTCTCTTCATCTAAAATCATATCAACATCATCTTTGGCTGAATTTATGTTGTACTTCAACTCCGATAACTTTGATTTGATGTATTCAAAATCTGTTTTATACTTATTTACGTTGTTAATAACATCCGATATTTTTTTTCTTCTCTTGTTGTTCATGCTTTTATCCTATTATAATATTCGATAATCTTTTCTTTTCTATCTCCTGGTTTTACTGCCATATTCTCAGCCAAGAACCTAAAATACGACACCGGTATGTCCTTGAATCTAATTCCTTCATATTTTCCAAACCACATTATTATACTATCAAGATCGTCTTCTCTCCTACCATCTCCATTCACAGATTTAAGCGAGGCTGCCCGGCGAAGGATCTCGTCTTTGGTAATAATATCACCCATCCTTATATTGGACAGAAGTTGATCGCCGGCAAACATACACCAGCCCTTAGAAGGGAATTGCTCGATTGTCAAGTCTTCTATCCGACCGAAACGCCTCATGTTGTCGCAGCAATCAATAATCAGCGCCTCTTTCTTGTCAGGATGGATGCGGACGGCGCGGCCTAATATTTGGTAATACGTTGAATATGAGAAAGTCGGTCGACCAAACATCACACAATCAAGTTCAGGAAAATCAAATCCGGTAGCAAGCGTTGAATAATTAAAAACCACCTTCAACTTACCTTCTTTGAAATCTGATATGATTTGCTCTCTTTTCTTTTTGGTTGTTAGCGATGTTACGACACCGGTTATGGCTCCCATCCTGGCATTCATGAACTCTGATATTCTATTACATGATTCGATAGAATCCATACAGACCAAAATGGCTTTACGCTCGTTCATAAGTTGAAGAAGGCGCTTGTAGATAGAGTTGTTTAAGCCGTTTCGTACAATACTTTCTTTAATAGATTCGTTGGTGTATTCGGCTCCGGTGCTGTTTAACATCAGAGCCGATTCATCAAATGACCATCGTTCGTACTTAAGTGGACACCAAAAACCTTGAGAAGTTAGCTCTTGTATTTGTATTACATGAACTAACTTCTTGAAGAAGTTATGCTCGTCTTTTGTCAGCATATTAAGTTTGCTATAGTTTCCTTCCAGCATGGAACTGTAGGCTCTGAGGCGGCAGGGAGTGGCGGTGAAGCCCAGCACCTTCGCCTCGGGAAACTCGCTCATAAACTCCATAAATTCAGAACCTTCTTCAGGAGAATATCCTGAATGACATTCGTCTATCAATAAGGTATCTATCCCTGTATCTTTCAACCTCGCTACGTCTTTCTTTATGCTTTTAAGTGTAGCATAAGTCATAGCCGATAATTCCTTTACGCCACATGAGGCAGAGTATATAGTAGGTTCGGAGCCAAACGATACAGCCTTAGCATAATTCTGCTCCAGAATTTCTTTTGATGGCTGCAATACTAACGTTGGTCTATTTATCTCATGTGCTATCTTGGATATCAGAAGGCTCTTACCCGCTCCGCATGGGGCTACTATTATGCCAGGCTTTTTAGATCTTCCTGTAAGAAACTTAAGCCCGGCATCTACTGCTTCTTTCTGGTAAGGTCTAAGTTCAAAGCCCATCACAATCTATTATATTATTTTTTGAAAGTTCTATTATCGCCTCTTTCAACATCTCCCTTGCTTTATTCTCATTATCTTCAAACAGGCATACACTGCATGTAGCACCTTTGGAGGGGTAATCTCTGTAGGCTTCTGCTCTTTCTACAACGTACTCACAACAATAGTCGTGACTCATGTCTTTTGCTATACTTATGAAATGATCTTCTCCATCCATCAACACGCAATATTCAGCATCGTTTTCGCATGCAATAACACCTTTGTTTTTTAAAATGGATAGCACTTTATTTCCAAAAAGTCCAATATAGACCCATATACCTTTCCCTGCATTTTTGTAAAAAATATCCATCCCTTCTTTGATTGTGACTTTCTTTTCCATAATCCCTTATTTTATATCAGTAATTAAAACATATCTTTCGACAATATCTTCAAGCTCCATAGAACATAACAAACTTGGGCTTTTTCCGTACTCGTACAGAGCGTACCCTTCCTTTATATCTAATATCTTGATTATATGCTTGCCTCTTTCAAATGGATCCATGAAGTAGCCTTTGTATTCGTATCTTTGACCAACTTTTATTTTGTCGGTCTTCTTCTTCATCTTATACCGATCTATTACCCTGCTTATTTTTATAAGAATCGTTACAAACAAGTATGATAATAAAAAGACCGCTGCTCCTGCTATCAATGCTTCTTTCATTGTATTTCTTTTAAGTAGTTAAACCATATATCCTCCAGTCTTTCCTGAAGCTCAAACGCTTTCTTGAAATTCCCGCATCTTACAGCAACGTCTCTCATGTATTCTACGTTTATAACTTCCGGATCTTGCCGGTATTTTGTTCTTAACTTTTGAACGTCCTCGTATTTCATCGTTTTATCTTTTTAGACGGATCCCAATCCGAAGAGAAAGGGCATTCGTTTTTGTTATGTAATCCAAAGTCGCAATAATAACACAGTGCTGACGGGCAGGGTAGCTTGTTTTGCGAAACAAGCTGGCTTAGGGTGGCACGCCGCTTGCTATACCTGGCTCCTTCTGCTCCCTGGATGTACGCTTGAAATGATTTTACACTATTATCTTCAAAATCATACATTTTAGACAAAGTGTCATTTAGCATCTCTATAGATTTTGTTTTACGTTCCTCATCCACCTTAACCTTTTGGTATTGTCTGGTTCTGGTAAAGAAATAGATGTTCATATCTGGTAGAACTCTACCATATTTTCTATAGATGTAAAACGAATATATAGGATGCTGTAAATTCGTTTCCAACTTCTTAGAATCAAAAACCTTATTCCCTGATTTCCAATCTATGACATAATGGTGAACTACGTTCTTGCTTTTTATAGCCAGATGAAGGTCTACCGATCCTACTATGTACACATGGGTATGAATTACCCCATTTATGTCAACTGGCTTAGGAAGGCGGTACGGCAGCACAAAATCTTCTTCGACTCCAACTATAGCGCCGTGTCTGATAAGTTTCTCACAAGGATTAAGATCACTATCAGCTATCATAAACCTATTGCCGTCTTTTTTAAACAGATCCACAATCCAAGCAAGAAGCTCCCCAGATTGTTTCATGGCTATCATCATATTTTCCGGTGATTGCCAAGGTATGTCTTCTTGGTAAGCATAGTAACTTATTGCTTCTCCAAGGTCTTTGCCAGAAGGCTGCCTTCCGTTCTTGAAGAAGTATTCCAGTGTCTTATGAATAACCGTACCATAAGACGTAGCTTCTTGTTTTTCTGTAGACCTTTTACCTTCCACATAAGTCTTATACCATTTCATTGGACAGGTAAGAAACGTATCTATCTGGGAATAAGATATGGCAAGGCGTTTCACTCCATTAAACTCCTTATATAGCAAATGCGTTTCCGGGACCATCATAAGTCATTGCCTTTAAACCCTTCTGGGTAATATACGACATACTTTTTACCGTCTTCTGGTGTCATGGCAAACTGCATGTAGTTATTACGATTACGATGCTTGCCATCTAATCCTCGCTTCCAATACAGAATCCCGTCTATATCCACATAAGATCTACCGCGTTCGGCTCTAACTACGTCCGTGTGTAGCAGATACCCGTCGGAAGACACGATCCATACTTTATCACCTTTGTTTAAATAAGATATTCTTTTTCTTACAATAACCTTTTTCTTATTATCCAATACAAATTCCTCATCAGTCATACTCTTCATCCTCCTCTTCTTCTGTTTCAAAATCAATTCCATAACACTGATCATAATGCTTGGTCAGTTCTTCTGGTTCTAAATCTTGTCCAAAATCCATATTAAAAATATATTAATCAATAAAGCACTAAAAATCACTATTCCTGCCGGCAGGAAATCTATGAATGCTGCTTTTATTTCTTCAATTAGGCCCAAGTGTAACCTTGGGCCATTGTATTTATTTTTTGTCATCTCCTTTTAGCTTCTTTAAAGTATCTGCAATCGGAAGCTGATCAATGACTCCCAATGCCGGAGCGACGGTCTTAACAACATTGTTAAGGAAATTACCGGTACTGTTCTGACCGCCGTCAAATACCGTGATATTTCCGAGGTTAATGTGCTCGAACGCCTTAACCTGTTCTCCAGCAATTTCTTTCCACTGATTAACCATCTTGTACTGGATGGCTATCTGAGGATTGGATTCTGCTGCTTCCACCATAGCCTTAAATCCGTCGGCTTCTGCCATCAACGACTTTTTCTTACCTTCGGCTTCTGCCTCCAGCTTCATCTGAATAGCTTTTGCTTCCGCTTCTGCTTTTGCCAAATGTGCTGCTGCTTCGGCATCAGCCCGGCGTTTGATCTTCTCAGCTTCAGCATCAGCTTGCAACATAGCCTCCTGCTTCTGAATTTCAGCCGGCACAATCTTTTCAGCTTTAAGCGCAGCTTGAACCTTCTTAGCTTTAGCTTCTTCCACTTCTTTATCAGCAAGCTCTTTTGCCGTTTTCACAGCCGCTTCCGATTTAACTCTCTCTTCTCCGGCTTTCTTTTCTGATTGAGCTTTGATAACCTGTAGCTCTGATTCTGATACAGCAACCTCTTTCTGGGCATTGTTGTAGCCTACAGAAGCATTTTTCTCAGCCTCAGCTTTCTTAATCTGAGCTTCAGAGTCTTGTATTGCTATAGCTGCTTGTTTATCAGCCTCAGCCTTATTCTTTCCGACTTCTTCCATTCTTTCAGCTTCAGCTTTGTTTACCTCAAGTTCTGCCTTAGATCTTGCGATCGCTGATTCCTTATCAGCCAAAGTCTTTGCAATAACCGCAGCCCTATCTCTATCGGCTTGAGCTACACCGATCTGTTTTTCTTTATCGGTTAAAGCCAAAGCTACTTCTTTTTCTTTCTTTGTTTCAGCTACTACCGTTTCCTTTTCTTTTTCAGTATAGGCAATTTGAATCTCTTGCTCTTTTTGGGTATTAGCTACAGCCGTTTCTTTTTCCTTTTGCTGTACAGCAATCTTAATAGCACCCAGCTTTTCCTGTTCTTCGATATTAGCCTGTGCTTCGTTCAGGGCCTTACTTTCAGCTTCTTTGCCAAGATTCATGATATAGCCGGCTTCGTCTCTGATGTCACTGATGTTGATATTTAGGAGGTAAAGGCCTAACTTATTAAGTTCGTTATCAATGTTTTTTCTTGCCTTATCCAAAAACTCATCCCTGTCAGAATTAAGTTTTTCAATCGTCATTTCAGCAATGATCAAACGCATTTGGCCATAAACAATATCCGTAATAAGATTTTCAGTAGATTCAGTATCCATCCCCAAAAGCCTTTCTGCTGCATTCTGCATAATTTCAGGATTTGTGCTGATTGCTACTGTAATAGTAGTAGGTACATCCACTCTGATATTTTGAGACGACAAAGCACCGGTGAGCCTACAATCTATTTGCATAGGCTCCATAGACAAAATATCATAGCTTTGAATAATAGGCAAGACAAATGCCGCTCCACCATGATATAATTTCGCCGATTTCTTTTCCCCACCTGTCTTACCATAAACGACCAAGACCTGATTAGGCTTACATCTACGATACCTTGATAAGACTCCGATGATTGTCAAAATAATCACTATAGCTAAGATAGCTGGCACGTACATGATTGTTGTCATAACTTTTAAAATTTAATTGTTGATAAAAAAATTAGATACTTAATTCTCCTTCTTCATATTTTATATTCACCTTGTCACCGTTTTTGTAAGTTTTTCCAGACAAGCATCTTACTCTCATTTGCTCTTGTCTTCCATTTTTCAAAATATTTACCATATAATGATTCTTCCCTGATCTAAATACTATCTCCACTTCTCTGCCATTTAAATCTTCCGGACATTCGTACACCATTTCTTGTTTTAACTTAAGAAGTAACTTATATACGTAAAACAAAACGATAAAGAAAAATGACCCTATTACGACCCCTACTAAATGGGAACCCGAAAAGTACGTAGTCCAGCTATATCCAAGAATAAAATGTGTTATGCCCTTGAATGATATGATGTCCGACAAAGACATGCTTAAATCAGAAGCGTTATCAATGTCAATATCCGTATCCAGATCAGATCCTAATATCGACAATAAAAACTGTATAACAAAAGCAAATGACGCTATTAAAGCCATGCATAAAATTATATCATTTCCCATATCCTTCTGTTATTATTTTGTAAACAAGATCAGTCATATCTTTGATGGATTCTGTATCATAATCAATAATAACGATATTGAATTTTTGTTCCACCATCGTATCAAGCTCAATTCGATCAATAGAATCTAATCCAAGTTCTTTAAACGACACATCTTCTTCATGAACTATATCCATTTCCGAATTAAGAAACTGAGTAATAATTATATCCTCTATTATCTTTCTAATTCTTACTTTTTCCATTGCTTTCTAATTTTGTTAAATAAATACGTTTTTATGTTTTTCAACCTCTCTTTGTCTGTTTCCGAACTTCCGGTAAACAAATAATCCGGATTGCCTTTAGCCGGCGGCGTAGGCAATTTAGATACGGCAAACAACCAATCCATTTCCTTATTCTTCTTAGGCTCCAAATAAGGCTCGGTAGCGATCTTAAATTTTTCAGCTATTAGGTCAAAGAGCTTTGAGTTTTTAAGGTTCATATGGACTGAAAAAGCCTGAGAAGGCGGTTTCCATATGAAGTTACATAAGCTCATTGTGTAATCTCCTGACTCTGCTATATAAGATTCCGTTACTTGAAGTATGACCTCTTTCTTAAATGAAGTATTACCCATAAACCAACACAATCTGGATTCCGCTTCTTTTCTGCTGACACCTATGTCTTTTGAATATGATTCGTACATTCCTATCATAATCTTCAACGTTTCCAGAACCTCGTCCGTCATTTCCGGTGTCTCTATATAATTCACAAAAGACGTTCCTTTGTTGGTTAATCTCATCACGCCTGATTTTAATTTCTCAACCAGGCCAAGCTCTATATATCTTCCAGCGTCTTCTTCCGGTATGGCTTCGATCATAACCGCATCCTTCTGTCTTATGGCAAGAAGATTAGCGAGATCATTAGGAGTCATGTCTGATGCTGTAAGTTGTCTGAAATTGATGTACATTCCTAATCAGCTTTAATGAAAATAACATCTCTATTATCCTCCCTCTCCGCGTGACTACACGGACCTGCAATCACATCCACGGCCCCGCATGTAAAGTAATTGAATATACATCCTTCACATCCTGCATTTGGCGCCGTAGGTTCCACACATTTTAATCTCACAAGTCCGGCATCAAACACTTCTCCTACTTTAAATTCCTTCTTTTCCATATTTCCTCCTTGTTTTTAACTGTTGTACCCTTCTTTGATAATCGAATTTCTACCGGTAGACACCGACTGACGAAGATCGTCATGTACAGAATCTACCGTAGAATACTTGTTTCTGGTTGTAAAAATCACTTCCAGCATCTCCTTGTAATCACCTAAAGCCACTTCGTATCTTGGATCCACTTTGGCTTTTCTTTCAGCCTCGGCATTACTTTTAGCCAGCTCTCGGTCGAGAAGGTCTTCTTTGATCCGGTCAGCAATCATATCAAGTTCTTTTTTAATAACTTCTCCTGCTGCCCGAAGTTGACCTTCTACGTCACCAAGCTGGTCTTGGACGGTACCTATTTCTTTCTTTAGACGATCGTATTCGTTAATCATACCCATATCACCTGCATAACCAGAAAAGTCTTTGATTATTCTGGTCCCTTCTTTAAGAAGCTCAATGACTCGTCTTTTGCGTTCTCTGCTTATTAAAGACGGAAGACGATAATTCATATCCGCTACTGCTTTATCATGTATGGAGTTGATTAAAAACATCTCTCTTTCATCCCCTGCGAACTCAGTAAGAACCAAAAGGAACTTACTTATCAGGTATTCGTTTTCTTCTACGGTAAGTCTCATACGTTTCTTTTTTTTAATATACTGACTGTTCTTCCTTTACCTCTTGTTCTTGATCTTGATTGTTCGTAACGTCTTCCACAGTATAGAGCTTGGGCGGCGTCGGCGGCTGGTTGGGGTTCACGAACTTCGTCCCTCCCTCCCCGTACATCCATCCATGCCCCGGCAGGATCTCTGGGTGGATTGTATTAGTAAGCTCTTCCATACTAACTTGCCTTACCTTCAGTATATGATGAAACACCAGTCCGGCTGTCCTGAATGATGTTTTGTTTTCAGTTTTAAACCTATCAAGAGTCTGATACCAGTCTTTCCCAAATATCATATACTTGTCCAGCCCGTATCTGCGAGGATTATGCAAACCTATCATTAACGTACATAGTTGCCCCAGCGTATCAGACTGATAAAAGTCAGAAAGACGCGGAGGCTGCTCTTGAGGGCTTTTTATCCTTCCTTCTATCTCTCTGTTGAATTGGGATATGATGAGGAAAAATATGTTTTTATATACTAATTTAGCCTCGTTCATAACCGCCACCAAATTATCTATAGCCGACTTAGGATCCAATCCCATTCTTTTTATCAAAGCAATATGATCGACTTTAAATATTATAAGACGTTTGTCTTTGTGTTTGGTAGCTATATGATACACGGCCGCCTCAAACTCTTTTACCGTACACGGAGCATCGATGTATATTATATTATTTCTGATTTCACCTTGAAGGATTTCAAACATCCTCATCTCTTCTACTGTATTAGAATCTTGCCTTCTTAATATTTCAGGAGCCCGCTTTTTCATATCCTGGCTCATTCTGCGAAGAAGAAGATCTTGAGGATTCATTTCGAACTCGCAATTAACAAGAAAATAATCTTCTGCTTGCGGGTTGATCATCGGATTCATCACATTTTCCAATATCTTTTGGGCCACATACGATTTACCTACAGATGGCCGGGCTCCTATGGCAATAGCATGCTGAGGGAAAATACCTCCAAGCAAAGCCTCATCAATATAATCGTATCCGGTTTTAGCGGGGATAAGCTCTCCCCGCCTGTATTTTAAGATATTCTCATACGCCTCTTCCATAACCTGTTTGGAGGTTTTGAATATCCTTCTTATATCTATCCTATTTGCTATCTCCTCGTGCATTTTTGTCACCTTTTGTATCCGATTTGGATCCCCTATTAGCTTTTACTGATTTATACCTAAGACCGTTTTTGGTATGAGAACAATCTTTGCCTTTCCTCCAGCTTTTGCCTTTCTTCTTGTCCGTTTCGTAGTTTTTACGACCAAGCTCCCGGCGTTTGGCTTTCTGTTCCGGTCTGGCATTTATCTCCTTGTCCTTTTTAGCCTTTTTCTTCCTGGCTTCGGGATGAGTCCTGTAGTACTCTGTCGATCTACCCATGTGCTTATATTTTTTTTGATGAATAATAGCACAAAGATAGGTAATTCGCGTCCTATTTCAACCTGCCGTAGCTCATATCGGGATCACACCAGACATACCCGTCTTTCTCATCATGGAGATACTCAGGGCATCCTCTGCATGCGCTACTGCCTGACACTATTTGATTGTTCTTATTAGGGCACTTATCTCCAGGTTTATGCCATTCTATTCTCGAACCTGATCGTTCTTTGTTTACATGACAGAACTGAAAGACTTTTCCCATCGTCTTCTCGCCAAACATACCTATATGTGTGTACTCTTCCGGTATAGCGAGAAATTCAGATAAATCTTTATACATCCTTTCCCGTTCCTCTGGCGTAGACCATAGTCTATCAAGTTCGGCATGGACTCTTATCTTAAGAGACCTCAGTGATGGCCCCGCAAGCCGGCCTTTAGCTTTTCCCTTATTCGGCCCTGATTCATGAACACCGACATAAGCGTTGCATGGTTTACACATCATAACCATCCCTAAGCCTTTTCTGCTATATATTTTATCGGCATTGACCAACTCGGTTTCTCTTCCGCAATAAGGGCAAATTTCGCCTCTTAAAATCCGTTGTTGCCGCACATTGAGTTCCATACTCTATCCTTTTGTTTCTCTTTAAACTTTTCATACAAACTGCTTTCAGTTTCCATTTCCGAGATCTCCACCTCTACGTCCTCTCTTTTGAAAATTACTTTCTTGGCTGTAGGATACGCACATTTAGAGATACGAATAGCATTACGAATAGCGTAAACAAAATACGTTTCTGGTGATGATTCGATCACCACTACCTCGTTTAAAGTGTTTTTATAATTTTCCATGTTGTTATCTACTTGCTTCAATTACACACCCTGGATTATCTTCACATGCCTCTTTGTATTCGATAAGAAACTTAAGAAATGAATCATAAGACCCCCATCCGTTTTCTGGTTCGTATCTCAAAAGACTCTTTCTCTTGGAGATCATAATATATATACCTTTTGTGAGTATCTTCACCATCTCCTTAGTATCTATTTCCCTGCCCAATTCTTCCGGTCTCCAAACATAATCGTATAGTGTTTCTTTGTTTTCTGATACGAATATTTTTTGTGCCATCTTGTTCATGTTGTGGGTGATGTTTGCAACCCATTTACGATCCTCTTCTTTCTTCTTGCTCTTAATATAAACGTCCAGGCTCATAATATTTCTCTTTTACTTTGTTATTAATTATCAAATCTGCCACATCATCTCCGTCCCCTACATTCTCAACACTCTGAAGATAGTCCGATACTTTTATCCTTGACTTCATCATCATCCCATCTATCTTTTTACTCCATGTGTCAAATGCTTGTCCTTTGTCCGGAAAAGCTACAGTCTTTCTATCTTTTAAAACATCTATCACTTCCGGTCTTAAGTTCTGCAACCCACCGGTAGCTACAAACAACTCATCTGGTTTATTCACGGCGCATATAATAGCCGTCTTTTCTGACTCCACCAAATTAACTACCTTATCTGGATACTGGCTTAGAAGATGTTCTCCAAACAGGCATTGTCTAAACAAGAAGTCTCTTGCATGCAACGAGTGATAAAACATGACATGAGGTCGCTCATTGTCACCGTCTTTTTCCTTCACTCTTTTTACATCAATCTCATTCCCCTGGCTGTCGGTCTTTATATAAAAATCCATAATCTTGCCGGTTCTGCATACAAAGTCCTTATCTATCTGCCAGAATATACAACACCCTTTCCATCCCCATAAGTCCATTGTTCCAACATGATACCTTCTAAATACGTCAGATACCCTTTCTTTTCCCCATAGAGACGATAAAAATCTAAATACGGTGTTTCTATCGTCTGGAACTACAGTCCTCTCAAACTCGCTAAAAGGTATGTAATTTACAACGTCAGGATTTACAGGAGGACGATAAGCTCTTATGCACTTATTTCCCGAAATCCAAAGATCTTTGTCACCTACATCCTTGCCGGTAGGTCGTTTATCATAACCGCAAGTTCGTTCATGATCGCATCTTCCAAACTCATTGCCAACGACCTGACCGGTCGCCACATCAATATAAGGGGTAAGGCACCGGCTTTTCCCGCAAGCCGGGCAGGTTAGCTTCAGTCGGCTCCTGCCAGGCCTGCGGTCAAGTTGAAACCGAGGTACGTTTTCGTATTTTCTAAAATCAAGCATCCTTAGCTCCTCTCATTGCTTTTTATATCATGAACCTTTTAGATATTTCCTCTGCAATATCATATACAACCGTATGATCCTCTTCATTGTATGGTTTATTGATATTCAACACTCCTTTTCTCACTTTGAATTTCTTATCTTTTCTAAGGTGATTCAACATACCTTGTTGGAACACACAGTCCGCCTTTTCAAGTGCTACACTGTCTTCTGTCCATTCTTTCAGCGTATATCCTTTACTGCTCGTGCTTTTTGGAGAAAAGTTCATAATACGTGCATCAATGCCATACCATGCTTTAACCATTCTTCTTTCAGCTTCCAATTGGAATGCATATGATTCCCATATTCCTCCCGATTTAAAGTCAAGAATGACCACTTCTTCTTTTTCCACTTCTCTTACTTCCTTCTTCGGATCACCTTTTTTGAACTGTCCGGTAGCCCTTTGATACACGGCTCCAAAATAACCTTCTTCTTTGTATTTGAATGTCATTTTAACCATCGCATCAATAGGTGTTGCTACAAGGTAATCCTCTAAAGAGAGGATTCTTTCTATCATCATCGGTTTCACCTTGTAATCAGAACAGAATTTGGCAAACTTCATGACCCTGACAATCATATCGTCAAGATCATCTATGCTATTAAAGAACCGATCAAGATTTTTCTTAGATATCTTCAGCTTGCCTTCTTGCACTGTCTTAACCACAAAGCTTCGATTTAAGACCATATCTCTACCTGTTAGGTACAATCCGTATAAGTAGTGCATGATCGTTCCCTTATCGGCTTCATACTGCGCTACCTCTTCTGGATTGCGACCAAGCATCTTTATCTCTTGCTTCCATTCCTGAAGTGCTGTCTTATCATCTACATACCCATCTTTGATTAAAGTTGTTACCGAAGCATATATCTTAGCCGTCCCATCATCCATCTTTCTTACATAAAAACGATTATCGTCTAATGTCAATCTTACGAATTTGGGGGTCTCAATCTTCTTTAACTCATCACAGATATAAAACGGCTCTAATGTTTCCTGATTTTCTGTAAACGGATTCGAATCTTCTTCTCCAGGGTTAGGAGCGGCTTCCTCCGCCTGAGCTTCCGGTTCCTCCTTCTGGGCCTGCTCTGTCTCAGGCGCCGGCTCTTCAACTACTGGAACCTGTTCGCCTCTTTCTGCTATGTCTTTGTTTTTTATTAAAGACATAACCTCCTTCTTCAACTGCTCTGGTGTTTGGTTAGGATCTGACACCGACATCACAACATCGTTCATTCTAAACAACGTATTTCCCTCTCCTTTCACCATAGGTACAAACCCTAAATCTATTAATATTTTAATCTTTTCTTCTATCATACCTATCAATTATTTCAATAATCAACCTACCTCTTTCCTTGATCATTCCTCTGCTTTCCATATCCAGTACCTTCTTTACCGCATACTTCCACACAAAAGGAAATTCTGTTTCAAGTTTATCAAATTCCATCCGGTCAAGATACATGTCGAATACCGTATGCTCCGATTCATGAAGGAAAACTATATTATCCCTGCAAGTAGCAACCGACTTATATATCCTTTTCGGAAGTATGTGACAGACGTTACATACTGTAGGAAAATGAATAGCCTTACCGGTCATAGACATCCGACTATTATTTAACTCTTCCAGCATAAGACGAAAAAACCCGGATAAATCCGGGTTCTCTAACTTTTTCTTCTTGCTGCTGTTTTTAATGGATGTAATTCTGTCTTTTTTCTTCGGAGTCAACTCTTTACTCCTGCAAGCCTGGCATAAGCCATGACTTCTTATCATCACTTTTCGTCCGCATCTTTCGCAGACGTACAATTTCTTTTCCACTCTCTATATTTCAATACAAGTGATATAATTGAAAAGGATACTGCCGTTAAAGATAACGTATATGGTAAGTTCATTAACCATCTCGGTACCTCTTCTGTCTTAATCACTATCAGCAAAATAGCACCTGCTACTACCAATAATACAATTGCCGTCGCAAGTGCTACACGGGAAACAACATCACTCATCAGTTTTCTTTTCTCCCAATTTTTCTACGCCTTTTTGCAGATCGTATTTAAACACTTCAATGATTTTCGTTTCTGCAATAGACTCACAATTCCAGTCTCCTAACGTGCCCTGCATACCTTTAGTCAACACAGCCTCAGCGTCTTTCGGATTGCCGGCCTGGACATACATATAGCATGGCGTTTTCTTTTCTTTACCTTTCTTTTCATTCAGTGTAATGTAATTCACCTTACACTTATACCAGTACTCAGCTTCTCCGTTGAAGAAGATTTCCGACACTTTAATAGGATTAATTTTTACAACCTCGAAAGATTTGTACAAATCCTTGAAGATTTCCAACGATCTTGATTCTGCCTCTGTATAAGACAAGGCATCCACTAAATACTTTTCAGTTACTTTCTTTTTTTTGCCGTTCTCGATATTATCAATCTCGGCTTTTACCGTAATTTCAAACCAGCGATTCATTGTATTAATATTTAATTAGTTGATTTCTTTCCTTTCTCTATACTGTTTTTAAATCTTTCAGAACACCACTGCAAAACGTCCATCATCATCATCTCATTATTAGATAAGATACCTTTTATAACTAACGCCAATTGATGCTGTGACATTCGTTGGCTCATATCAAATCTTCTTTCCTCTTCATTTACTATCGTAGCCACGAAATACTTACACCCCTCTAAGTGCGTCAGGGCTTCAATCATAGCTTCTTTTATCTCTTTTTCTTCCATTATGTTTGTTTTTTTTGGACAAAGATATGTCTTTCGATAATAAAAAAGATTCAAAATGATTTAATTTAGCTTAATTGCTGCTATTTTAATTCGTCAGGTATAGGAACTGGTATAAACATGTCGAACTTTTTTCTGATAAACACCTCTGTTTCTTCATTGAATGGATAGGCCTCCTTGATAAAATTCATAGCCACCTCCATGTCGCCATCTGCTATATCCTTATACCTCTCAAAGATGCCAACCATGTCATTGTTATATGAACGCTCTTGTTTTATATTGTACACGTATTTCAATACCCTATCTTTGATTTCATTGGCTTTTTTCACGGTGTCATTGAAGGTATTTATACCTGTCAATTCAGGGTTTTTATTTTTCTCATCTATCTTATCAAACTCTTCCTCGCTATATCCTGTTTCTCCTTTAACAGCCGGGCAAACACTCTCCTTCATGATCCAAAACTGTTCATACGATCCTGCCAGATATCTCGATTCTGTTTTAAATGCATTATACTTGACAAGCAAATTAGCCACCTCAGTTGCACCTTCTATGGTTCTAAAACCGATGCCGATATCTTTTAACATAAATACCGGAACTCCAGTTCTTGGATACACGACTTCTTTTTTGTTCTTTATATTCCAGTTTTTAGCTTCAATTGGAATACCTTTATTAGCAAGCTCTTTGTCTATATACAGACTTATGTCTTCGTCTGTCAATGCCACAATCTCATCTCTGCTTAAATCAAAAAAACTGTTTTCATTTCTTTTTATTTATTAAATTAAACAATCTACCTCTTTGTTCAGGCTCCGTATATTCTACCCATATATCGGCTGCCACATTTCTAAGAAATTCCATAAAGTCTTGATGATCCCTGTATTCAGCAGAATCAACTTTTCTCACAAAACTTAGAATTTCCTTTAACATCTTATTGTTTTCTTCAAGAAGTTCTCTGTCGGTCATAACCTTTCAAATTTTCTTCTTATGGTGTTGATTCTTTACCGCTCTGGCTACCTCCGACAACTCCACGTCCCTTTCCATTGTTACCCGAAAATCTTCTTCTGTTAAAGAAAAAGACATAGTTAATGTAGGAGTATCCTTAAAATACCAATCACATAATTCTTTTAACTCTTTACGTTCATCCTCGTTTTTACATTTATGAATGGTAAGGTAATTCATTCTTTCCTCTTTTTCTTTGTCTGTTAAATCTTTTTTCATAATTCTAACTTTTAAAATTGAGTATATAATTACCTAAGGTAATAGATCATCCAAATAAGCCCATGATTCCATTTCATCTAATCTGCATAAAATACATCCTGGACGGCTGGATATAAAAGTTCTGTTCTCTTCCAATATACCCATAATTGGATTCTTTGATCCTATTGTTGATTTCTTAGGGAGAAACACAATAAAACGGTGGCAATTTGGAATTACTGTTATAGAATGCCACACAGAGTTGATGCGCCACTCCGCACCAGCTTTAAAAAGAGGAACAGCAAATTCATGAAGTTCTTGCGTAACTTTCTCACGTTCAATTCTTGACGCCACTTCTATATCTTGTTTCATATCTTTTTAAAGTTTATCTATTATTTTATCACCCATTTCCTGCCATTCATCACTCACGCTTATAACCAATCCTATGACAGTGAATGATAATAACAACGTAAAAATAAGCCATAACAGAAAGCAGATAAAAACACATACATACCTCATGATTTTTTAGTTGTTAGATAAAAGCAAAATCGGTTCATTTGACTCCGCAATTGCTTTTATTTGTTCTGGATTGATAAAACTCTTAACTTGTTCGCTTATATTACAAATGGACTTGATCATATCAACGAATAATTTCGAGGTACATTCGTTACACTCCACTTCCATTACCTGTTTATGTCTATTGTATGATATGCTCGTTACACAATTCAGCCAGTGCGCATAAGTTCCTTTTTCTGTATTTAACCTGCCGTATTCTACTTTTGTCTCTCCATTTCCATATTCAATTACTCTTTTTAGAAATGGTTTTGCATAAACACTAAAACCGAAAGGTTGGGTGTTTAAGGCATCTAAACGGGAAGTTCCATCTCTCCATTTTCCATTTTCATCGCCTCCTGTCCATTCCTTAGAGGGGTTAGGGACAATATTTCCGTTTTTGTCATAGGAAAACACGCAATTCGTTTCCAGTTGATACTTAATAACAGGCACTTCTTCTACTATTTTATAACTCAAACATCTCTTCAGAACTTCCCTGATTTGACTTTCCAAATCAGAAAGTGCTATACTATTGAAATATCCTTCGTTGCCTAATCTGTTTGTAGGTAATTTGATCCCATAAGAATGAATCTTGTCCACATCTTCTTTTGACAAGGTAGTGGTAAACACTCCTTCTTTGGTGACATTCACTTTAGCAGTTACAGACAAACTGTTATTAGCGTTCTTTTCCGTTATATTTAGTGTTGTTAATGCTGCCATAATCAGATCTTTTTAAAATCAATTCGAATAAATATAATACATTCCTGCTTCATATACCTTATATACATCAGGGTCATTCTTGTCTTCCGGTTCCAATTCACTCTCTTCACAAGTATAATCCCATTCAGAGTTGTAGTACATATCCTCGTCTGTTTTCTCCAAGGAACAATCTTTCATTAGATTCATATTTTCTCCCCATACTGCAACTTCTTGTCGTTGCTCTTCTTCCGTCATAAGGGATATTTTGTCTTTCAATTCTTTCCAGGTCATGATTTTTAAAAGTTGATTAATAGTTTATTCTACATCAAAAAGCTGATCTAACACCAACAATTCCGCATTCATATCTTCATCTTTCGGGAAACGAACTTTTATATTTCCAAACTTAGATGTCTTAAACAAGATGTAGGGGTTCATGTCTTCGGCAGTCACCGGCTTATACTCCTTAACTTCCGACATCTTGAGATACCAGTCACCTATTTTTACAAACCCCGAAAAGATAGAACACAGATGCGCTTTCACGGACAGTATTTCCCTTTTATCTTTAAGGGGTATAATTTCCTCCTTCCCTCTTATCCTGATTGACAGGAAAGGACGAATGTTGTCTGTTTCATTTTGGAATCTGAAGCCTGTTATGGCTTGCTTGGGGATTCTTCTTCCCATTAATATAAAATAGCTCATTGTTATAAGTGATTTTGTTTTATATCAGGTAAGTAATTTGTAATAACATCAAGTGATATCCATAACTCTGGCTCTATGCTGTTTTTTATTCTATCACTAAAAAGCGAATTATCATCACAATCACAATGAGAGATTGTGATATAACAATCTTGATAATCCCACCAATGAGCCGATTTAAAATCGTCCCCTCCATTCCAGAATCCTATTCTTATACCTCTTGGGTTGAAATCTTCATCTATCCAACTTGGATGATAAGCCAACACTTCTTCTCCCTCTGGAGGTTTTTCCTCTTTGTATTTCTTCCAGTTCATATTACTTTTAATTAGTTGGACACAAATGTACAAGTTTTATTAAGATACCCTTCTATCATCTCTATGAAATTCACACAATCTAATTTGCTTAACTTGTAAATCAATGCCGGATTGTGTACTATGGCTATAATTTGTGTTTGTGGTTTATGGAATGACAATACATTATAAATTTGCATTATGTTGTCAATGTCAAGATTCCTGTCTGGCTCATCCATGAGAACCGTGTATTCAAAACTGCTTTCTGTTAATGTTATGCGGTTTCTTTCATAATACTTCAACAGGTTATCAATTCTTTTAATCCAAAACGCATTTGATTTTTTCTTGTATTCTACAAGATCTTGTATTGGAAATGTATAATCCTTTTGACCGAACATTAAATTGAAAAGTGATTCCAATGACAACACCACTTTCTCTCCATAAGATCTTCGAATATTATTCACATACAAATCTAAGTTGCTGATGTTTTTCAATACGCTATCTCGATTCATCTCCGCCGATGGCAATAAACGGAATACTTTCCCTGCATAATCGGATGATATGTCAATCCCATCAAGAACCTTGTCATCATCATCATCAAATATAGGTGGAAAATCCAGTGCCTCGATCGGTATTTCAGAACACATGGATTTCTCACATAACGCATACATTGATATGATGTTAAGCAAGGTTGATTTTCCACTACCGTTTTTACCTATAATTACATTCACTCCTGGCTTGAAAATAAATTCTCTGCCATTTTCAAATGCTTCTATATTAGAAACGTATTCAAATGGAGTTTTTGTATTGTCTTTTATTTTTACCGATGTTATCATATGTAATCCTTTTTAAAAATCAATTACCGCCCGAACCCTGTAACTATTGTACTCAATGTTGCTGTGCGTGCCGCCAATGGAGAAGCTCACGAACCATGCGCTGACCTTGCTGTACTCGGTACTGGACCAATACCGCGCCGAGGAGAGGGGAGATGCCGAAACATAAGCGAATGCTTTGTTTAGTTCGTCCATATGATGGACCATTAAATTTAATTGACCAAGAGATGGTATATACTCGTCATCTTCCAGCAGATTTCTCAATTTTGGATTTCTGGCTACAAGGCGTTCCGTATTGCCGCGTCCGTCAATATCAAACAGCGCATCACATTCACGTTTGTAATATGTCTCACTTCCGGATTCTTTACGGCTATCATTGTCAAGCAACCGTACACTATCATGCTCCTCCAGCGAGATAGCAAACGATACGTCTTTGTGTTTTAATCCGATATAACGCACATTCTCTTTAATATTCTCTCCAGTAAACGGCTCAGCGTGTCCGTTTCCGTAGATTAGATACAAACCATCTTTTCTTGATGGTACTCTATTTTCACATACACATCTTTCATTTTTGGGACTTACAATTATGTTCAACTTATTCAACACATGATCTTTTATAACCTCCTTACATATTTTACCTACAAAACCATAGTCTTCTTTTTGTTTAAGTTCGTCATTCACCATACATCTAATCCAATACTCTATCTTATTGTTTCCTCCGTATGTATTAAGCATACACTGTTTTACGAGTTTTTCCAATAATGGCTCTATGTTTTTGATTATATCTTCTTTGGTAAGGTGAAGTTCATTTAATATGCAGTTCCTTACCGCCTTGTATTCTTTACTTGCGCTCATAATATATCTACTTAATACTGTGAATTATATTTTTTTTTCTCTCTCTCACTATCTTCCCCTATAGGATTATTCCATCCGTATTTTACAGCCGTAGCTTTAAATAGAGGAAGTCTATAAAATCTATAATCATTCTCAAGATGAGCATATACTGTTGATTTCATTTCAGTTCTTTAATTAAAGCATCCGCATATATTACAGCTAATTCAGCCGCCTTATCACACGTTTCCAATATTAATTCACCGTGAGGTCCACGTCCTGATACGGATGTGATCGGAAGTATGGTTTTTGCTATCTCGTATCTACGTTGTTCCCAATCTACATGGGTGTTACACGGTTCTTGATTGACCTGTATATATCTTTCTTCAATATTAGAAGATCTTAATGTTTCCGCATTCTCTTCGCCGAATGCAACCAGAATAGACCCACATCCTGGACTTTCACCTATTGTTCCATCTTCTCTGTGAAATTTTATCCTTCCTTTCATGAACAATATACCTTTTGCTTTCGGGAATACAACATTCTGAAACATCTTATTGTCAAGACGATTAAAAAGAAGAGCTATTCCATTATTGTGCTCTACCATACGAGTAATAAAATGCTCTATAGTCGGTCTTGAATAAGGTGGGTTTAACCATACCCTTCCTTCCCATTTTTGTTTTAATCCATCTTGCTCTTTGTTATACATAACCCTGGCTGTCCTCCATAACGGACGCATAGGCGCACATGGATCTAAATCAAATTCCCCTAAAGCGTCTATAATTTCTTTAGGTGTGTACCATTCATCTGTACTGTTTTTAGATTTCTCAAATGATGTATTCATATATCTATGTTTTATAAGTTAATCCCATCCTCCAGTAGTGTACAAAGATACATCTTCCTCCTCTACGTTTACCCCTTTAATAGCCTGTAGAAGTTTTTTCTTTGTCTCCCGGCACATATTGTAACCATATCCTTTATACCGATATGAGCGCTCCCATGTGCTTACTGGAAAAGGAATATTTTCGTCAATGACCAGCCTCTTCATATGAAGATGTTCGAAGAATTTCTCATGATAGAATAGTTTGTACTCGTATGCTACTATGCTTACGGATGAGAATGGAAAATAATCATCTTCTTTTTCTTCGTATTTGGGCTCCTTATAGTAAGCCATTTTTGTCACAGTAAAATCGAAGCTCCTAAGAATCTCTTTCGGCTTTCCAAACTCTGACTCTATGAACTCTATCCATACCTTTTCTCCCTCTTTCTGGAACGCACATGCCTTCTCATTTCTGTACTTAAATTTCCATCCTTCTTTCTGATGTTTTTCATCATTGAACGAATCAATAGCCTCCTGAAAATCGCTTTCACTTTCAAAGAAAATATCAATGTCTTTTACTCTTTCTCCGGAAAGGATATTTTTAAAACATCCACCAGCTATGAATCCTTTGTGGCCTTCCATATACTTGTCAAGCCATCTTATTTGCCAGAAATTATCTGGAGTATCTATTACAAAATTATTCATATTGTTTATGTTTTGCCGTTACCAAGCGAGATAAAAATTCCGCTTCACAATAATACAATGAGTGTAATTACTCAGGTCGATTCCGTTGTCCGTAAATGCATCCAGGACCCGTTTTTCCACGTATTTGAGTTTTACTGTTATCCCCTTCTTAAACACTTCTATTAACTTCTCATTGCACTCAATAGGTCCAATAAGACAGTATCTATTCGAAGGACTGTCTGATATACAATATGTCTGACATCCTAACATGTTGCTTAAAATTACTTCGTTCATAATTTCTCTATGATTCTAATATGGTGTCTACAAACTCCGTTATTTTATCAACGGATTCTTTTGATAAGGTATATCTTCTCCAATCCCATCTAAAATGCGCTTTTGGGAGATTTTTAGTAGAATATTTTTCATTTCCGTCCTTGTTAGTCCATTCGTAATTATCCTCTGGATCCGCCACTTTTATCCCCGATTTAGGTCCGTTACGAAAGCTATATAGCATTCTTATAACCGATTCAAAATCCGAACCTATATCAAATAGCATATGATACACCTTGTTTATTAAAGCCCTATCAGCTTGTTCCAAGTCTTCACCAAACAACTCTCTTACACTCCAATTTTTCATTTCTGAATAACGAATGAAATTAAGTTTCCCTTTTTCTATATTAGGATTTTTTCTTGATAATACAAGCTCCAAATCTTTCACAAATGATTCTTTTAGCTTCTGTTGTCCTAACAAGGCGGTGTATTTACTTACTATATCCATTATCCAAAGTTTTTTAATATTACTCCAAACGAATCATATTTAACCCCTAATATATCATGTGCCTTTTGGGATCCACATTCACATTTTCCTACCTTCTGTCCTGATCCACACCCGCATAAGCCTATTCCCCAATGGTTGATACAGTGGTCGCAGCAGTAGGACTGGTGAAGCCATGTGGCATCACCAGTATCCAAATCCAATTTTTCAAATGTTTCCCAAAACATGCTATTCGAAGCACTATTATCAAATCTGATAGTGACTGCACCGCATTTACATTTTTGTATGTATTCTATTTTCATATATGTTCCATTTTCAAAATATCTGGGGACAGATATTCTTGCAACTCCAATTTGCGTACATTAAAGCGCCTCATCGGTTCCTAAAAGATGCTCATTTCCTTGGTATGGAATACACTCTTTGTATCTCAAACCTCCCAAGCATTCATATTTGTATTCTTCTTCTCTTACTCTGGCAAATAAGTGTAGATTCCAATTTCCCAAATTGCTTGCTCTCACCAAGACTTGATCGAATGGCTTAAAATCGCATTTCTTTTCTTTAGTCAGCAAGTATTCGTACTCACTTAGATATTGTTTTATTATTCCTGCTTTTTTAAGGTTTTCTGTATTAGCAATTCTTTCAGCAAAAGATTTTTTCTCTTCCTCTGTGGCTAATCTAACATACTTGGATTTATCCTCACCACACACACTTGTCCATATTGGAACTTCTTCAGATGTAATCTCGCCATATGCCGATATACCATATATGCATCCCATATCTCCTTCTCTATTAATAATACCATTATATATAAATGGGTTCCCAAGCGTGCTTATTAATACATCTCCTTTCTTAAAATACGCTCCAGCCTCTACTTCCAATTCCAGAACGTTGTTGAAAAAAGTACGACCTTCTGTATCGGCATATATAGCACTTATCCCAGATTCATCTTTTTTTACAAAAAGTAAATTATAACGATCTGCACAGTCTTTTGACTCATATACAAATTCTATTTTAATATTACCAATTAATACTGAACCTTCTATTTCTCCGCTTTTAATTTTTCTCGCCGTATTTAAATCAAACGGAACAATAATTGGATTTTCCATATCTTTTTATTTTTAATTATGTAATCAATAAAACAAGATGGGTTACTTAAACCCATCCCAGTTGTTTTGCTATTCTCTCCATTTCGTTATATGCTATCCTATGACATCCAGCGGTTAGCAAATCGTTTTCGTACCGATTTAGACTCCACTGGTGACCGGTGATGTCCTCCACCAGACCGTGCCGAAACTCGGCGCCCCGGTGCATTGCCGACACAGCCCTCCGCAGTTTTCTGGCTTCTGCTATTCCAATCTTTATCTGTTTACTTGTCTCAATAATATTTCCTTTTATACGAATCCAGGCGTTAGGTTTTTCACCAGGAATATAGAAAGGTGTATTCAAGAAATTGATTTCTCCTGACTTCCACTCTTCCAGTTTTTCATCAAAATCCTTGTAACGGGCTTCTTCCTTTCTTAATCTCTCTAATTTTATTCTTTCTCTTTCTTCCTCACCCTTTCTCCATCTTTCAGATCTTTCTGAATACTTAATCCATGTACCTTCCCCGCAAACTTCATCAACAATCACATTTACGGTCCCTAACACTTTTAATCCTTGATGATCCAATAAAATTTGAAAGATGCGTTTTAATTCATGTACGTGCTTACGCTTGATACTATCTCCGCTCTTGGATAATTCATGATTGGTTCCAAGCCAATCATTAGCACTCTTTTTAAGGATACTCTTAGCAGTCCCCATGTTAAAGAACTGAATGTAATCCATCATATTCCCAAAAGCGCCCCAAATATCTGTATAAGATAATTCTGTTTTAGCTCTTTTGTATTTTTCAATAGACTTCTTAATTGATTCCAGTTTGCTGGCAACAAACCTCATATTACCAGTATCCGATATATTATCCCCTACACTGAAAACCATTGCCCAAGTTGGTATCGCATTACGAACATAGCATTGATGTTTGCTCGTGGTAGCAGAATAATAATCTTCATTTATCAGGTATGCTTTCTTCCCTTGTTTGTTTTTTACTATTCTCCCGACTTCAAAGTGATGCCCATAAGAATAAATACTTGTACCTACAAAGAAGAAATTGCTCCCTGATGCTGATTCTTCTTGTTCATGAGCCCACAAGTGAGCGACCATTGAATTGTTCATATAAATATCTTTTTAATTGTTTAACTTACCTCTACTATATAATCCTCTTTGTTCATATTTTTCAATACATTCGGTTATCATATCGCAGAACACTTGCCCTTCTTTTTCGGAACCTCTGAAGTAACCAATCATCTTCAGGATATTCCCGTTAAACTCATGGACAAACTTGTTGTAATAATGTTCCCCCATAACTTTCCCGTATTTTTCCATGAACAAATCTTTGTCCAACGACTCATCCTTAAAACAACGGTTGTAATCCCATCTTACAACACGAAACAATGTTTCAAAATTCAATCTTTCCATATCCTGTATTTTATTTAAGCTCAAACCTAATATCTTCCGGCAACTGAGAGCGGTCCACCTTGTTCACAAAATCATCAAACTCTTCCTGTGTGATTTTTTCTCCATAACTGTTCCAGTTGAAAGATAAAGTATTTAAGTGAGGGTAATATATAGCATTATCAGTAGACAACCCATAATCAAACACACAGAGCATTATCTTTTTTTCTGCTTCTGCTTGTCTGATTCTCTTATCGTATCGCTCACAAATTTCAGCACGCTTTTTCAACATCTCTGCCTTATGATCCTCTTCCCTACGTTTTTCGATATTTTCTGCGGAATAATACCTGGCTTTAACGCGCTCTTCAATAAGAGATCGTTCCTCGTCCGTTAATGTCAAAGTAAGCCTTTCCTTTTCCGGCGTATGCGGATTTACCCATTTCTTGCCACACAGGTCTTCAAGTTCAACAAGAAGCTCGTCTGATTCACGTTTCCATCTATCCACAATCCCCAGATTGAAAAGCATATATTTGAAATACAGCTCATCCTCAGAAGCTATATATAATTTTACGCATTCTTGTTCTGATATACGCAGATACTTCATTGCCACAGATATACCACTTTTTCTAATATGATATATTCCATTTCTAACCGGATACATAGGAGCACCATAATGATTACTGCAATGCAATGGTATAAATTTCGCCAATTCCGGAAAATGTTTTGCAACCTCACCGTGGCAGCAACCTCCCATATACTCTACATACGTTCCTTGTTGATCTTTCTGTCTAATATCATCCGTTACGCTCCAGTCACACATATTGTTATGACAATCATCATCTAAAGATATTGTGACTGTTATTCTGTATTCTTCTTTGTTTTCTATAAAGAATTTTGTGCTTGAATAAATTAGTTTGTTTGCAGTTTCCATATTATTTTAGTTTAATCATTACGCTTGTAAAAAATAAAATCTGCACATTCTCCCGGTGTATTATTAGCGTTATTGTACCAATAAAAACCTTCTGTTTTCCAGTCTACATCTACGGGATCTTCTTTTACTCGTTCCAAGAAATTCCTTATTTCTCGTTCTTCATTATCTGACAAACCTGTATAATCACCATTTATCAGAGCACGAGCCCAATAAACTGGAAGCCTGTATCTTGTTACCTTTATACTCATAGCTTCATTAGTTTACAATTACTATCTTCAAATACAGGGACCATGCCCTGTCCCCTGAAATAAGCAGTAGCTAACTTAAAAGCGTACAGCGGATTCACTTTCTTAATTTCTCGCTGTGATTTATAGAAAGATAACGGCTGACATATATAGAAATTTTCATTGCCAAGACTCCCAAAAAGCCAATCCATACTACCTTCATCACAATTAGTGCCACCCAGTATTATTAAATCACATCCGGTCTTACGGGTCCCTAAGATGAATGTCTTGTTCTTATTCTCTGGCCGCATAAATATCTCTTTATCAATATTAAACCAATCACTTTGGCAACTTTCTACATCCCTTAGAACGATCTCGTCAATCTCACGGGCATATTCTTCTTGTGTTTTCATAAGGCATGTTATTTAAAAGAAACTCCAACAATATGTCACAATAAATTCCCTCATTCCGTATTCAGCAAGCTGCTGAAACGATTCTATCCCATTACAATAATAAAAAACATTATCATTATCATCATCGTTGATACTCAGCGATAGTTTGATTGTCACTCTTTTATCGTCTCCTGTTTCTTTCCACACAATCTGACATTCTACGTATTCAGGCTCCTTACCTGTTCTTTCTACAAATTTAAGGAATCTTAAATCAATTTCATATTTGACTCCTTCAACATTAGATATCACTACCTCGTTTTCACAATCACTGCAAATAGCATGCATGAAAGCTCCATCAAAATAATCTATTATTTTTCCGGTATTCGGATTTACTATAGCTTCACAGGCAACATTTGTTCCACCACATCTTGTACATATATATCCCATAATTATCTGTTTTTTAAAATGTTCAACAATTTCATCTACTGTAGCCTTACGCCACGCAAAGCAGGCCCCGTCTCCCCTGAACCGGAGCTCTTCGCACTTTACCCACCTGTCTCCTGTGGCGTCCGTCACTATCAGCCATTATAACCTATTCTTCTAAGCCATTCTCTATCATGACTTCCTTTATCAATTCATCTGTCTCCTCGTAACATCCCCAGCAAGAATCAACCTCTTCCCATTCTTCACAATCTTCATCCTCTCTTGATTCGTCTTTGTATTTCTTGGTAAATGCTACCTTCTTTTCAAGAACGTACCCTTTTACATCTCCCCACATCCACATACCTATGGACTTTACTTCATTATCTATAATTTTGGCACAATCTTCTTTCCAGTCTCCTTCCTTATCGCAGACTTCATTATCATATTTTTCTTTTGTAACGTATGCTATCCCTTTTATATAATCACCTTGACTATAACCCCTTGTTGACCACTCTATAGCCACCACATCTTTTCCGTATTTGGATATGATATCTAACAAATCTTCGTCATCCAGATCCTCTATTAATTCTCCTCTGTAATCAAAGTCCGTCAAATCACTTGGAAAAAACTCTTGACCTATATATGGACTTGTCTTATGCTTCAACTCCCATACATTGTCACCTCTGTTGTATGTAAATGAGATCTCATTCGCTTCCCCTTTCTTTAAATATTTTACAATGTCTTTCTGTTTTATATGCTTCATTACAATAGCATCAATAACATCTCTAAGATCATGCTTGTTATCGTAGAAGAAAGTTTTCCAATTGCATTCATCATGCAATCGATGCGTATCAGAGTATTCAAAAAAGAATGACCCAAACAAACCCCAATTAGTTATAGGGCATTCTGAATCATGACAATAATACACTTTAATGCGATAATCGCCTACTTCTTTTGTTGTAATAAGATCGTCTTCCATGTCTTTATATTTTAAATAGTTCCTAACTTTTTATCAATAAATTCATCTATTTCATCATAGTATGATCCATCGAAATCATAATTCCCATATTTCTCTGTAAACTCTTTAGCCCACTCTCGAATGATGTTAAATGCCTGTTCCCTGCTATATTCTTTTGGTCCTGTTAGATACTCCACAGCTTCCACCGATAACTCTTGCAGATTTCGTAAGTAATTTAAACCTATGCTATATGGTAGCTTACCTACTTCTATACATACATGATGACCTTGTTTAAAGGCATCCTGTAAATCTTCCAAACTTTCTATCAATGACTCGGACTCATCATCTACTCTCACCTTGTATAACTCAAAATCTTCATTTTCTGCCGACACCCATATCTTGTAGGCTTTTTCGTTGGACAATCTTTTCCAAACAAATCCGTCACTGAATACAATTAGGCTGCCTGTTACTATCGTATTTTTCATAATCACTTTCTAATCTGTTACTCTGTAATAATAATCAAGTTCTTCTCCCTTAAAGTTGTTCATGGCATACTCGTCAGCTTCCCGCCACAACCGGTCATACAATGCAGCCAGTTCACGATTGCTTTTATAATGTTGCCAGATTTTATGATTCAATACCAGCGTCAATTCTGTAAAGAACTTATAATCGTCTTTCCATTCGCTGAACGCACGTTTGTAGGTATCTTTGACACCTGCTATACCATACTTGTCGGCTATGCTGAAATCTTCCCAAAAGGTAGTTATCAGGTCATAGCCGTTCTCTTGCATAAATTCTTTAAATGTCATATACTAACTATTTAAAGGCAATTCCATAATTACTCCAAAACTTTACTTGTTGAGACAGATTCCACGGCATAGTTTTATATGCTTGGAAATATTCCCACTCGATTTTATCCTCAAAGCCGGGACAATAATGTTTGACGTAAGCATAAAACTCATCATGCTTCTGTTTTGCAAAATCATCCCCTTCTTCATCCAGCATGACAATTTTTGGTTTGTTTGCCTCCCGACATTGTTTTGCGGTTTGATAGAATCGCCGAAAGTGTTCGGCATAATACTCGTTTCCACTATAATCAACGAAGGTAACTTTACCTCCATAAATTTTGCAAACCCTTAAAGGTTCCCGTGTTGCTCTCTTTACCGGTCTTGAACCATCCCATAGCCAACCACAGAACTGTATGCCATCCCAGACAAGACACGGTAAGTATTTTAAAGAAAAAGACTCTATATTCAACACCTCATATTGTACAGGATTGGTTTCTTGTGCTGCATCTTCAGCGGTTTTGTATATGGGCATACTTACCTTAAATTTTTCCTCTCCCAATTTGCTGCCAAACCAAAAGATATGTTCGGTATCCACGTTGTTTCCACAAATACCGGTATCTTTTATTCTCATGCCGCGATATTCTGCTTCACGAATCACTCCGTTTCTGTGCATAAATACCCTTGTTCCAAAGGGGAACGGGTAAACTGATACTTTTCTTTCCATATTGTTTTATTTATAGATTAAAATTCAGCAATATAACTATATACATAATTTTATTTTCCCCAGCACCAAAAATTTACAGCGTATTTCCCGGTAGTTATAAATATCTTACCTCCTCCTATCTCCGCAAGTATGTTCTCTCCAAATATCCTTGTAAGAAGCGGTATGTACTTTGCATCTATAGGTAAATCCTGGGTTTCTTTTATAGGTCTATATGGCACAAACGCTTTGTTCTCATATACCATCTCAATATACAGCCCATCTGGTGATTCAAACACGTCTTTCCTTTTCTGCCTCATCCCAGATCGTATTAACTGTTCTTTCCAAGATTGAATATATAATTTTCTACGGGTCTCATTTATCTTATTAATAACCTCTTCCTTAAATTCGTAATACTCATATATACGACCTTTGTATTCGGCTATCATTTCTTTAATCTTACTTTCAGATGCCCATAACCCACAATACACATAGCAATCCAGTAATCTATCTACTGAAGAAACACCGATCAACATCATCTTAGAAAATGGATTCCCTTCTTTTTCCAATTCTTCTCTTGCTCTGTCTGTCACTGCATCCCACCATTGTCCTTCACACTTCTCTACCTTTCCGTTGTCAAGTACGATATCGAACTTTCTACCTCCGAAAGCTTCTCTTCTCTCATTTCTCTTTGCAAGGAAATCATAGAATATACCTCCTATCCTTCCAATAATGGTATCATCTCCGTACTTTGTGCTAATTTTATCAGGCATTTCGTCGAAGACAAGGTACTTATAGTCTCCTGATTCAACTACGTATAATAAATTCATGATTTATTTCTTTAGATGTAAGTTATTCCTCCAACCTTGATCTGCATTATATCGTTTTCAAGCATAATGAAATTATTTTGTTTTATGGATCCAAATATCAATCCATATACACTTACCGTATTAAACAGCCTAACAGTGTGAAAATCTTCATTTAGCCTTACTCTGTTTTTATTCCAATATCCCAAATCGTTGATAGTTATCGGGAATCCTTCTATGTTGTTATACCTGTAGTAATTGTTTTCATTGAAAACTATTTTCTTTATTAACAGGTTCCCGATGCTTTTCATGTTGAATCCGGACAACTCTATCGTATTCCTTTTTCGGACCCTTGCTCCAGAATTTCCATTCGTTTGTAATATCGTTCCCATATTTATCAAACCAATAGATATAATATACTACGTTACCGTATAAATCCACTTTGTTTCTCTCCTGTATGATTACCTCGTAAGGCATTTCCTTGTCTCTTTTCTCCATCTTTATCCTCCTTTCTTAAAAAAAACGACACCTATCTTCACAGACCAGTGCCGGCAACTAACTTACATGGAAAACTACTTAACCTCAACTAATTCTACAGAGTTGTAGAATTTAGTGAAGCTACCAACAAATTCTCTTATGTTTTTATATTCTTCTGGTCGTTTTCTGTTACCGTCTTTTATATAATTTACCCACAGTCTATCCTCTATGCTCTTAATCGCATTCTCTATAGTAAATTCGTCGCTGACACACATTAAGCACGAAGACCCGGTTTTCTTATGCGGTTTATACACCCTTGAAAAAGACCACATTTTTATCCTGTCGTATATATATCCGTTGTTGGGATAAACGAATCCTATCCGGCTGTCACCTTCTTTGGCGTAAAATACACCCGGCTCCTTTCCTCCCTTTCTATATACCACAAATCCTTTTTCTTTTAGGATCTTAACCACTTTATCTAATTTATTTTCTACGTTCATTTTCATGCAAAAATTTAAAAACGACCCTCATTATATCTCCAAAGTTCTCCACCTTAACCCACTCATGAGCTACTGCTCTAAGTACGGATGTTTCGTATGTTGGAATATTATCTTCTTCAACCACCTTACAGGAAGCCAGAACTCCTTCGGTCGGCTTCAGCCCACGGTCATGCAGCTCGCAGAGACCGTCCGGCTGGCGGAATGCGCACCACCCGTCTTTCACTGTTGGCTGGATCATCGCTATTGGTTTTTCTTTCACTGCAAGATACCCTACCATCCACATTGTTTCTTTTAGCCTGTCAGCGTATCCGGCATCTATGATAGCTTCTATGTCTTTTGGCGTACCAATACAAGGAACCTCACACATGTTCTTGCATTTATCACATGTACAAGGCTGCTCCCATCTATTATGATCTATGCCAACCAACTTCTTTATCCGTTCTACTTCCTCTTTCATATTATACTGTCTCTGTTAGTTTTTCGTAATACAACTTCATTTCCGGTGAAGCGTATTCCATGAATGCTTCGAATAAGTGTGGTACCTCTATTATCATATTCACATTACAACCTTCTGTCTGTGAAAGCGATTCAAGATCATTACTGTACAGGCACGTAACATAGGCACCTACATTAAACACATGTAAATCTAATCTTACATATTCCATACATAAATCTAACACTTTAAACAAGTTCTCTACCTCAATCTCCTGAAATAGGTCTATAAACATCCTTAAATCCATTATTTTACCACCCTTTCCACGTGTTTAATTAATACTACTGCTATTCCCTTACCGGTTTTTATCGCACATTCCGATCCTTTTATCCATTCTACACACCCTACATACTTTTCCGTAGCATGAAATCCGGGATTGTATTTTCCAGATGTACTGAACTCTACCGTATCCCCTACCTTCAGATCATCAAAAGCGACAGACCATGTGGTCCAAATTCTATCATGTCTCCCAGGCTGAATGGCCCCAATTACGCCCTTCTTACGACCGTTTTTTATTGCCCTTAGTATTATCTTTCTATCACCTTCAATAAGGCTGCAAAAACGCCCGTAAAAGGTCAAATCAACCTGTTTTCCTCCTATTTCTTCTCTTATTTTTGTTATTCTGTTCATTTTCTGATTTTGTTTTATTTTTTTCTTTGTTTTTTTCTATCTTCTATAGAAGATGATAATAACATTATCTTTTCTATGTTACTTTTTGACTGTAAAAAAGAATCGCATTTCATTACTACTACCACCTTCTTAAGTTCCCCATTATCGTATAGCGATACACGCATCATGTTTTGCACCTCGTCCACTATCAGACCTGGAGTAGTCTTAGCCATTTTGCGTAGCTTATTATACTCCGGTCTTTCCATTTCCTCTGTTTATTACTCTATAGTATTTATCCTTATCCCCTTCTTTCAACTTCTCCAGATAGAAAATTCCATCATGTAAATGAGACAAACAAAACCTGTATCCGTATTTCTGTACTCTTCTTACATGATCCCGCAGTCTTATCTCTTCACTTTTGTCTTGTACTTTGATTTTAATACTGTCTCCTTCTTTGATTGTGTATAAAATAGTTTGAATCTCTTCTTTTTTCATCTTATAAAATATTTTAACGGCAGCACCTATACTCACGCACCACTACTGCCTTATGTTTAACAATTAAATACTTAACTCTTCAATGGTCAAGCCTTTTTCTTTTGCCCACTTTAGCATCGCGCATAATTCTGTTTCTGACTTATATTTCGGATCACGCCACGCCCATCCGAATTTATCCAGGACATGATGATATAATTCGTCGGCCTTTGCCGTGTAAATGTCTTTGAATAAATGCTCCGAACCTTCCGGTATAAGCATCTCTGTTGTTGCAAAATCGGAATACGATAAACATCCGTAAGCATATTCTGTTATTTCACTCCATGCTTCTCCGGCTTTAAATCCAAATTCTTTTACAAAAGCCAAAGTTAGATACATATTTAATAATATTGTTACATCATATCCGGAATCCGACTTTCTTTCTATTATTTCCTTTTCAAATTCCTTTAAATCTTCAGGCCCTAAAAAGATGTATCCTGATACCGACCGGTAATTAGTCTCCGCATACTTCTTGCATTTATCATCATTGACAATCTTACTAATGTTAGATAACATCTTTTGCCTCCATTCATCACAAAACTCTACCTCTACGTTCATCCAATCAGTACCATAATTATATTCTTTCGGATATCCGACCGATGTTACCTTTATACTATTCACGCCATATCCGTAAAGGCGTTCACTTACCTCATTCGCCCATTCCTGTACAAAAGGAATAAACTTATTGTAATAAGAATCAAAATCAAAATCCGATTCCTCCTCATATTCTGGCATCTCTTCATAATCCTGTTCAAAGAAATGACGAGGATCTGCTATTGTTTCGTAGAAACTTACGTTAATGAAACAAAACTCGTTGGTTGTCGTTTTTAATATCATAACTTTTTGTATTTACGTACATTTTTCTTGCCATAGAATCTACACATGGCACGAATCTGACTATAAAATACTTTTGTCCTCCTGGCCTCAAAGTATTTAAACATTTCTTCATTCTTTGTTTCCCAAACGTAATCCGTTTGGGAACTCATGCGATCTTTCTCCTTGCGTGAATAATGGTAATATGATACCACAACACGTTTCATACCATTCTTTACAGGTACGATATTTACGTCTATACTATTCTCTGTCATATTATTATTGTTTTATGCATTATACAAATACAAAGAGCGCATACCTTCACAGGCCGGCGCTCCTTTCAATAAAAATGAAAAAACTAATATTACATAAACATATTGTTTTCTACTCTTTATTACAATACTTTTGTTCCGCAATTATTATATCTTCCGTACTCTTTTTTCGTATCATTCAAGATTTCAAAAACCATCTTCTTGTGATCTTCGTTTGGTAACCTATCCTTAACAGCCGATATTACGCCCGCTATAGACGTAAAGCCTGAATCTGTTATTGAACACAGCAACACGCCTCTGTCGGCTCCGGTGCTTATTGCTGACGCCTTTATAATATCATTCTTATATATTCTCATAACTTTTTTGTTTTATTGTTTGTGAGATGCCCAGAATCGAACCAGGACCGGCACATACGCACCGGCACGCCGCGTCATCCCCTCTATGATGCAGAAATAGGCATGCCTATCCTCACGAACCGACATGCCAAAACCCAAAACTTAATTTGATGAATAAAATAGATTAACAAAAATACTATTCTAATTCTTTTATAATATTCTTAACGCAACACATATGTATTCCCCATCCTCTAACCTATCAATCATCTCATATACCTTTTTCCATATGAATAATCGCTCTTCTTTTGTAAACATATCTTTCTTTATTTTTGTGGTATTATTTGACTGTACGCAGACTTTTCCATGTACACAATACTATGCTCCTGTCCAAGTATTTTCTTTGCTGCTTCTTTCTTTATCGCGCAATATCTCCCTGTACGATACGGATTCTTTTGATCTGATCCATCCTCAACTTCGATAATAAAACAACCTCCGTCATCTATTATCTTTTTGCAATTGTCACATATTTCTCCCGTGCATATATAATGCGGCGCCTGCCCTTTGATGTTATTCCCTAATAAAGCAATCCCCATCTCTTCACCGCATACTATGCATAGTTCTATGGATGGATTCAACCCATGCTCTGGATGCAATACAATACCGTCTTTCATTTTCTATCCTCCTTTATTAATTCTATTATAAACTTTTTATCTTGTTCCCACAATGGCAGCCCTTCTTTTACTGTGTATGCCACTGTTTCCCTCTCTCCTATTAATCGCACGGCAATCTCTCTTGCTTTCAAGTCATCCTCCTCATGCGATTTGTTTATTAAATCATAGGCACATGATTCCACCTTTTGCCTTTCGATTATTATCGAACCCATTAACTCGCTTATATGCGATCCTAAAAACGATAAGACATTAATAGCTTTCCCAATATCATTTGAAATAGCACTTGCTAAATACATCTTATCCATATACTCCGGCAAAGCCTCGTATGCCGTTTCTATGTTTTTATACTGATTTTCGTTTACCTCCCTTTTAATCAGTTCTTCAAATTCTTCTTTTAACATGTTCTTCCCTATTTTAATGTTGTGTGAGATCGCCGGAATCGAACCGACTTGCTGCACCATGAATCCCATAAAGCAAATGCTCCGATCTTCGCAGATGGGAGCATTCTGTCTAAAGCATAAGAAAATTAATGAAGAAATTTTTCTCACTTACGCCATAGCATCTAAAATAGCTATCAGCACTATTTCTATGACAAACATAATAGAAAATATCTTAAATGCCTTTTTCATATCGCTATCTCCTCCTTTTTATTTTTTTTAGTTCCACAATAAACTGTTCCGGCTCTGCTCCGACCTACGTTCCACCTACAACCGCAGGCCTTAGCCCAAGGCGCCGCCTACTCCCCCTCTATGGCAGCCTGTTCGTACCTACAAATCCAATCTCCATCTATACAACTATCACTACGCGATAATAAACATTTATCCTTATAACAATCATAAAAAATACACCTATCACAACTGTAATCCTTAACGTCTACACAGCTAACTACCTTAGCATATACTATTCCATCACTGCCTTCTATTCCTTTTACCCCGAAAATAGAACCTTCTACCTCCTTACTCAAATCTAAGTCAGGCTTAAAAAAAAATACTCACATAATGCAGTCCTCAACCCTTAATCTGTTGGAAGGAACCTATATAATGCTGTTTTAAACCCTTATCATATTGAATTTTGTGGAAATGATCTACAGAACACTGTTTTAAAACGCTTATCTATTGAATTTTGTTGGTAGGGAGTGCTTTAAAACGCTTATCTATTGAATAGTGTTTTAAAACGCTTATCTATTGAATTTTGTTGGTAGGGAGTGTTTTAAAACGCTTATCTATTGAACACTGTTTTAAAACGCTTATCTATTGAATAGTGTTGGTAGGGAGTGCTTTAAAACGCTTATCTATTGAATTTTGTTGGTAGGGAGTGTCCTCCCTCTCCCCCTCTCCAACTCCCGCTAATCCTCCGGCTTTCCGCATAGAACCTGCGCTATCAGCCTCGCCACAGGCATACGGAGAGCGCTACAAGCTTATACTCTGGCATGAAGTGTGGGGTGTTTAGAGATAATATCATTCCATAGAGAGAATAGAGAGTCTTCAGCCCACGCCCTACCGTCTGCTCCTCCTATCCAAATAGATATTCAAACCTATAACACAAGCTAAAAACGAAAAACAAAAGACCATCACAATATTATACTGATCCGATCCGTACTCTAACATAGAACGAATACCAACCGACAGAAAATACAAGTCAGCTACTAATAAAAACCACCACATAAAATAAAAAAATACAATAAGTATGTCCGAAAATACGGGGATTATAAAACCTAACTAATTGATAATCAAGCATACCTTATTTTTAAGAAAAATACAATAAGCCTAATTTTCAATCCATAGAGACGAAAAAGGCGGCATCTGACGCCCTATTTTGGGTCAGAAAACCGCCTCAAGTTTCGTTTTAGACCAATTTTAACGACATGATATAGACAAAATACCGGAATTATATCCGAACGCTCCTATTTTAGTTTCGTTTTAGACCAATATGGCTCACATCCGACGTTCACTCTCAGAATATCCTACCCATGAATATAAAGAGTAAGATACAAAAATAGGGCTGCTCCGATATTCGGAACAACCCTACTCCTGTTTAAATACTGTTTATGTTTTCCTTAACGTACGTTCTTGACGTATGAACTTTACGCTTGCACTTTTCTTTTCCGGTATCGGAATGATACGCTTCTTTAAGGTCACGATACAACATAAATTCACGATACGCCGCATTACGTTTCTTTGCAGCCTCTTTGCGTGACAGGCCGCGAACATCTACCCGGTGATTTTTAAATTTCCTTTCCATATCAAATTAATTTTGTATATAGAGGTTGTTCCGGGCTCGAACCGGACGCGCATTCCTATCCTATGCGAATTTTATGCTACAACCAACAGCCCGTAATTAGTACGTAGTTCTTGCGTACGGGCCCGTACTATGTTGTTATTATATTTTCCGTCTGCTACACAACTTAGCCACAAATAAAGGCAATTGTGTCCTTGCGTTTTGACGTTCCGTGTTCCTACATGGTAGGCTACATGTTTGCGCCCTGCGATTCTCCGCAGCCCGATCCTATTTAACGTGTAGATCAGTAAGACACGTTCCCGAACGGAGACAAACCGCGTACAACGGTATGTTTTCTAAACTATACTCACATACCTAACATAAACCATACTTATTCGGATAGTCCATGCAGTAATACCGGCCCTTTAATTGCCAACGGCAAGGGCAACGGTATATTTATCCCCAATATGTAAAATAACTCTCTGTTTTGTCAGCTTCAGTCTAAAGCATACGCGGGACGTGCACCCACTGACAACGGCGTACAGACGCGTTAAGGTACGCGCCCAACCTTGTTTTTTCACTGCTGATTGCTTTCGTGTGCTAAATACTCAGATACACACTTTGCAACGGTACGAATCGAATAAGATTTGATCTTAACGGCCACATAAGTAGATTTATACTCGTCCGTCTCTTTAACGATCCATTTTGCACTACTTTTCGTTTCCAACGTTTCCGCGGTTGCAAATCCGAAAGGCTTATACTCACCGCCATAAACTACATTATCGGAGCACCAATCAGCTGCTTTCGCCTCAATTCCTTTCTCTTTGTCTACTTTGTTATCCTTATATACTTTAGAGTATAGGGAAAACTTAATAAAGGTGTCGCCGACTTTAGGTAACATTTGGCTACATACAGCAACTAAACGTTTTTTGTCTTTGGCGAGTGCTGCCACCTTCACCGCGTATTCTGCCGGTATTTCCAACGCTTTACATACCGCCTTGAGGTCTGCACAATTTGCAAATAAAGCATTGTACAACTTTACTGCACCTACTAAATTCGAGGCATTCTCTTTGATAACAGCGTTTTGCAGCTTGTTAACGTTCTTCTTCGTAATCATAACTCAATATATTTTAATTGTTAAACAAATGATATTCAATTTAATAGCCCACAACGCAGGCGATTAACAGATATAGATATAGTTAGCCCAACGGGTACACTATATAGGTTCATCATGTCAACTATGTGCTATCGCTTTAACACATTGCAAATATACTACATTTATCAATACTACAAATATATATGCTATCTTTTTTTTGTTAACTTGTATTAATTTCGATTCTATTATCTGATTATCAGAAAGTTGTAAAACACACAAGAGCGGTATTATACGCGTACATTAATATGTAGGATATATGTTTATTTAAGTGGCTTATAATCAATAGATTATAATAATACATTGATTATCAATAATTTAAATAAACCGTTGATAATCAGCGGGTTTGTATGTTTTAGGTAAAAACGCGTTTCCGGTTTTCCAGCGAAGGGGGTGCGGGGGAGAAAACGCGTTTCGGGGGCGGGAGGTTCGTGATAGGTACCCCCTCTCTCCCATCACACAAAC